ATGAATTTGACGAGTACAATGAGTCAGATAACATGGAAGTTGAAGGTATGGGAGAAACTATCTATGAAATTACTTTAGACGAAGAAATGGACGAGGAACTTGACGAAGAAATGGACGAGGAACTTGACGAAGAATGGTCTGAAGAAATGGACGAAGAGGACTACAACGAAGAAGAAATGACAAATGAAAGCATTGGATTCAAACCAAAGGGTGAAGGATTTGGAAAGGCAAAATTTGACTACAAGAAAACTACAGGAGGTTTCAAGGAAGACAAGAAACAAGGAACTCGTGGAGTTGGAATGGGAAAAGGTCCAAAATTTGAATTTAAAGAAGGTGAAACTAAGACAGCTCCGGCAAAACCAAAAGTTAAGCCTGGTACTGAAACTGAGAAAAGACCTGGTAATCCTATGAGAAACCCTAATAAGGAGAATGAACCAGCACCCGCTAAGGCGAAGAAGGAAGAAACTAAAGAAGCTGCTAGAACATTAGGTAATGGTAAGAAATGGGGTAGAAATGGTTTAGATAAACCAAGAACTGCGCCACGTCATTTAGCAATTGAATCAGTTAATTCTGAGTTAGAAATGTTAAAAACTAAAAATGAAGAGTATCGTAAAGCTTTGAACGTGTTCAGAGACAAACTTAACGAAGTTGCGGTATTCAACTCAAACTTGGCTTACGCCACAAGATTGTTCACTGAACATTCAACTACTAAGCAAGAAAAAATTAACATTTTGAGACGTTTTGACGGAGCTGAAACTATCAAAGAATCCAAAACTTTGTATAAAGTAATAAAAGATGAACTTTCAAATAAAAACGAATCTCAAGTTGTGAAAGAATCTGTTGAAGTTAGAATCAATAGAACTCCAACTACAGGAGCGGTTAATTTGATTGAGTCAAAAACTTATGAGAATCCTCAATTCATGAGAATGAAGGATATCATGAACAAATTAATAAAATAAACAATAAAATAATAAAAACCAAAAAAAATGGGAGCATTATTAGAATCAGGTCTTGTTGGTAACATCGGTCTTAAGCACCTTAAAGTTATCAAAGAAGATACTATTAACAAATGGGACAAATTAGGGTTCCTAGAAGGTCTTAAAGGCCACCTAAAAGAAAATGTTGCACAATTGTATGAAAACCAAGCGTCACATTTGATTAACGAAGCATCGTCTACAGATTCATCAGGTTCTTTTGAAACTGTTGTATTCCCTATCGTAAGACGTGTATTCTCTAAATTGTTAGCTAACGATATCGTATCTGTACAAGCTATGAACTTACCAATTGGTAAATTGTTCTACTTCGTACCACGTATCCAAGGTTACAGTGGAGCAACTGCAACTCGTTCAGGAGAGCATTGGGCTCCAGTAGGTTCTCCAGGTAACTATGAGAACCCACAAAATCCTGATAATGGATATCCTCAAGGTGGTGGAACAGCAGGTACTAATTACTACGCTAAGAACCTTTATGATTTGTTCTACGAAGGTAACGAACCTAGTTTAGACCCAGCTGGTTTATTTGACTATTCAAAAGGTCAGTGGTCAGCAGTTACTGCAAACGCTACCTTAGTTGCTTGGTCAAACGGAACATTAGCTACAGGGGCAACTGCAACTGCGGCATATAATGGTACAACAATCAGAAAGGCGTTAATTCAAGTTTGTGGGTTCACTAATGTTGGAGACGGTAAATTAATCGGTCCTGACGGTAACGAAATGGATACTGAAACTTTCTTATCTGACTTGAGAATTGTTCCAACATCTGACGTTACTGATGCTGAATCTTGGACGGCATCTTGTTTAAATGGTTCATCAGTTGTTCCTTTCCGTGTTGTTACACAACAATATGGTAAAGGAATGGTTCAATACGGTTCTTGGAATTCAACTACGTTCCCAACAACAGGTTCAGGTGGTAAATTCTGGGATATTTGTTCAGGTAATGGATGTATTTATCTTGAAGTTGATTTACAATGTCCAGTATGTTTGACTTGTTCTGCGGATACATTAGATGGATATCAAGGAATGGAAGTTGCTTGGGAGACATTAACAGGTGCGAACGAAGCATTTACAGCTGTTTACCGTAGATACGAAGAGTTAGAGTTTGAAGACAAAATTGGTGAAGTTTCTTTTGATTTGGAATCTGTAACAGTTTCTGTAACTGAAAGAAAATTAAGAGCACAATGGTCTCCAGAAATGGCTCAAGACGTGGCAGCGTTCCACAACATTGACGCAGAAGCTGAATTGACAGCATTACTTTCTGAGCAAGTAGCTGCAGAGATTGACCGTGAAATCTTACGTGACTTACGTAAAGGTGCCGCTTGGACATTACGTTGGGATTACAACGGATGGAAGAGACTGGGTAACAACGCAGTTCCATATACTCAAAAGGATTGGAACCAAACGTTGATTACTGCTATCAACCAAATTTCAGCTCAAATCCACAAGTCTACTTTAAGAGGTGGAGCTAACTGGATTGTTGTATCTTCTGAAATCAGTGCAATTTTTGATGACTTGGAATACTTCCACGTATCAAACGCAGCTCCTGAGCAAGACCAATACAACATGGGTATTGAAAGAGTTGGTACTTTAAGTGGTCGTTACCAAGTATACCGTGACCCATACTTCCCACCAAACACTGTGTTGATTGGTCACAAAGGAACATCTTTGTTGGATACTGGTTACATCTACGCTCCATACGTACCACTTCAATTAACTCCAACTATGTATAACCCATTCAACTTTACACCTATCAAGGGTATCATGACACGTTACGCTAAGAAAATGGTTAACAACCGTTTCTACGGACGTATCCAAGTTGACGGTGTTCGTACATTTGACTTGAGAGAATTAAGATAATCTATCTTAAACCAAATATAAAAAGGTCAGAGAAATCTGACCTTTTTTATTTTTAATCGGTAACAATAGTTACATTATAAAATTTCTTAGTATTAATATCGTAATAATTACAAAATCCATACTTTTTATATTTTGGGTCTTGTAAGATTTCCCTATGATGAATGGAAGACCAATATAAATCAAATATTGTTCTTGTATATTCTAAATTAACTGAATTATAATTAGGGTATTCCATCATATATCGTTGGTCCATTAAACAAACTTCAGCAATCCAATAAAAATTGGTATGGCCTACAAATTTTGCTCTATCTAACGGAGCTACCCCAAAATCAGGATTATAATGAGTGACATTTCCCGTTCTACTAATATGACATAATTGAACAAATGCGATTTTTGTTAAATTCTCATCATATATTAGACTTTTTAATCCATAATTTTTTCTAAACTCATTAATACATTTGTTAAACTCCCTATCAATAGAGTCAAGATTAACTTTTGATATATTTCTTTGTCTTTGACTCCTATTTAAATCATTACTTGGGTATTTGGGTAATAATGAATTTGAAGAATTTGTATTATAAATGTTAGAATATAATACATCTAAATTTTTTTGTCCAAATGAGTATACGGACAATAAGATTAAAAATAAAACATTACTTATCTTCATTATTATTTGGTTTAGTTGTTAAAACTCTGATACTTTTTGATAACACTTCAATTTCCTGCATTGTAAAGATTCCTTTTTGAAACCCTTTATGAACGGATTGTATTAGACAATACGTTGCTTGGTCATTATTAATATTAGATATGAATAGTTCTAAATCATTTAGATTGTAATAATCAATTGAATCAAATAATGAACCTATAGGTTGTTTTGGGGGTGTGTTTTCCATACTCTGAAATATTTATACAAATATAGGGTAAATTTTATGAATTACAAAAAAAATAAAATAAATGAGGCAACGTCAACAAATTCCTCAGTTGGGAAATATCAAATTCCCCTACAACCGGGAACAAGAATGTTTGACAATGACAATATTACCCCATTTACTGAACCTGTGTCTAAGTATAATAATGCTTTGTTGGCCTATGATAGTTACGACGGTGAAATGGACGAACCCAAAAAAATAGTTAACAAATTAGAAAAAAAGACAAGAAAAATATCTTTAAATAGTAAAAAACATCCTGAACAAAATGATGAGGATGGAGGTGTTTTAAATAATGATTATAGTTTAAAAGAAGACATGGACTTACTAAAAAATAAAATTTTACAAGTTTTACGTGAAGCAACTAATTCGTTTGTGTCATCAGGACCGTACACTGGACCAATTGAACTTGGATTAAAAAAATGGAGAAAACAAGAAAGAGGACCATTTACTGAATTTTCAAAAATACCTACAAATAAATTAAATTTACAAAAAACTTTAAAAGACAATATTAAAAGGAAAGTTGGAATGTGGGAAAAACACAAAGATTCGGGATACAATATTGAAACACATGATGTTCACACTATCAACGAAGACTTAGGAGTTTGGTTTGGAACAAAAAAGAAACCAAAGGGTAGTAGTCAACCAAAGGGTCCTTGGGTTAATATTTGTAAAAAAAAGGAAGGTGGGGGACACCCACCGTGTGGAAGACCTGAAGCTAGTGATAAGGCGTATCCAAAATGTAGAGCTGCGGGAGTCGCTTCAAAAATGACCGACGCTCAAAAAAAGTCTGCATGTGCTCAAAAAAGGAGAGCTGAAAAAACAAATCCTAAAACAGGCACTGGAAATAAACCAAAAATGGTTTCATATAAACCAAAGAAGAAGAAGTAATTACATATCCCCTATCTTTGTATAGGCGTTGATTAAAGAGTCTTTAATTTGATTTAGGATAAGTATGTCCATTTTATCGGCTCTAACCTCTAATTCCCTCTCAAACCGATTTGTCAACATCCTTTCACTTTTAGATGTAAGTTTGATTTCATAAGAGTACGAATGATTCGTTACTGATAATACACCATTATCTATCACCATAAAAATACTTAATTCATCATTATGAATATAATATTTTTGAGTTATTGGCGTAAAAACTAATAGAGAATCTTCCTTACAGATTAATTTCTTGGCAATTGCGATACACATTCCTGCGTATTTTTTTTGTTCTATCTCAACTTGTTTTGGGGATAGGAAATTTCTAAGTAAAATTCTTACTTTAAAATAAGTTCTTTTTATTGGGCTCATATCATTGATGAATATTCAACAAAGATATGGTAAAATTATTGAATTAACAATATGGTGACGAACATTTTTTCTTTCCGTCAAGCCCTGGCATTCTACCTTTACACACTTGAACCGCATATCCATTCGCATATGCTGAAGGGTATACTTTGAATTTTGACTTCGCTGCAGATTTACCACGAGCACATAACTTTGTTCCCGCTTTTTTACGACCTTCCATCATTGTCTCAGGTTCAGTTGGGTATCTAACCTCATCTTGCATCTTATGAGTGCTTTTTGTTTCATTCATTAAAAAATCAAACACTTGGTCCATATTGTTTTTCGCTTCAGCAATATGGTCTTGCGCCCAATCGTGACCGTTTTTAAGAATCTCCTCAACTTGGTTATGGTCTAAATCTAACAATAAATCACATTGTCTTCTCATTTGTTCTAAATTACTAAAGAACATATATCTTTCACCTTCAGACTCTTTTAGTAATTCTTTTCTTAATAGTTGTTTAATATTCATCTTGTTCATTGTCTTGGTTTAATTGTTCAGATGCTAGTTTTAAGAAAACTTCTATAATATCTGATTCATAGTCCTCATCAGGTTTTGTTCCTGACTCACTTTTAAATCTATAACCTAAGTATTTCCCGTCTAAATCAGTGTATATCTTACCATAATATGTTGTATATTCAATCTCAAGAGGACCTTGAAATACTATGTATTTGTCGGTTGTATATATTTTCATCGCATCAAACGTCATTGTTGGTATTTCACCTTTCGGGTCTTCAAATGAAAATCTATTGTCTCTATCATCAGAAGGAGGAACCTCATCATCTCCAGCATCGTAAATAACACCTGGGTCTAATTGTCTTTCATAATCCGCAGTTCTACCATCCTCTTCAGGTTCCTCAGAATATTCATCATAGAACATTTGTTCAATATCAGTTAATGATTCTTGTTTTGCAATTTTTTTAGCTAACATTAACATTATTGGTTTTGTATCAAAATCCTCACTACTAACACTTTGTAAAATTCTTTTTTCAATATCTGATAATGATTCAATTCCTTCAGATGATATTTTATCTAAAATTGTATCCTCATAATTTTGGAACTCATGTGATGATTCTTTTATAATCTGAGTTATAAATTTAATCAATTCAGATTCCGTTAATCTTACCTTTCTCATTTTTTACTAACTATTTGAAATTTAATTTGTCTTTTATAAGTATCTACCTGACCACTTGTTTCCACTTTTAAATCAATAAAATATTCATTTGGTATTTTATCTCTAGTGTCAAATATGAAGTAATATTCATTGGGTGTCCTATTAATAGGGGTCCAATCTTGAACTTGTACTTCAATATTACCTTCTCTCACATATATTCTATATTCAGCGTTAACGTAAGGTAATAATGCATTTGATGTATATGCCTTTTTAATTACGACACCAACCTTTCTAACGTCAGTATTTAGGATTTTCTCATCTTGTTTAATTCCGTAAAAATCAAACCCATATATTTGAGGGTCAAAACTCTGAGTACCAATTTGAAATTTCTTTGAGAAAGGTTGTAAAATAAATTCATTCTCAACATTTGGTAAAGTTATTCCATTGAATTTTAGATTAGACCAAGTATCTGAAAAAGTACATGGAGTTATGAAACCTACAAATTCGGGTAAATCAACTTCATATACCCCTAAAGCTCTTTGACATGTGGTTAATCCTGTCATTCCTGATACGGCGTCTCCATTCGTATCATAAATTGACACACTTGGTGTTACATCTAAATTTTGAGGTTTACCTCCAATATTAACATACAAGAATAATTTATTATTTTGAAATTCTACAAATAAATTTCTATCATCTAAAACTACATCATCATATGATGACATTAAAAATGGTTCATAAAATGTTTGAGTATATCGTGAGAAGAATGATACAGAATAATTTGATGTTAACCCAGTAATATTTTCAAAAGCGGGTACATATGCAATTCCCCAACCTGTAACACCTGTAATTGTACCATTAAGTATTCCATTAATTTCTGAAGTCATGTCAAAGTTAATATCCTCATTACCAAAATCAAAATGTTGGGTATCAACAATATGTAGTTGGTTGTAGTTCGTAGTCCCTGAATTTTTATTATCGTAAATTCCATGATTTGACCAAAAATCAATAGTTGTTGTTTGAAACCAATTTGAAGGTCTATCTGAAATTGCTTTATCTTCATATGATTGGAACATTTCAGAATTTCCGTTGTCAGATATTAATGTCTTATTTGTATTGTAATAATCGTATCCAACACCTTCATCCCAATTTTGAGGATATCCTTCAGGGTCTAAAGGAATTCTAAATAATATTAAATCAAATGATGTCGCTCTTAATCTCTCATCAGAGTTATAAGTATTCAACAAAGATTCGTCAAATTTTATAGTGTTATACATCACTAAATTGTGTTTTATATTATTAACGCATATTGTAGTTGTTGTTGTAACAACTGAATTATTAGTTAATAAATTACAACAATTGTTACCTAACGACCCATTATTATATTTTTCTTTAAGTGAATCTAAATCCAAATCAAAGATAAATCTGGTAAATCCTGGTGTTGAAACTGTCCCATTTGAGGAACCGAAAAATAAATCAACAACAGGGTTTCTACCTGTATTGATTAAAGAATCAGAAACAATTGTATTGTTTTTGGAAAAATATGACCTATGAATTGACATTACCTTTTTTAAGATAAATATCAATTAATTCGGATATTTTGATTTAGAATATTAATTGGAGCGGATTGTAGTTCGGTTAGAATACTTGCAACTGAAGTTCCATCACTTGCAACAGGAACTGGTTGTACTCCATGAAATGGATGAACATGGGAAATCATAAATTTCACAATTAAATCAATTAATTTCATAAGTTGTTCTCCTCTAACCATTGGTTCTGTTTTAGGATAGATGTCTGTCATTATTCTGTTTTGGTCTAACCCATAAATTGAGTTTGAAAAATCAATAACCCCCTTATCGTTAATTGATGTTTTGTGAGATAACAAAAATAGTGTGTCAGCAGCTTGAACATTATATGTGGTTCTTCCGGCTGATGGTAAACTTATTTCAGATGTCTGATTTGTAGATTTTGTTGGCTGTCCCTCTTCATTTGAATTTGGTATTACCCCAAAACCAACAAGAATACTTGCGGGTCTAACTTTAATTCTAAGATAAATTAAATTTAAATTTGCAAATTCAGGTGTGGTTGGGTCACTAAACGCATTGAAAGTTAATGGGTTTGCTCTAAACGCAAAAGGGAATTGGTTTGTAATTGTCTCTCTTGGAAAGTCAGGTAAATCCCAATTACCTTTATTAAATCCTGATAATAATTTATTAGTTATTTTGACTATATCATTTTTACTTTTGTTATAGAAAGTGTAACTCTTAAATAACTTAGCGTCTGAACCTAGTTGAGTATTCTCATTAAATTGTTTTGTTGTAAAAATTGATTTTGGAGATAACTCATAAATAGTTAATGTGAAAATGAATTTATCAAATTGGTTCTCCAAGTTTAGAACGTTATACTCAATTAGATAACGAATTGATTGTTCATCTTCACTCAATGAAATGTATGAATATAAATCAGGGGCATTAACCGTACTTGGGAAATCAGATAGTTGTATAAACGACCTTCCATCGTACGGAACAGGGACCTTATTTGACTCTAAAATTTCACATTTACCGCTTCTAATTAGTATATGTGATTCATTTTTCTCAATCCTATCTTTAATTATAATATCAGAAGAACCACGACCCAATAATGAAGTATCTTGAGGTTCAGGGAATATCCCTTCACATTCAGGTTTTGTCTTACCATCAGGACTTTTTAAATCATCAGATGGTTTGTTATTATCCCCTTGACCTGTTTGACCAATCATGTCTTCATATTCCTCAAGTCCTATATGTTGTATTTGTGCGGGTGGAGGTTGTATATAATATTGGTCTTGGAAATTAACATCTTTATTCATGTAAATGATGTTAACGTATTCTTTTTCAGCAGGAGTTCTTCCCCCAATAGGTAAAAGAGATTGGAATAAAAATGGGTCAACCCCTTTTTTCCATTTATATTCTGGTTTTAAATCAGTTTTCTCAGCATTTAAATACTGAGCGTCTACTAATTTTAATATTGCATCATAAGTTTTAGTTTTATCTTGTACCCTTAATCTATCTATTAATAATGGGTCTTGATTACTAATAACCTTACCAGGAAATATTATTTTATTATTTTCCATTTATGCGACTTTCGTATTCTTTTAAAATTTTATTATAAACAAATTCTACACCTTCCAAATGTTTTGTCAAGTGAATGATGTTACTTTTTGTTTGTTCAAAATCTTGCTTCAACAACTCCATACATCCTATCAAATCTTTATTTGTACTTTCTGATAGATTTTGAGAAACCTCTAATATTTTTTGTCTTAATTCTGTTGCCATAATTTTATTCAGATACTCCAAAAGATTGTCCAGGTATTGTTTGACCCGAAGGTAAAACAACTGCCGGCTTAACCCCAACAGATAGTTTAGAATTTTGCGCAGATTCTTTTTCCGCACCCTTTAATTGTTGTAACATTGATATCATCCCCATATTCGGAGAGCCGTCAGGCATAGCCCCTGTTGGTATTCCTAATTGTTGAAGATTCTCAATCGTATTTGTAAATGACCTAATTGCCGATGTTCCACTTCTTAATTCTGCACCAAACACTAATGGGAATGGTAATTGATTTGCGGTTAAATTACCGGCAATTTTTAATAGAGTGAATATCTCATCAATTATAGATTTACAACTTCTATAATCTCTAATTAAACTAATCACCGCCTGTAAAATCTCAATCAATGAGGTTATAACTAAATACGCTTTATTGACTCTCTCATCGTTTATGTCAGAGATTATAGACGCAATAAGCTTCCTCAACTCCTTTTTCAATACCTTCATTAATTCTTCAACAAATAACGCTCCTAATTTTGACATGAAGTTAATGATAAACTTTTTGAATTTTTTTGCAAAGTCCTCTAAATCAACCGCCTCTAATTCTTCCTGAAGAGCTTTAAGCATTATCATAATTGGTAAAAGAACTTTTGGAGATAAAATTGCCATACAAACCGCTTTCGGTAATGTCTTAATAAAATCTAAATTTAAACTAATATTAAATGCTTCTAGTGTCGGAACATTTAATGCAAATTTCCAAGAATCAATGAGGTCATCAGTTAATGAATTGGCAATTTCTAATTGTTCGTTTATATCATCTGTCTGACTCATTGTATTTAGTTGATTAAAAATCATCTCAGTGTCAACCGGTAACTTAACTCCTTCACAAGATTCAAATTCAACTATACCTTCAATCACATTACTAATTCTTTGGTCTATTTGTCTTAAATCAACTTCATTAAATGAAAAAAATGAATCATCTATTGCGTCACTCGGAGAAACCTTGGAGGTCCCCCCAACATCAATTTCATTGGTGTTGTCAAAACATAGTCCAAGAATTCTTTGTAATATTAACATGAATTTTGAATTAGTACCAATTTGAGCTGAACCTAATTTTAAATCAATTGATAAACAGTTGGTTAACTGTTCCATAACTTGCATATAAACATTTGAAATTTCAAATATCTTAATTGATTTATAATAGTCAATTAAGAAATCCCCGACTCTGTTTGGTCCCTGAGCTCCATTAAACAATCTATTTTTTAATGTTACTTTGTAAAAATCTCCAAAATTACCATTGTTATCAGTTGTGACATATTCAATATCAAATAAATCTTGACCTGAAAATCCTAAATATGATTCAAGTGGGACTCCCTCATTTTGTAAAAGATTATATAATTCTCTATTCATTGAGAATGGATAAACTCCTACCTCAGTATTTTCTCTCTCATACGCACTTATACCCACAGTTTCTTCAGGGTCAATTAGTAACATTTTTTGTAAATCAATACTCTGAACTCTAATGTATAATGTTTGAGTTTGATATTCTTGTTGTTGAGAACAACCGACAGCATTAATAGCTTCCTCAAACAAAATTTCAGGAATTCTTCTATATGTTGCAATTACAACTTTATTGAATATGTCTTTTAAAGCGTTGGTAGTTGACGAACTTTGACCGGTATTAATAGTTATAAGTTGAAGAATTTGTTCTAATTGAGATTGTGCCTGTTGCTGAAATTGTTTTATAGAGTCTTTAGCCGCTGAACTGGCCCCCTTAACCTTATCTTTAGCATCACTCTGAAAAGAACTACCCTTTTTCTTCAGGTCATTAATACCTGATTTAACCTCCTTATAACCTTTTAAAGAAGATATTTTACCATTAACATTATCAATTTGTTCTTGGGGTAAAGGCATTACTTGTTAAGTTTGTAATTTTTATTTTCTTCAATTTCCCTATCTATCAGAGAGTTAATTAATGTGTCATCTAAATCATTTAAAGTTAATTCAACATCAGAGTTTTGAGTTTTTTCCCACATAGTTGATTGTAGTTTTGAAAGTTGTAGTTTTTTTTCAACACAATCATTTATAATTTTTTGTTGTTCTTTAATTACAGGTCCTAATACTGTCATGTCTTCAGACTCTTTCATCATTGAAAGCATTTTATTCTGAATTCTAATTGCGGTATTTCTTTGTTCTACAAGTTCGTTGTAGATTTCCTGCATCAAGGAGAGCATGGAATCTTTAGTTAAATTAATCTCTTTTTTTTTCGGTCTACTCATAATCTATAAATACCTATTAACTTATTTATGAATTTCACTAAGAATACTCAAATAAAGTTTTTTGTATTTTTTTAAAGAAATCCTTATCTCTTTTGTAGATAAATTTGTCATCTCCCTTAGAGATAATAAAATGATATTCTTATTGAATTTATTATTATCCGCCGATGAAAAAATTTCGTCATGATTTTCAAATAGTTCAAGAAGAGACATACCCAGTTTTAATTCAGTATCGTTTAAATTTTCTTCCTCAATATATTCTCTCAATCTTGAGATAAATTTATTTATAATATAATCCGTTTCAACAATATCCTCATCAATTCTATAAGAGAATGAATAACTTTCTTCTAAATCTGAAGAGATATCTTCATAGGATATTTTACGATTTGTCTCTTTTTGGTCCTTAATTATTTGACCCATCAAATAATTTTTACAAATTGTCCCAAAATAAGAATAAGCCTTCTTATTTTCAGAAGGCCTAAACTTATCAATTTTTGTCATCAGAAAAGAATGGGTGTCAGCATGGATTTCAATAAAGTCCATATCTTTTCTATATAATTTATATCTTCTAATTATTGAAGATATCATCTTATCTAATGGACCCCGTAAAAACTCATTGTAAATTTTGTTTTTTTCATATTCACAATCAGTCACAAGATACATTCTTACCGCATTTTCTTCCCTAACATCAAAGTAGTTTTCAGTTTTTGATTTTCTACTTTTTTTGTTTTGAGCGGTCGTTTCATTAATATTTGAAGTATCGGTTGGATTGACAACCATTATCCATTGATTTCTTCATTTATCACTCTTTCTTCTTTAAAGAAATATTCTTGTTTTGCGGTTTGAATCCAAAACTTAACTTCATTTTCAGACAATCTATCAGTTCCGAATTTATGGTGCCAAAAAATTGACCCCTCTCTCATGTTCAAATGTTTATACCCAATTTTTGGAATTGTCATAATACGAACAGAGTTGTATGTTAATCTTAATAAAAGTTCATAAACAAAAGTTAATTTCAACGTACTTTTAAAACCTCCAAATTTTTCAAATAATGATTTTTTGAAAACCATTCCTGATGTTTGGAAATTTTGATACTCATGAAGAGTCTCGTTTGAAAGAATTCCAATTTCTTGTGAAAAGTTAGCCGCAAAAGTTGCTTCATTAGTGAATCCGGCAAATACTCCCTTATCATCAACATCTACAACTATTGATAAAAATGCATCAACATCTTTATAGGATTCAGAATATTTTTTAGCGTTTTTAAACCAAATTTTAGAATATTCATCATCAAATTCTAAAATTGACACCCATTTTGTTTTGGTGTTTTCAACACCAAAGTTAACTTGACTACCAAAATTAGGTTCATTCTTCCAAACTAAACGAGTTACATTTATCCCTGAAAAATCATAAGAATCTAAAAATTCAGTTAATTGTGTCTCATCAGTTTGAACAATAATCAATTCTCCAAACGAAACTGTTTGAGTGTGTAATGAGGTAATTGCTGCGTGGAATAATTCATCAAAACGCTTAGCACTTGAGGATTTAATTGGTAAAATTACGGTTAAATCCATTTTATCTTTAATTTCAGTTGTTTCCATTATTGTTGATTTTCTTCTTCAGTTTGTAGTTTATTTAATTGTGATTTAAAGCTTGTTATTCTACTTTCAAAATAACCATCAAATAGTTTAGTTACGTTGTCATTGAACATCTCTTCAGTTGGTAATGTATTAACAGTTTGTTCCATTTCAGTATAGATTTGTTCACTAATGTTATCTTCCAACCAATTCTGTAGTAAATCTGCAGTAAAATCTAACACCAAATTTTCATTATCAATCCAAATACCGTTAGATTCATTCATCCATGTTGGAACAAGATTTGGCTTCATACCCAAACACAAAACTCCTGATTTCATTGATTCTAATGGGAATGTTCCATACCCGCTTGTCTCATCAATCCATACTGATAAAAATGATTCGGAAAGTTGCTCTGCAAATATTTTTTCAGACACACCTCTCAAGTCTCTAAAAGTTACCCATCTGTATTGTGGGAATTTTAAATAGAATCCTTTAATAAAATTAACCGCCTTTCTTTGGTCTCTTGAAACCACAGATACAATTGGTTTTTGAGGGACATTAGGATTTTTAAAGGTATCTGAAATGAATGGTTCAATAATATCAAATGATAAACCTCTCATAACTTGCCCGATATAATTTTTTTGAGACTCGGAGGTTGTAATACATTTAATAAATCCGTATTGTGGCCAAGAAGAACCTGGCTTAAGTGTCTCAAGCATATGGTCATAAGCTTGACACATTACAATCTTGGCACAAGGAAGGTTAATAATTTGTTCCATTACAAATGAATAGATTTCAGGAATGATAATAAAATCTTCGGGAGAGACCTCCAAATTTTTTGATTCAATTGATTTGTGAGGGATTTCCATATATTTCTCACCTAACCATTCTCCGACTCCAATATAGTCATTCTTTTCGTGTAGAATAATTGCGTTATACCCTGAATTATTTAGAGCCAATGCGAATTGATACATGTATCTTACTGAGGCTTTAGGGTTTCCCTTAGTGTCTTGAACCATAACATAAATTCTTGCAGTTTTACTTTCAAGATGTGAAATTGATTCTTCTAATTTTTTAATTTGTTGTTCTTCCATATTAGTATTTGTTAATTATGCTTTTATTTAATAGTGTGTTAAATGCTAGTTTAAAAGGTATAGACATTCCATCTGCTCTTGGACCTAATTTCTCATCAACTTCTTCCTGAGAGTCCATCACAACCTCAACCATCAATTTAATCATTTCGTATTTTACAATGTTGATATGATTTTCACCAGTGTCCGCACTAACTTTGGGCATTTGAACATAAGCATCCAATGCGTCCAAATCAAAGTAATAGTTTTCGTTTAAAATTTTAATCATTTAATTCTTTAATTTTAAGTTTATCTGAAAATTCTTTTAAGGAATTGATGGACTCAACATATTCAATATTTTCATTGTACTTTGTGTTGAATTTAATCACCCTTACATTTTCAGGATGATTTAATAATAAGTCAGGATTTGCCGTAAGTAAAACGTCTATTCTATCCCACATTGAATTTATTGTAGAATTTGAATAAAATTTTACTTCTTCAGTTAAACATCCGAATTTTGAAAGGAAAAATAACGTTGCTGGTTTTGATTTACCAATTTCATCAGAAACAATGATAATGTCATTATTGTTCCTCAAATCCAAATAAAGATTATTGAAATCATTAAATGTAAATGTTTCTGTAGAACCGGCATGACCAAATATCTCCATTGCGTTTTCTTCATATAAAAATGAAAAAAATTCTTCGTCATCTTTGAATGTAAAATGCTCTCGTAAATTCAAGCTTGTAACAGGTAAGGTCATTTCATATTTAAATTCGTGTTCCTCAAACCCTTCCCATTTATCAATAAAATATTTTTGATAAACTTGTTCTAATTTACCAATGGTGTCCCGAAGAACACCATTAATTTCAATACCAATCCTCATGCGTCGTATTTTCTTAATATTTTAGAAATTAAAGGATTCCTAACAACGTCTTCATCTCCAAATTTGTGAACTCCAATATCAGGAACATCACTAAATTTTTCAATTGCGTCAAATAATCCTGAATGTCTTTTATCTTTATATCTGTCAGTTTGTTCAATATCTCCAGATATAAAAAATTTACTATTAAACCCAATTCTTGTCAATAGAAGTTTCATTTGACTTGGAGATGAGTTTTGCGCTTCCTCAAATATTAAGATTGAATTATCAATGTTCATACCTCTCATATAAGCTAATGCAAAAACTTCAATAACTTCAATTTGTTTTAGTTTTTCTCTTGCCTCTTTCCCAATAATCTTATTTAAGAGATAATATGATGGAAAAATATATGGGTCTAATTTTTCCTCTAAATTACCAGGTAATGAACCTAATTTCTCTTCAGCTTCAACCGCTGGTCTAACAATAATAATCTTTTCAAATGAATTATCGTTGTCGTGAATTAAATCAACCGCAGCTTTCATTGCGATATAACTTTTACCAACACCCGCAGGTCCTGAACAAATTGTGATTTGGTTATTATATAATTTATCATAATATTCTTTCTGACTTTCAGTTAGAAATTTATTCTTAGTTCTCTTAACTATTGACCGTATTTGGTCTTTTTTAGAGATTTTTGGATTAGTCTCAGAAGTCGCAAAAGACGACTCTTTACTTGGTGTAGTTTTTTTTCTTGTCATTAATTATAGTGTATGTAATATTATCCGATAAGAAAATAATATTCTCATTTATTTTTTTTTCAAGAGTTAACCAGTCTGAGTATTCGTTGGCCATCTTGTCTTTATTTTTATTTCTTGTTTTGGATTCATAGTGATATGCCACCGATGTACCGTCAAAAACATTCTTCAACCCAATTGATTCACAAACAATATTAAGCTCAACGTCTTCAAAACATTCATTATAATTTTCATTAAAACCTGATATTTTTTCAAATATTTTTTTTCTAATCATTAATAATGCTCCCGTACTTCCAACACATTTTTTAACACCTGTTGTAGATTTATAATAACTTCCTAAATTATCATGAGATACTCTTAATTTATTATCGGGTTGAGATACCATTACTACTATACCATTATGTTGCAATGTGTTATCACCATAATACAATCTAGCCCCAACTGTTCCGGTGTTATGGTTTGAATTAAAAATATTAACCATTTTATAAATGACATCATTTAATATTTTAACATCATTGTTACAAAATAATAAATAATTGAACTCATCAGTTACATAATTTTTTACAACATCATTATTAATTTTTGCAAAATTGTAATAATTGTACTCAATTAATTTAACATTATCTTTAAGTGACAAAAATTTCTTTAATTCTTCTTTTTCCTCATCTGTTGAGCCGGTGTCGGCAACAAATATTGTAAAATTAGATGAGTCACATTCAGAATAAAATGAATTAATACAATCAAATAATAGTTGTAAATTACCTTTTGTTGGAATAATTATTGCAACTTTATCCTTACCTTTTAATTTCTTAGGACTCGTTTTTTCAAACGGAACTGACTCAGGTTTTAAATCTAAAGGTAACTTATCTCCCCATTTCTGTAAAAATTTATCCTTACTCTCATAAAACTCTTGGTTTGGTTGACCAACAGACTCGTGTGTAATTTCAAATGAAGTTGTCACCCCAATTTTAATACCCTCTAAGTGATTGGGGATACAGAATAAATGGTCGTAAAAGTGGAATCTACCAATTGATTCATCAAAAGTGTGTTTGATTTTTGTTTTATCAAATGAAATAAATAAACCGTCAATCGTTACTACAGGTATTAAAAATGGGAATTTGTTTGAGTATTTATTTAACCATTTTTTCTGTCCTTTTGGTTCATGATAAACCTGGCCAACCATTGTTTGGTTCATTCTTTCCCAGTAGATACCTGATGACGGAAAATAACAAGAACCCGCTTTTCCAATTATGCCAAATTCAGGATTTTTGGTAAAATCCTTTATTAGTTTTTTACCCCATCCAGTTTCCAATCTAATATCATTATGACAACAAACTATTATATTATATTTTGATTTATGAATTCCTTTATTATAAAGTTCGGATAAAGAATATTGATTGTGATTGGTATATTCTAAGATTTCATATTCTTTTACCCCAATTGTCTTTTTTAAATGCGATTTAAAATTATTGTTATAATTCTCATCTTTATGTGTTGAATATATTATTGTTATCATAATTTAAATTATTTATTATCGTACATAAAGTCACGAGCGGTAAAATCCTCAACATCATTAAAATTATGGTCATCAAATTCTGATAATTTTCTAATCATTGCGTGATGGTCCGCCCTACCCCTATCAACTTTTTCACGAAACTCTTCAATCGTTTTACAAAAATAATGATTTAATTGGGCAACATCAATAGGACCTTCATGGTTATATGGACCTGAAAATTCTTTATGATTAGTGTCCGATACTGATGAATTTGGAGTATGTACATCAATGTGATTATGGGCGTATGATGTATTTACTATAGATTTAACATGAGGATTGACTGAATTTTGTCTACGAGTAAATCTTTCTATTAGTCCATAGTCAGAATCATTTACCTCATTTAGATTATTATCCCCAAATAATAACCAATTAATTCCAACCGCAGGATGATGATTATATTCAGATAAAAAATCACCAATTGTTTCATGTTTATGTAAAACTAAGAATTCATCAATATCAAAAAACGCAACCCAATCATACACCCATTTAATTTTTTGGTAACAATCATTATATGCAAATCTTTGTATTCCTTTACCTTTAATTGGAGTTAAATGAACATTAGGATGTTCATATTCAAATTCCCAATCATTGTGATAAATGTAAATGTCATTAAATCCTAATTTAAAATTATATTTAATCCATTCATCTATATACCTATCTTCATTTTTTGCAACACATACTAACGCAATTCTCATAATATTATATTTTTACCCACCATTGTTGATGTCCAACTTTATTCACTTCATTATTAAAAATTTCATTTACTGCTTTAACAACTCCTGGCCACCCTGGCGTGTAGTCATCACCACAGATAATTCCACCTTTTTTAACTTTTGGTAACCAATTTAAAACATCTTCTTTAACACTTTCATAGTCGTGAGATGCGTCGATGTAAACAACATCAAAATACTCATTATCGTATTTTGTACATTCATTTAATGAATCATTTTTAATTACTTTAATTTTATCAATAATCGGTTTTAAATTCTCTAAAGTAATAGTATGGTAATCAATAGTATTATCATGTTCAGTAGAACCGGTAAAATGGTCAATCGCCAAATATTCATAATCAATTCCATGATTAATTAGCTCAACATTCCAAATTGATGTCCCTCTACCCATATATACTCCAATTTCCGCAATATTTAAAAAGGGTTTATCAATCTCTTTAATAATTAATTTAATAAGATTTCCTTGGTCATTCATGGATGACCATCCATTAATAGATTCAAAAAAATGTTCCATTGTTTTATTTATTTTATTTTATTTTTTTTATATTCCGGTACTTCCGAATCCGTTTTCGTTTCTGTCTTTATTTTCAATCTCATCAATTTCCTCAAGTTCAACCCATTTTCCATTCATACAATGGGCATAAACCGCTTGAGCGATTCTCATTCCACGCTCAACTTGGAATGGTTCTTGAGATGAGTTAAATAGGACAATTTTAACTTCACCTGTGTATCCACAATCTATCGTGCCGGGTGAATTTAAAACCATAATTCCGTATTTTGCGGCTAATCCACTACGACTTCTAATTTGAAGTTCCGTTCCATCGGGTAAATTAAATGATAATCCCGTCCCGATTATTGCCCTTGAAAGAGGAGGTATTGATACTGATTCGGTTGAACATAAATCAAAACCAGAATCTGTTTGATAATTATATTTTGGGGTTGTTGCCAATGGACTAAGAATTTTATATTCTAACCTTTTCTTAGGTGCGTAATTTGACATGTCAAAATTTTCTTGAATTTCTTTAATTTGACCAGCAAGAGACTTCATTGCATTTTTATAATTTTCTTTAGGGTCATCATTAAAATATTTTTGATAATCTTTTAAATTGTAATGTTTCTCACTCATATTATAAACTTTTAATTTTTTTTATTACTTCAACCAAACACTCAACATCTTTTTCACAATACTCTTTAATTTGGTCATACTTCTCATCAAACCAATATGATTTGTGAACTGAATCTCCAGTTACTTCCATAGTCTTTGATGAAGGAACTCCTAAACTAACACACATTAATTCCAAAGATGAAATTGCTCCGAACTGTCCATACTGCCAAAACTCTTTGGTATCAACGGCTTTAATTTCCCAAGGCTTAGTATCATGAGATGGTAACATCTGAGACGGACGAATTCCATTGATAATCATTCGTTTTGCTAACATAGGGATATCAAAATTCTTTAAGTTATGTCCACAAAGAATAAAATTTAATTTGTTAACCTTATCCAACAAACTATTAACTTCTTTTAGAAGAATTTTTTCATCAGAATTGAAGAAAGTTTGTTTTCTTAACTCCCCTTTTGGGTCAACAAAGGCAACTGATACGCAAATTATTTTTGCAAACTCAGGGACCAATGCGGAACGTTTATTAAACATTTCTCCCAAATCTAAATGAGCGTCTTCTGCAAATCTTTTCTGAAACCAATCGTAATAGTTCTTATACTGAAAACAAAGTTCAGAGTAATCAATACAAAATTGGTCATATGTACTTGAAACTCCCACCGTTTCAATGTCAATAAATAAAATATGGTCTAATGCGGTTGTTATCATTTTACTAAAGATTTGTAGAATTCACTTCTGAATTTTGTTGTTGTATTAATATGGTATTTGTCTTTAACTGTTTCGTAAAGTGATTCACCTAAATCAGTAACCAAGTTAGGATTGTCAATTAATTTTTTTATGTACTTTGACCAATCCGAATGGTTTTTGTTTTCATCAACTAAAAACGCATTTCCTCCTGACACAAAATTACCCTTATCCAAACAATGTTTTAAATCAATAGTGTAAGGACCTATGTTTGATGCGATTAATGCTTTTTTATGGAACCCCGCTTCAATAACTTTCAATTGTGATTTAACACGATTAAAAATGTGATTTTTGATTGGTGCTAATGACACATCAAATCTTTTATAATTCGCTGCGTACGTATTAACAGGTCTTGTCCAAACTCTAACGTATTGTTGATTATCCATATTTGGGTATGGTTCTTCTTTAAACTTCATCAAAAAGTCAACATAATTTTGGTCAAGTCCGTAATAGTTATCAGTCATAATTTTTTCATATTGATACCATACAGTTTCGTGAGGTTTAATTGCTCTTTGTGTCTGTTCTCCAGTATCACGATTAATTTCTGTAACCGCACCACGAGTATCAAATCCCGCCAAATATGTTTGGAACTTATGTCTATCACCACGTAATTTGTTGAAAGAACCTTCTAATAACATTAAATCGTGCAAATGTGACGAACCTCCTAACCAACCAATTCTTAATAAATCACTTTCAGTTTTTTCATACTGAAACTGAGGTTCACTAGGGTCAATTGAATTGGGAACTACGACAACGTTTTTGTTAATTTTGCGAATCTCATTTGCAAACATTTCGGTTGTTGTCATCACGTAGTCGGCAACTTTTAGATTGTTAACAATTTTTTCATTAATTTTATTCTGAACAATTAATGAGTGAATCGGATGTTCTTTGGTTGGTAACCAATAATCATCCAAGTCCATAATTGTAACTATACCTAAACTTTTAAGTCCTTTAATTAAATTGACTGCCTGCTCATAATTTTGACCAATACTACGATGGAAATGAACTATCTGATATTTTTTCCAAAAGTTAATATCATTTGCATTAAAATCATAAAGAATATCTACGTGAAAATCGTCAGGGTATAATCTTTGTAGAACTATGTGAGGGTCAACTGACCTGAATTTACCAACACCTGTTTTGTCACTTGGTAATACTAAAACATTAATTTTGTCTGCCATTATATATTTTTTTCAAAATATAATAACAGAAATGGATACTATCAATACCGATTATTGTTTTCTAACTTTTTTGATTTTTGTAATCTTACCTTCAAAAATATGTTCACCAACTTTAAAGGTCATTGTTTCATTTGCCTTTTGGCTTGACTCAGCAATAACTCCGTTTTCTCTTAAAACCTCTTCAACAACTTCTCTTAACATTTGTTTTAAATCCCCATTTGATGTTGACTCAGAAACAACTCTTCTTTGTTCTTGTTTAGGTCTTTCAGTTCCCATTAATTTTGCAGCTCTCTCAACCATTTCCTCACTTATTACTGAAGAACCATACATAGATGTCGGTTGTTCTATTGGATTTTCAATCATTAATCTTTTAATTTCATCAGGTAATTTTGAGTTAACAATTCTGTCTTGAGTGGCAACCTGTGGAGCCTTAGTTACTTGAGATTCTTGTATAAATTCTTGAGGAATATTGTAGTTACCCGCAACAGGTTGAAATGTTTCTAGCTGTGGTGCGTTTATTGCTCTTGGAGTATCATAAGACGACTCTGATACATTTCCTCTTTTTATCGTGTCTGACTTCTGCATAATTGCTTTAGAAATCATTAATTTTTCCATTAAACTGTTACTCATATTAAGCTAAATTTTGTTCTTCGGGATTATTGTCAAATTGAGCAATAATAATAATATCATCTAAACTTTTGTCACCATTAAAATTAAAATTAGGTCTTGGTTGGTCAAAGTTTTCTCCCGTCTCTTTAAATGTTAAGATTTTATCTAATCTAAATAATCTCCAACCTGGCATAGGTCTTGTACCTAAAAATCCTCTATGAGACGCCCCTTCAGAATCCCAAGCTCTAACTACCAAGTTTTTTCTTTTTTTAGTTCTACCAATACAAACGGGTTCAATCTCTCTTAATCCTTTACCACCTGGTTCGTCCCCATCGTAATATATGATGATTTTTTTTCTTTTTTTAACAGCATCAACAACTTGGTCCAAAGCGGCAGCTTCAGTTATTAAACTTTTAAGTGTTGATGTGAGTTTCATTATACGGTTGGTGTTGTGTATGGGTTGTTAGGTTTAAATTCATTCACCGCTGTTTCAATTTGTCTTTCTTTGATGTCAGTAAATGTTCCTGCTCCCAAATTATATACGTCCAAAAATCCGCCCGTCCCTCTTCCCATTTCATCACCATCGGCCAATGCGTCAGGGTTTGTACTGGAATATTCGTTAGCGTCCTTTTTTAACGTATTAACTACTGTTAATTGTTTTCTTTGCTCAACACCAATTTGACCTAAGTCATTTAATGGTTGAGAATAATCTTGAGGAATTATTGGTTGTGGCATAATTTTAAATTTTTGATATTATGTCGTTTATTCTTTGTATATCTTCGGTTAAATCTATTCCATATTTACCCAAACCTGTTTTATGTGATTGGGATGGTCTATTATCGTTTGATATATTGGTTTTAAAATCTTTAGTTGTCTCTTTATCTGTTAAATATTCTTTTCTGAATTCTTTGCTAGTTCTATCTCCACTTCTCATTCTTTCTAAAGTATCATTTACCCAATCTTTCATTTTGTCCCCACCATTTAATTCGTACTCTTTGGTTGTTTTGGGACCTGAGTAAGTGTCAAACCAATTTTTAATTCTTCCTAATTGTTGATAAGTTGCGGTTCCCTTATCAATTAACCCTTCGTTTCTAGTCAAACCTTCTTGGTTATTGTTTGATGAGGATTTGTGTTTTTCATATGCGGATTTCAATGACTTCACAATGTCAAACGGTAAAGATATTGTATTTCCGTATAATGTGTTATTCACTTTTAAACATTTTTAATAACTCCGCAACAGAAATTCCATTCTTTTCTGCCATATTTTTTAATGACTGAATGTTCTTCTGTAACAATTTTTTTATTGGGTCTCCCTTCTCAACAATCTCACCATCACTATTTTTCTTATTAGATATCATATCTTCAATCATCTTAATGGCGTTTTCTTTTTCCATTTCCGCTAAAGTCATCCTATCAATAAAACCTTTTTGTTTTCTAATCTTCTTTGGTGCTTTTTTTGTTTTTTTACCTGTCGGGTCCTTACCAAATTGTTTTGTTCTTTCAATTGCTTCTATTGGGTCCATTTCAAGTTTGTCCACAAAATAATTGAATGTTTTTTTACCATCCATATTTTTTGTCTCCTCATACCCAAATGCGTCTGAAAAATCAGTTTCATTTAAGGGAACATCACTATCAACACTTTCACCATAATATCTTCTATAACCTCTGGTTACAGGGTTATTAGTCATTCTATTAAGAATGATTTGGTCCATAGTCCTTGATTGAGTTAAAGTATGGTTAATAGGTGGTATTCTTGACGATTTTAATGCTCCTGATGCGTCAACTAGCTCAGATATCTCACCATCTTCTTTTTCACTTTTTTGACCTAAAGTTATTCCTAATATTTTTTTAAGTTGAGACAAATTTTTAAGTGACTTATCTTTTAAAATTTTTGAAATAACTTTTTTGGCGACCTCTAAATCACTTTTATCTACTTTAATTTTTTCTTTTTTTACTCTAGATTCAACAATTGTTTCTGACATAGAATAATACAAAGTCCCCCCATCCTTATCCTCCTTCAAGAAAAAGTAATATGGTGATTGGAAGTATTCTTTATTTAATTTCATTTTGATAAATGGTTTGTCAATAAATACTTCATTTTAATGTATTTATCATAAGAAATATGGCTTACCAAAATATTAATCAATATAACTTTCCAAAATGGTATATGTTGAACAGGTCTGATATAATGGATTTCTGTTTGGCATCAGATGAACGGGATTATAAAGAAGAAGTGATTTTTTCACCTTATATCATTGGAAACACTGATGGTAACGTTTTGCCCGTCAAAATTGATTTAAACAACCCTGATAATAGTGAGTTATTTGTACTTGAGTATGATAACTACAACCCATTCAATATTATAGTTTCATCAAATTATTATAACCCTGATAATTTAGATTTATCTTGTTTTTCAGGTTTTAGTGCTCTTTGTGATGTTGGATTAACAGGTATTGACAATGGACTTGTTAAGAATATGACAGGTGAAACTGCATATATTACAAAGGGTATTAATGACTTTACAAAATTTGATAGGTTATCTTTTGACCGAAGAATGAAATTCTTTCAGGTTACAGGATATACACAACCACCTAATATAAGATTTTCGGGGATACCAAAAAACGATAACTATTCTATTGTTTCATATCAAAAAGATGTTGGGGTTTATCACGAATTATACGGAGGGTTTTATCAAGGGTTTTATAAACTATATGGGTATGATTATGAAATACTTCCTGATAGACCTCATCACGGGTGGTCTGCAGAATTTTTATTAAGACCGAGGATATGGGATGATTATTTTCCATCCTCAGGTGATACAACACTTAATGAAGTATATCCCGATAATGCGGGGATTTTCTTTTATATGGGAGCTAGAGCTGAGAATAAATTTTATCATTATGCGTCAGGCTCACCATCAGGATTTACTGCATATACAAGAGTTACCGAAAGTTTAGTATCTACGGGAACAACAGGGACCACAAGTGGCTCAACTGGAGAAACAACTTGTCTTTTAACTTGCGGTTGTTCAAATAGTGGTAACACACTGTCAAATTGTTTACCTGTTTATCCACCTCAAAATTATATAACTGAAACTACACCATGTGGTACCACGCAAATAACTGCTCCTGAATTAAATCCGAGTGGAGATTCATGTTCTAATAATTTCGCAGTTAAATTTAGTGGTGACCCAGGTAACCCAAGAATATGTGTTAGAGTTTTAAGATTAACCGATGAATGTACTATTGACCAATGTACAAGTGCAAAGACTTATACATCGGGATGTACTGTTCAAGAATATTGTACACCAAAGGGGATACATTATTTTTGTGAAAATACTGATTACGTTAAATTTGAACATTGGGTTCAGGTTGACGTTGTATTTGAAAGATATAGAGACATGGATGAGTGTCATCTTTGGTGGTATGGTGGATTAGGAGTCATTACTAACTTTGAATTAACGGCATCAACATATAATCAATCAGTCACATTAATTCAACCCCCATTTACTCATTTTAATGTTGTAACTTATACGTCAACAACTACAACATATACCGCAACAACAATTGACACCCCATATGGAAGAGAAGTTGTTGAATTAAATAATAAATGGTTACAACAAAAAGATTATCGTTTAGGTAGATTAAAAATATATGTGAATGGTAGAAGGTTTCATACTTTTGAAAACTTTGAAGAAGTTATCCCAAGAGCATTAAATACGGAAAGAGAAAAACAAATTGGAGTTCCGTTTAACTTGTCATGGGGTGGAGGTACACAAGGGTTAAGAGAAAACTTAACATTTAAAGATTGTCCTGTTAGTTCGGTCACAACCACAACCACTACTTTATTTACTAATTCGGTTGTAACAACAACTACCACAACATTTTACGGTAACATTTACCAACAAGACCCTGAGTTGTTTCCTGATAGTGTTTTAAGTGGAACAAGTTTATCGGGATTAAATACAAATATAGTTTTAGAGAAATATTTTGCAGGAACTTTTGACGGTGGTATATCTCAGTTTAATTATTACATTAAACCAATGACTGCAGATGAGGTTAAACACAATTATCTATTAAATAAAACAAGATATAATTTATTTGATTGGGATTGTCCAAATTGTGATGTATTTGTCCCTGAATGTGATTTAAGTGCAATCGTATATGAATACACCACAACTACTACAACAATACCCACAACCACAACAACAACTACAAGTATTCCTTGTGATATTAATTATGACTTATTTAATGTTCCATCTGGTACCGAATTAACATTAATTGTTAATATGTATCCTGGGTCAATTGAGGCGGCCTATAACTTACAATTAAATAATGTTTTAGATTTTGATTTATCAATTTCATTTACTCAAGTTTTAGGTACGATTAGTGGTGATAGTATTAATATTGATAACACTATCATAATACCAAGAGGTTCATTTAGTGCGGAAACTACGACAATAATTGATGGGGATTATAACATATTAGATGATACATCTGAGATTATTAACTTAGTATGGACACCATATTGGGTAGATTTAGTCATTGGATTTTCATCTGAAACAATATTCAATCTTAATCCTTGTAATCAATACCTTACAACTGAAGGAGACGATTTCATTGTCGCTGAAGATGGAAGATATATAGTTACAGAAATTGATTTATGTGACCCTTGTGTTGTATTAATTCAAACTGAATTTGATGATTATTTAACCACAGAAGAAAATTATATATTAACATCGGAACGTAATCCTTGTTTACCTATCCCAAGTCCGACAATTACTCCAACATCAACAGTAACACCGACCCCAACTCCGACAATTACTCCAACAATTACTCCAACATCATCAGTAACACCAACACCAACCCCATCAATTACACCGACAATTACCCCAAGTGCATCTGAAATGCCAATGTATCCTTTAACGTTGTATATACAACCTTTAAGTGGTGGTCAGGCAATTATATTTGATGGGATAACTTACACTGCTGAAACAACTGTTAATGTTTATCTTAACACTTTTTATAATATAGAATCAGTTCCAATTCCTGGATATATGTTTGTAGGATGGAACATTTATGGAGGTTCATTCTCATCAACAGGTCAAAGTACAACTGTTGCCATCTCATTAACATCGGGGGCCAATTTAGCCCCATCATACGATGTTGACCCAAATTATGACGCTTTAGAGGGACAACTAACAACAAGTTTAGTGAGTTATCAAAATGCCACAGATAATGATTGGGTTATTATTACACAACAAGAATATAATAATATTTTTGGTAATGTCGATGGTGTAGTTAAAATTGGTAATACTGATGAACAAGTAAACACGAGAGCTGTTGCAACTGGATATGATACTACAACTTTTGGAACAATTGATGCTAGCACCCCTCTTACGATACCTACAGGTTATTATGTTGTAGGATTTGTTGCGGAGTCTTGGAATCAAAATGGACAGGTTCAACTTGGTTATACAACGAGTTATCATACCGGTACCCCAACTTATATGGGAAATTCACCAAATGTTATTGGTGGTATGACTATGTTCTACGTTAGAAAAAGACCTAGTGGTGTTGAAGCCGCTCCAGCGTCAACTAACTTATATCCAGTTTTAAATTTCTTATCACCCGCTTACCCAAATGCGGTTCCTGACACCTTTGGGTGGACAACAACAAACAATGGAGTTTCTTGGTTTGAAACGGTATCATCATCGCAGACCGCAAAAATACAAGTTCTACTAACAAACGTAAAATCTTGGCCATCAGCACCACCAAGTTCACCAACTCCAACACCATCCCCCACACCAACACTAACTTTAACACCAAATTGTCAACGTAATATTGTGATTCCAACCTTATGGAATGGCGGTACAACTATTAATACAAATCAACTTATACTAACACAAACTTCAGAAACTTTACAAATACAAGTAAATGATATTATAACAGATAATAATGGGTCAACTAGTTTTGTAGGAATTGTTTCATCGGATGGTACATATACTTATGTATTTACAGGTGCAGGTGGTGGGGTTGCGTTTGATTGTCAATTCCCATTAACATTCACAGGACCTTGTTAAATTAAAAAATAAAAGTATTTATATAAAAACTAAAAAATGGCAAACATTAAAATATCTCAACTTCCTGAATTCACAGGGTCAACGGATAATTCTTGGCTAATATTGAATAATTCAGGGCAAACTGAAACTTTTAAAATAACAAGAGAAAATTTCTTATCAGGTATTACAACTTATACTGAAATCACTTATAGTGAATTATATTCATTGTTTACAGGTGAAACTTTAACACCTGGTCAATTTTATTTAATGACCGATTTCCAAACTTGTTATGACCAACCTGATTTTAACCAAAGTGGTACTGCAATAATAGGTGATAACTATAAAACAGGTAGTACAGAACCAATAGTTGTTTTAGCCACAAGTATTAACTCTCTATCACCTAAAGCGTATTCATTAGAATATCCATTTGATGATATTTCATATGATATAACATTCACTCAAACTGAAATGACGAGTAATCCTGCAAAGGGTAGAATCACTGAAAGAATTGATGACTTTAATAATAGAACCGATTATGACCACAGAAATATATTATTTAAAAGGTATAATGGGTATTCATATAATGAAAGTCAACCATTAAGTGGACTTGTTGGTATAAGTGGTATAACAGGAACTACGGCTGTTTTATATGGTAATACAGGTACAACGTTTAATTCAAATTTTTCAACAGGGTCACTTGTTGCAGTGACAAATATATTCCCATCAATTTTTGAGGTTATTTCTGTTGAGAGTAATTCTATAGCAATTATATCAGGTGTCTCAATAAGTAACACTAGTAACTCACCTTACTATTTAGTAATTGATGATGGTATAATCAGCTATCGTAAACCTAATGTAAGAGTTAATGAAGTTTTTGAATATACAACATTTGGTGATGCTACATCAATTAACAACTATGTTGGTAACTATGCAAATTTATATTCTTGGAATGAAAACCCATTTATCTTAGCAAACAATGTTTTTATTAGTGGTTCATTTATAAATAATACAATTGGTAATGATTCATATAATAACACATTTAATGATGATTGCGATAGTAATCAAATAGGTGATAGTTTTTATAACAACTCAACAAATGATGATTTTGATGGGAATATAATTGGGGATTATTTTAATAACAATTATATCACATCCAATTTTAATAATAACAGAATCGGTAGTAATTTTAATAGTAATATTCTAATTGGTGGTTCTTTCTATAGAAATAATATTGGAAATGAGTTTAATAGTAATGTTTGGACTAATGGTGATTTCCAAAATAATGAAATAGGTAACCAATTTAATAATAATAAAATCTACAACGAGTTTTATAATAATGATATTGGTAATGGGTATAATAATAACGAAAGTTATTCAACTTATAATCGTAATTTAATTGGTAATGGTTATAATAATAATACTATATATTCTCAGTTTTACGAAAATGAAATCGGTCAAATTTTCAATAATAATACTATCTCAACCTTATTAGATTCCGGGAATTATGATTTTACAGGAAATAGAATTGGTAATGATTTTTATAATAACACAATTAAAAATGATTTTGTAAGTAACGACATTTTAAATGATTTTTATAATAATAGTCTGTATTCGGTCTTCAGGAAAAATAGTGTCTTAAATGGGTTTGAAGGAAATACAATCGGAGATTCTGGTAACACTATAACCTTTGAAAACAATCAAATTATGAATACCTTCAAAGGTAATAATGTACAGGGAGACTTTTGGAGTAATTACATTAAAACAAATTTTAAAGCAAACCAAACATTTGCCGAATTTGGTTATAACAATGTCGGTTATAGTTTTTTTGCAAATAATATGAGTGGACAAACAATCAGTAACAATATCGGAGATTATTTTGAATCTAATAATTGTTACGGTTCATTTTCATATAACACAATAGGGACTAGTTTTTCTAGTAATGATGTCCAAGATGGTTTTGGTTTCGGTGGAGGTACATACAGAGGAAATGTGATTGGTAATAATTTCAATAGTAATGACATCGGAGAATATTTTTACGATAATACTATTGGAGATAATTTTACTAATAATACTATTGTAGATTATTTCCAAATGAACAGAATATGTAATAGTGTTATCTCTATTGATTTTTCAGAATCAACTCACGTATACGGATTTTATAATTGCGAAATCTTTACAGGGTCAGGTGGTGGACAAAGACTATCATATTACGACTCAAGTGACGTACTAAACATAACAAACATAACAGCATAAAAATGGCAACAAAATACATAATAGATAATTTATCAGGTCAAACTATAGTTGGTAACCTTACAATTAATGGTAATATGACCGTAACAGGGATTACAAATAATAGAACTTATAAAGCATTATTAACTCAAACACCTATCATAGTTACAAATACCATAAATAATTTATATGGAAAATTTATTATAGGTGAAACTTATACAATTACAGACTATGTTTCAAATGATGATTTTAGTAATATTGCCGACGTACAAAGTGGTGTAATAAATCAAACTGGATGTGTGTTTATTGCCACGGGGGAGACCCCAAGTTATTGGGAAGATTTCTCAGAAATTACTTCGTCAGGTAATCTTTGTGTTTCAGTTCAGGAAAATACTTTGGGGTTTGAAATTAATTGGGGGAAGGTTTCTCCTGGAGATTACTATACTGGGGGAACTAACCCAATATCTGTAGACACATTCCCAAGAAATAATACAATTGTAAATACACAATCAAAATATATAGAACCTATTGACGAATTTATAATTCCTTTTGTTTCATTAGCAAATATTAATAATCCTGATAGTTTTATTGTATTATATAATAAAGGAGTGACTGATTTTACTAATGTTTTAGATTCATTATTTTATACACCAATAGAAATAGTCATTAAGGACTAATAATTAATTTAAAACAATTAAATAATATTATGAGAATAAATATTTTAACAGAGAATGATAAGGTAGAACAAGTTAGAGAAGCTTGGATAAATAAAAATGTAATGAAAATACCCTGCTCCCCAACAGGAGATAAACCAGCAACACATTGGTTTTGTACAATGGCAGGGTCTGAGGAACAAATGATGAAGATTTACAATAAAAAAAATTTATCTATAATGGAGTTAGAAATTGGACCAAAAGAATTTCTTAACAAATGGGGATTGAAAATCATAAGGTGATACGAAATTTTATAACTAAAGAAGAAGTTATAAAAATTTTAGATTGGGTAAATCTACTAGTATCAAATAAAGGAAAACCAAATCATCATTTATCTGAAATTACAAAAGATTTAAATGGTAAATCTACTATTATAGATATTTCAAACAATAGTCTCACAAACTATATTACAAATTTTCAATCAGTTAGTCAGGTTCTAAAAATAGAAGTTCCTGACTTTATTAATAGGATAATTGACAGAATATCACATACTATTAATATTCCGAAGGACAATATATTTTTACAAGTTGTTGATATGAACTCGGGGGGTAAGATAACACCCCATTATGACGCATCAATAGACGGATATATTAATTATAAATGTAACATTAGTGTTTTGTCGGAAGATTATCAAATTTTTATAGGTGAAGACACACTTAATATTTCTGAGACTGATTTATATTGTTTTGAAGCCTCATTATATAAACACTGGACAAATGAATTTAAATCACGACGAGTATTTTTAAGTTTTGGGTTTATTTTACCTTATGAGAATTTAGGTAGAGATGAAAACGACCCAAGAGTTAGATTAAGTCAAAGAATATATAAGTATTTCCAAAAGGTATAAATCATTTGTTTGGATATTTATTTTTAAATGCCGTCAGTAGTAATTTTAAAAAGTGATAATTTTTCAGGTGATGTTGCTAATATCACATTCTACCCATTAACGGGTGGTAGTATTGACATTGGTACACAAACAATCCCTTATGTTTATATTACAGATTATTATACAGGTACATATATTTTAAATTTCACAGAACAAAATCAAACTTGTGAATTAGTCATATCTGACACAACTACTACTACAACAACAATAGAACCTCCTCAAGAGTTAATTAGGGGATTATATTTAAATGATTTAAACACTATTGTTGGTAATTCTATTGAAGAAAATTTATTGTTTAATTGGGTATCAGGATGGGGAATAAATGAGGTTTATTGTTATGACCTATCATCAATACTATCCACAAACCAAGGTAAGACCAACATGAAGTTATTTAATACTACAATTAGAACTTATGGTGTTGATAAGATTGCGGGTATTGGTGGAAGTAGTAACAGATTAATCGGTAATGTGAGTAATTCAAGAGTTACTTATAATAATGAGTGTGATAATGACTTACAAAAATTTGATATATTAAATTTTGAAAATGAGTTTTGGAATTATAATGGTGATGCACCATACATTAACCCAGGTCCTAATTTACAAATAAGATGGGATAACGGAACATCAGATGATTGGAAATCTGAGAATGAATTAATTTATTCATACGGACAAACAAACAACATCCCAACTGATTTTTATATGGGGCTATTAAGAGATGGTAAAAATTTACCCCCAACCCCTCCATTAAATCAAAAGGTATCACCAATTGAAATTGTTGAGAACTTGGTGATGAATACTACAAGGATTTTAATTGATTGTTACTTAACTACAGATGATTTCACAGGAACAACAGACGCTGGATTTTTAGATTTGGTTGATAGATTGTCAATGATTGGAACCGCATCAACTGCAAATTCCAAAGTTATGGATATTGTGGTTTTATTTAATGGTAAGGATGAATTTATGAAATCATATTTCGTAAATAACACATTTGATTCTGCATACTACAATGTTCTATCTTCTTTTGAATCTTCATCATTTATAGGTAAAGAAGGTATTAATCTAACAGGATATATGATATATGGTTACCAACAAGTTAAGGATATCCAACCAATTGTTAGTACCTTATTGTTAGGTAGACAAGTATCAGTAGATATTAGAGATAGAAATTTTTTAATAAAAGATAAGATAATAGTATCCCCAAAAAAAATAACATCAAAATATTGGGCAGATAATGAATGGTGGGGAAACCAAGGAAACACACCACAATGTGTGGGTTACGCTTGGGCTCATTGGATTGAGGATGGTCCTGTAACTCATGGAGGTATTGCTCCAATAATACACCCAACTTTAATATATAAAGAGGCTCAGAAACTTGATGAGTGGATTGGTGAAAACTATGATGGGACATCTGTTAGAGGGGCTGCAAAATATTTACAAAAAAATAAAAAAATTGGTAACTACTATTGGGCGTATGATGTTAATACTTTGATTAATACGGTACTAAATGTAGGACCTGTTGTTGTTGGGACTTATTGGTATTTAAGAATGTTTTATCCTGATAGAAATGGTTTGATTAGAATTGGAGGTCCGATAGTTGGGGGTCACGCATATGTTATTAATGGCGTAGATGTAAATAAGAAACTATTTAGAATTAAGAACAGTTGGGGAAGAAGATGGGGGGCTAATGGTTCAGCATACATATCTTTTAACGATATGAACACTTTAATAAAAATGGGTGGTGAAATTTGTTTGGCCACGGAAAATAGATTTTAATAAATGTCACAATACGTAGAAATATCCGATAGTAACTATAGTGGTCAGACTGCATTAGTGACATTTAATGCCTTAGAGGGGGGAGTTTATGATTTAGGAGAACAGGTTGTTCCTTTTACATTCTATGGAGATTCAATATCACCTGGATTTTCGGTGTATGGTGAGTATGTTTTATATTATGTCAGATTCTATAAAACATGTTCCATAAGTGTTTTACCAACCACAACTACAACCACTATTCCAATCACAACTACTACAACAATACCTGTAACAACCACTACGACATTAGAACCGATTGTTTGTGATATTGATTATGAATTAAATTTTGTCCCACAAAATACTGAAGTTGAGTTAACCTCAGTGGTTAGTCCAGGTTCTGTTATCGTTGAATACAATTTAACTTCAAATAATGAATTAGAGTATGATTTAGAAGTTTCATTCACCCAAAGATTGGGGGTGTTAATTGGGGATGATATTATAATAAATTCATCTGTCACAATTTATAAAGGAAACCTTACAGGAACTACGTTAATAAATCTTGATTATGATTATAACAATTTAAACGATACGTCAGAATTTACTAATTTATTGTTTAATCCATTAGATATTAATATTGGGTTTATATTTTCTTCAGATACCGTTTTTACTCCCCAAGTAACCTTAACTCCTACACCATCAGTTACTGAAACTAGCACTCCTACTCCTACACCATCAGTTACTGAAACTAGCACTCCTACTCCTACACCATCAGTTACTGAAACTAGTACACCCACACCTACTCCATCAGTTACTGAAACTAGTACTCCTACACCTACTCCATCAGTTACTGAAACTAGTACACCTACACCTACCCCATCAGTTACTGAAACTAGTACACCTACACCTACCCCATCAGTTACTGAAACTAGTACGCCCACTCCTACACCTACCCCATCAGTTACTGAAACTAGTACGCCCACTCCTACACCTACCCCATCAGTTACTGAAACTAGTACGCCCACTCCTACACCTACCCCATCAGTTACTGAAACTAGTACACCTACACCTACCCCATCAGCAAGTGAAATACCTATAAGTGATAACTTTACTTGGTCATTTGACGACCAAACAGGTTCTGAATTAAATACATATGTAATCTTGCTGAATGGTTCTACAGTCGTTAATACAAACCGTAGTGGTGCAGGTTCATTTAAAGTTTCGGATAAAAATGGCATTAGAATTATTTTAACAATTAATGATGGGGTTTCAGCAACATCCCAACTTGATGAAGACGGTAGTTTAATATATGATGAAACTTCTGGAAGAATCCCTGAAACTTTAGATAGTGGGGTTATAAGTATAGTTGGTGGGTCAATTTATGTTGCTACCGGAATTATAACTACCAAATAAAATATATAATAATATGGGAACGATAATTACATTAAAGAGTCAAAATTTTTCAGGTGATGTTGCAAATATTACTTTCCATCCTTTAAGCGGGGGAACTTCTGTTAACTTAGGAAATCATTTAATACCATATAGTTTTGAATCGGACTATTATTTAGGGACTTATGACCTTTTTTTCTTGGATAAAAACCAAAATTGTGAACTCATAATTGAGCCCACAACAACAACTACGACAGAACCACCAACCTTCACTTATTTCACCAGTGCTAGAAGTTGTGAGGTCTGCACTCCAACAGAATGTAGTCAATTTTTATCTCAAAGCACGGGTGGTTATATGTTTAATTTTATAACAACAGAACCTATTACATTACCTATCTTGTTAACAATTGACGGATGTTGTATGTTTATTGACGTAACAATGGAAATTATAGTTCCTGGATACTCAACATTTAATGTTGACCAAACTCAAATACAATCAGTTAATGGGACAATTTCTGAAGCATGTCCCCAATGTAATAATTAAAAAATAATATTTATATTTTACTACTTTAGTTTAAGTTTTTAAAAAACTATAGTTATGAAAATTTTTATACAGATTGCGTCATATCGTGACCCGCAACTTATTCCAACAATTAAATCTGCTATTGAAAACGCCAAAAACCCAAAGAATCTAAGATTCGGTATTGCTAGACAATTTCATCCCGACGATAAGTTTGATGATTTGTCAGAATATAAAAAAGATAGACGATTCAGAATTTTAGACATACCCCACAATGAATCTCAAGGAGCTTGTTGGGCGAGAAACTTAATCCAACAACTTTATAAAAAAGAAGAATATACACTTCAAATTGATTCTCATATGAGATTTGAAAAGAATTGGGATGAGATGTGTATTAATATGATTACCGACTTACAGGCTAAAGGTCATGAAAAACCTTTATTAACGGGATATGTTCCATCATTTGACCCTGATAACGACCCATCATCTCGTGTTAAAGAACCTTGGAGAATGGTGTTTGATAGGTTTATTCCTGAAGGAGCAATCTTCTTTTTACCTGAGGTAATACCTGGTCATAGAAATGTAAAAAGACCTGTTAATGCAAGATTTTATTCCGCACATTTTTGTTTCACGTTAGGTGAGTTCGCAAAAGAAGTCCAACATGACCCATTATACTATTTTCACGGGGAAGAGATTTCAATTGCGGTTAGAGCGTATACTCACGGATATGATTTATTCCACCCTCATAAAATTGTTTGTTGGCACGAATACACAAGAAAGGGTAGAACAAAACAATGGGATGATGATAAAGCATGGGTAGAAAAAAATACCAAGTCACATAAAAGAAATAGACAATTATTCTCAATGGATGGTGAAATTTATAATCCTGAAGAATTTGGAACTTTTGGTTTTGGAACTGAAAGAACCTTAAAGGACTATGAAAAATATGCAGGTATTAGTTTCGGTAAGAGAGCAATTCAACAATACACAATCAATAAACAAGACCCACCAAATCCGTATAATTATGAAACTGAAGAAGAGTGGGAAAACAGTTTTAGTAGAGTGTTTAAACATTGTATTGATGTTGGATTTTCACAAGTACCTGAAACTGATTATGACTTTTGGGTGGTTGCATTCCATAATGAAAATAATGAAACCATTTTCCGTAAAGATGCCGACATCAATGAAATTAACAGAATGAAAATGGACCCAGATGGGTATTGTAAAGTATGGAGAGAATTCCAAACTGCTGACCAACCAAAGTATTGGGTTGTTTGGCCATACTCAAAATCTAAAGGGTGGTGTGATAGGATAACTGGAAATTTATAAAAAATGGAATACATTTCACAATTAGGTCAAGATAAGTTTATTGATGAATTTTTTGAAAAAAAACAAAACGGTTTTTTTATTGATATTGGTGCAAATGAAGGTGTTGAAATTTCAAACACTTATTTTTTGGAAAAAAATAGAAATTGGAAAGGAATATGTATTGAACCATTACCTATTGAATTTGAAAAACTTACTAAAAATCGGACATCAATTAATTTGAATTTATGTGTATCAGATTTTAATGGGGAAACTGATTTTACATACATTGAAGGATTTTCAAACATGCTTTCAGGAATTTCAGATAAGTACAATCAAAATCATAAAGAGAGGATATTACGTGAAGTAGACCACTATGGGGGTAAAATACATAATATTAATGTACCAGTTAGAACTTTAGAAAGTATATTAGATGAATATAATGTAACAGAAGTTGATTTTTGTTCAATAGATACTGAAGGTTCTGAGCTTAGTATTGTTAAGTCAATAAACTTTGATAAAACATTTATCAAAGTTTTTATAATTGAAAACAATTACCAAGAAAGTACAATTGAAGATTTTTTAAAAACTAAAGGATTCTTTTTATATAAAAAAATTGAGTGGGATGATGTTTTTGTAAATGAAAAATTAATAAAGAAAAAATATATGAAACATTTTTATAATACAATAGATAGTGAAGTTTGGTTTGACTATCAAAATGTATATAGTTACATGGTTAAAAAATTTCCATCAGGTAGTCATTTTGTAGAAGTTGGTTCTTGGAAGGGAATGAGCTCTTGTTACATGGCGGTGGAAATAATTAACTCTGAAAAAGAAATTAAATTTGATTGTGTTGATTTTTGGGAATACACACCAACCCAAAAGGATATCCATAGAAGTAGTTTTAATAATTTATATGAAATTTTTAAAAAGAATACTAGTCCGGTTTCTCACGTTATAAATGACATAAAGATGTTATCGCATGAGGCGTCAAAATTGTACTCTGATGGGACATTAGATTTTATTTATATTGATGGCGCTCACGATTATGACAATGTTAAATTAGATATTGAATCATGGTTTCCAAAATTAAAAATTGGGGGAATTATTGCAGGTCATAGTTATACTCACCCTCCCGTAAAAACAGCGGTTGATGAATTTTTTGGAATAAAAAATATTAAATTTATACATAATTCTTGGTCATTTGAGAAAACAAAATCTGAAATTGATAATAGAGAAGAAATTATTGAAGAAATAATTATTCCATTTGATTATGAAGAAGAATTAAAAAAAGTTAAAAATAACATATTAGTATCTGCGATATCTTTTGTTAACACAGTTAAGAAAGGGTCTGAAATATACACAACCTTTGCAAAAAGGTTAATTAAAGATGTTTTAACTAAAACCCCATACGACATAATGGTATCAACAAACGCCCCTGAATATTTTGAAGAGTACAGTGGTATTGATAGGGTTTTTATTAAACACGAACCATTATATTATCATAAAACTCATGTTGGGGCATTCAATCAATTATTAAAATTTTACGCAATAAAGGAAATCAATAAAAAATATGATTGGGTGTTGTATTTGGATTGTGACGCCGGACTTACTGAAAAAGTTAATGTTACAGACATTGACAATTATCTATCTTATTTGGACTCAATAAATTTTGATATGTCCGCATTAAGAACACAGGCAACCTATGAAGAATCGGAACGAGAGTATATTGCAACAAAAGATAAAAAGTCATTTCCAGTCCCACTGTTTAATAAAAAATTTATGTTTTACGGATTTAATGACAAATGGAGAGGTGCTAAATTACCCAGTGAACATATTTTACTAATAAAAAATAATGAAAAATTACCAGTTATGGCACACCATTTTGAAAATTTTTGTTCATGGTTTGAAACCCAAGAGCCAAATAATATTATAACCTTTGATATGGAAGCCTTTGAGATTGGTGTGTCGGCACATTTGGCGGGATTTAATATGGATGAAATGACATGGGGAAGACAATGTGAAATATTCAAAGTTGGGTTTAACTATAACAATTGGGAAAAAATTAAAGTCTAATGAAAAAAATTAAAATTTGTTCTAATTGGGATACTCCCCAAAATATGACTAAAAGACTCTTGGACCAATTCAAAACCTCAGATGAGGATATTTCTAATATTGAATTTGTTTATGATAATTCTTATGACTTAATAATATTCAGTAATTATATAACTGAAGATGTTATTGAAAATAAAGATGCTGTAATATTTTTTCATGAACCAACATGGACTGGAAATCACCAAAAAAATTTTTTAGGGTTTAAAAATTTAAAAATTTTTGGACATGATAAAAATAAATATAATTCAGAAAGCGAAGTTATTGAAACCCCATCACTCATGTTTTATGGAGGTAGAGGACCTCAATCAGAAGGATGGGAATTTTGGAATTTTAAAAATTTAACAAGTAAGGAGTTTAAAAAAAATAAAAAAATATCATCAATTGTTTCTAAATTGGGTAAAAATAATCACGGATATCCAAATGAATGCTTGTATATTGATAGATATAATTTAATTTATAGATTAAGTGAAAATTGTAATTTCATTGATTTTTTTGGATGGGAAGGGGATAAACCAAATTTAAAAGGGTTTATAAACGAAAAAAAAGAAGGAATTGTTGATTATAAATTTTCAATATGTATTGAAAACTCTAATGAAAAAAATTATATATCTGAAAAATTTTACGATTGTATTTTAACGGATACCATCCCAATCTATTTTGGTTGTAAAAATATTAAAGAAATATGGTCATACAACGGGTACATTTTATTAGATAGTATTACCGATTATCAAAAAATTGAAGATATACTTAATTACATTCATACAAATTGCGATTACCTTTATGATGTTATGTTACCTGAATTAAAAAAAATCAAAGAAGAGTATTTTAATAAAAATAATTTACTAAAGAAAATAAATGATATTGCCGGTAACATATGAGATTTAAAAGACCTATAACTCAAATAAGAATACATCATAGGAACTGTGGTTTTTTTTCAGATTTTTTAGTTATGTTATCCAACATTTATTATGTTAGGAATGAGTTATTTAATGATTTTCATATTGATTGGAGAACCTCACTATACTCATCAAATAATGAGAACATATATGATAAATATTTTTATCAACACAATGATGAAAACTGTAATTACAATAATGTTATAACTAATTTAACAGGGTATAATGCAATATTTGCAAATCATGTATTACATGAAGATGTGAGTGAAATTGAAATATATCGGTCATTATCATATGGTAATTTTTTAATGTATAATTACGGTCTACTTGAAGGTGAATTTTTTAAAAATTTTGATAGAAATTACTTCGGTGACCAAAAAATTTTAGGTATTCACAGACGGGGTACCGACCACGGACATCATGGTCAATTAATGTCTGACATAACATACTTAAATGAAATTAATAGAGAATTCAAAACAAATAATTACGATAAAATTTTTTTAATTACAGACCAATTAAGTTCGTTTGAATTCTTTAAAAAAGAACTTGGTAACTCATTAATTACCACCGACTCAACCATGTCGGATAGCTCATGTGGTGTTCATTACAGACACGATGTAAGTCCTGAAAAAATCGCCTACGATGCATTAAGAGATTCTTATTTGTTGTCATTAACTGATTATAAATTAGTGACAAGAAGTAACCTATCAACATTTGCTTTATTATGTAATTTACAAAAAGATAATTTTAGACTAATTGATAAACATATTTTTTACCGATAAAAAATAATAAGATGAAAAATTATAAAAATATATTTGACACAATATATAAAACTTGGGGATTTGGGGGCGGAGAGAGCCGTTCAGGGCCCGGAAGTACTTTACAGGAAACTGAAGTAATACGAGAAAAAATTAAAAATTTAGTTAAGTATAAACGAATTAAATCTGTCGTTGATTTACCTTGCGGCGATTTTAATTGGATGAAAGAAATTGTTGATTCTTTTGACTCGTACCACGGAGGGGACATTGTGGGCGAATTAATTGTTTCAAATATTGAGAAATATAAAACTAATAAAGTCCAATTTTCAGTAATTGATGTTCTTAATGATGAAATACCTAAAGCCGATTTATTAATAGTAAGGGATATTATTGGGCATTACCCAATTGAGGATGGTAAAAAGATAGTTGAAAAAATCATTAATTCAGGGTGTAAATACCTATTATCAACCACTTGGTATAATGTTTTAGACAGTAAATATTATTTAAAACACGAAAATAGTGATGTAGAATACGGTAGATTTTATCCCGTAAATTTAATGAGTGAGCCGTTTAATTTACCTGAACCTGAATTAATTATTGAGGAAGATGTTGTAGTTGATGGGTATAATTTAGGTAATCGTAAAACACTTGGGTTTTGGAATTTAGAAGATTTAAAAAATAGTAAGTCAAAGAACGAGATTCTTACATTAGTTACAGGTCTGTGGGATTTAAATCGGGATTCTTTATCTGAAGGATGGGCTAGACCATTTGAGGAACATTACATTAGAAAATTCAGAGAGTTACTTAAAACTCCACATAATTTAATAATTTATGGGGATAGAAATCTTGAGAAAATTGTTAAAGAGTTAAGGAAAGATTATAATACACAATTTATTTACCGAGATTTGGAATGGTTTAAAACCAACGACTATTTTGATAAAATACAAAAAATAAGAACTGATAAAAATTGGACTGGTTTATCAGGATGGCTCGGGGACTCAACTCAAGCTAAACTTGAAATGTACAACCCGTTGGTCATGTCAAAAATGTTTTTATTAAATGATGCTAAATTATTAAGTAAATTTAATACTAAAAACATTTATTGGGTTGATGCGGGAATAACTAATACTGTCAGTATTGATTATTTTACAGATGAATCAATACTAAATAAACTACCTGAAAAATTCTCAAAATTTTCATTTGTTTGTTTTCCTTACGATGCGGTTAATGAGATACACGGGTTCAAATACGACGCGATAAATAGATATTCTCAAAATAAAGTTAATAAAGTTGCGAGAGGGGGATTTTTTGGAGGAAATGTTGACACTATTAATGAAGTTAATTCAATCTATTATAGATTATTAATTGAAACGTTAAACGAGGGTTTAATGGGAACTGAAGAATCAATCTTCACTATTATGATATATCGTTATAATAAACTGATTGAGTACTCCGAAATTGATTCAAACGGATTGATTTATAAGTTTTTTGAAGATTTGAAGAATGACTCAATTGAAGTTAAAACTGAAACTACTACTACATTTTCACCCATACAAAAAATGTCTAAAGATTTGAAAGTCGGTTTATACGTCCTTACTTTTAATAGTCCGAAACAATTCAAAACTTTAATTGACTCAATGATACAATATGATAGTGACTTTATTAACAAATCTGAAAAGTATCTATTGGATAATTCTACGGACAAAACTACCAAAGTTGTGTATGATAAATTATGTGAGGAATATAATTTTACTTACATATCTAAAGGGGAGAATTTAGGTATTTGTGGTGGTAGACAGTACATTGCCGAACATTTTGATAAGACAAAATTAGATGCCTATTATTTCTTTGAGGACGATATGTTTTTTTACCCAAAAGAAAATGAGAAATGTAAAAACGGATTTGGTAGAATGGTAAAAAATTTATTTATAAAATCCAATGATATCTTGTCAATGAATTCTTTTGATTTCCTTAAATTAAATTTTTCAGAGTTTTATGGAGATAATACAACGCAATGGGCGTGGTATAATGTTCCACAATCTGTAAGGGAAAAATTTTGGCCAAATTATTCGCAGTTACCAAAAATGGGATTAGACCCAAACGCTCCTAAAACAAAATTTAATAATATTATGTGTTATCAGGATGTACCATATGCTGATGGTGAGATATATTATTGTAATTGGCCTCAATTGGTTAGTCGTGAAGGTAATAAAAAAATGTTTTTGGATACTACTTGGGCATACCCACACGAACAGACGTGGATGTCACATATGTACCAACTAACTAAAGAAGGTAAATTAAATCCTGGAATACTTTTATTAACACCTACGGAACATAATAGATTTGACCACTATGAAAGAGAATTAAGAAAAGAATCTTAATTGAATTTCGTAGTATTTATTGGTATGGAATTTTACATTAAAAAAGGAGCTACCCTACCATTATTAAAAATGCAAATTGTTAAAGATGGTAGAAGTGACTATCATAAATTTATGGATTTGATAGAAACTTCAACCATATTATTTTCAATGATTGATGCCGATACGGGAATACCAAAATTCCTATCTAAACCTGCAGGTTTTGTTTCTAAAAATTTTTTAAATGAGGCTGCTTCAACTGAATACTATGTTTATTATCAGTTTACGGCTAAAGACACAAATAAACCTGGTAGATATGAAGGTGAATTCCTCTTTAAAAATGAACAGGGAAATCTAATAGTTCCATTAAGAGAAAAACTTTACATTACAATTCAGGATAGTTTTATATCAGATAAGGCTTGTTGTTGATTTGACATTCTTTATTTAATATCTTAAATTTGCTTAAACGGTAAACTCCAAGATAGTTTGGAAGCCAATATACCAATTTAAAATTTATGATATCAAACGAAGAAATTGAGAATTTCCTGCAAGGAAATGATGATGAAAAATACATCATCGGGGTAGAATACGATTACGTCAAAGATTGTGTTTGGAAAATTATTGAAGACCCAATTCACGGTAAACAAATTAAAAAAGATACATTCATCCCATTTGCTTGGGTTGGTGACTTACGTGGATTAAACTTTTATCAATCATCAAAGGCATTACAAAAAGAAGCAATGACAAAACATAAAATTGTTATTGAAAAATTGCGCACTGACGGTAATGAAAGATTAGAAAAAGGATTGACGTTCATGGTTAAATCATTGAATGGATATCGTTCTCTTATTCAATTTTTTAGAGATGGGGGTGTTGACCCCTGGGGAGAAAAAACAAAAGGGTTAATCCTAATCCTCCCTCCTGTTGAACAATTCTTAGTTACAAAAGAGAAACGATTGTTCAAGGGGTTTGACGATTACAATAGTATCACGAGGTTTGTATTTGACTTAGAGACGACCGCATTAGAACCAAAGGATGGTCGTATTTTTATGATAGGGATGAAAACCAATAAAGGTTTTAGTCAGGTAATTGAGTGTTCAACTGAAGAACAAGAAAGAGAAGGTATCATCAAATTTTTTAACACAATAGATGAACTCAAACCAAGTATTATTGCATCTTACAACGGGTTTAACTTTGACTGGTTTTGGATATTTGAAAGAGCGAAAGCGTTAAAATTGGACATTAAAAAGGTTGCTAAAACCTTAAATGCTATGAATCCAATCAAACAATCTGAATCAATGTTAAAACTCGCAAACGAGGTTGAGAGGTTTAACCAAACCTCAATGTGGGGTTATAATGTTGTTGACACATTACATGCTGTTAGACGAGCTCAAGCAATCAATTCGTCTATTAAATCAGCGGGTTTGAAGTATATTACTCAATATATTAAAGCTGAAGCCCCTGACCGTGTATATATTGACCATACAGACATTGGTCCGTTTTATGCAAAAAAAGAAGAATATTGGTTGAACATCCAAAATGGTAAATATAAGAAAGTGGGGATTGACCCCACAATTGACGAAGCGTGTTCAAAACACACAAACGTATATATTAAGACAACGGGTGATGATTTGGTTGAGAGATATCTTGACGATGACTTGGAGGAAACTCTAACAGTTGACGAAGAATTTAATCAAGGTTCATTCCTACTTGCGTCTTTGGTTCCGACAACATATGAAAGAGTTTCCACTATGGGAACTGCGACATTATGGGAAATCCAAATGAGAGCTTGGTCATACAAACATAAATTAGCAATTCCTGCTAAAAATGAAAAGACAGAGTTTGTCGGGGGTTTATCACGATTACTAAAAGTAGGGTATTCAACAGATGTATTAAAACTTGACTTCTCGTCACTTTATCCGTCAATTCAGTTGGTTCACGATGTATTCCCAACCTGCGATATCACAGGGGCGATGAAAGGAATGTTAAATTACTTCCGTAACACTCGTATCAAGTATAAAAACTTGGCTAAGGAATATCAGGATATTGACAAAAAACAAGCAACATCTTATGACCGTAAGCAATTACCAATTAAGATTTTCATTAACTCAATGTTCGGTGCGTTGTCCGCTCCACAAGTATATCACTGGGGTGATATGTATATGGGTGAACAGATTACTTGTACAGGGAGACAATACTTACGTCAGATGTTACGTTTCTTTATGAAACGAGGATATACTCCTCTTGTATGTGATACGGATGGTATGAACTTCTCATTACCTGAAGGTGGTGTGGATGGTAGAACTTATATCGGTAAGGGTAACAATTGGTTGGTTAAAGAAGGTAAGGAATATAAAGGTTATGATGCTGATGTTGCTGAGTTTAACGATATGTTTATGAAAGGTGCTATGGGACTTGACTGTGATGGTACTTGGAAATCCTGTATGAACATTGCTCGTAAGAACTACGCAACAATGGAACACAACGGAAAGATTAAACTTACAGGTAACTCTATTAAAAGTAAGAAACTACCTTTATATATTGAGGATTTCTTGGATAAAGGAATTAAGATGTTGTTAGAAGGTAATGGCCAAGATTTTGTTGAGTGGTATTATGAATACTTAGAAAAGATTTATAACAAACAAATTCCACTTATGAAGATTGCCCAAAGAGCAAAGGTTAAATTATCTATTGACGATTATAACAAACGTTCAAAAGAAAAGACCAAAGCAGGTAATGAAATGTCACGTATGGCACATATGGAACTTGCAATTAGAGATGGTATTGCGGTTAGTTTGGGTGATGTAATATTCTATGTTAATAATGGTGTTAAAGCATCACACGGGGATGTCCAAAAAGTTAACCAACCTAAGAAGGGATGGTCGCAATCTGATTTGGATAATATGATGGAAGGGTATGGTAAAATACCTAATGAAATGGTTGAATCGTATGTAAAACTTAATTGTTATAGATTAAATCCTGCTGAATTAGAATCAAATCCTGATATGACAGGTGAATATAACGTAGCAAGAGCCGTAGTAACATTTAATAAACGCATTGAACCATTGTTAATTGTGTTTGGTGAAGAAGTAAGAAATAACCTTATTGTTACTGACCCTAAAGATAGAGGATTGTTTACTAAAGACCAATGTAAATTAATCAATGGTATCCCGTTTGAACCTGCAGACCAAGATAGTATTGAAGATTTGTTAACAATAACTGACCAAGAAAAGATATATTGGGAAAAACGAGGAATTAACCCTGAGTATATTTACGAATTAGCTGAGGAAGGGTGGGAAGAGATGGTCTAAGACTGTTTCAACCCATCTGACGACAAGATATACCAATTACCTACAGCAAATACTAGCTCAACGCTTGCCCCATTCTCAAGTTCCATTTCGTCAAATTGTTCATCAATTTTACCAAAATCAGGTAATAAAAGTACTCGTGTGAGTGCTTTTATTGTTATACGGTCATTCCTTGTTGAATTCAACTTGATTTTTGAAAAATTAATATTTTTAACAATAATTACACTTTCACCTGAACAATCATAATATGGTTCAGATACTAATGATACTTCAGAACTTGTGATAATTTGACCATTAATTATTCGGTCAATCGGTCTTGTTTTAATAATTGGCATAAATTAAATTACATAAATCTGACGAGGTGCTGCTCTGAATTTAAGAGACTTATTAAGATTTTCAGCAATTTGTGCTTCTCTTTCCATTACCTTCTCAGGTTTTAATCTTGTAAGTCTACCATCAGCCCCAATCAACTCATCAATTAGTTTAGTTTTTTCATCTTTTGCTTCAGTTGCTAAAGATGTATAATCTAAAGTTAATTCAGAATCTGGAGTTTTCAAGTTTCCACTGTATTTTCCTCGTACTCTTGCTAAAGTTTCTTTACAATATGCGACAAACCATCTTCTAACCCATTGTTTTGAAGGGTTATTTAAATCATCCCATGTAAGTTCTTCATAAGGAACATCATTAGGCGTTCTAATAATGTCAGGGTTTGCCTTTAAACAAGAATTTTTATCTTCAGGACCTACATCATAGTACCAATACCAAACTCTACCACCGGCAAACGTTGAACTACCAAAGTCAAATTTACCTCCAGGCGTATTCATTAAATGAACTGCTTTTTTACCATCGGGTAACGCTGTAACACGATATGTAAGTTCAGAAGCAATTATTCTCCTTTGGATGTTAATTTGTTGCATTCTTAACATCATATCAAATGCCGGCATTAAGAAATAAGACCCACTATAACCCAATTGTGCATATCCTCCAGGTCCTCCTATACCAGGTCCTCCCATACTACCAAAAGACCAAGGGTCAAATAAAAGATTTGTAAGTGTTGACGGAGTAAACCAAAGTAACTCATTGAGTTCTCTTCCCGCAGGTATTTCATAAATTTGTTGACCTTTAACTAATTCAATATAATCTTTCTTTAATACCCAATCACCTCCAGTTTGTAAACCAACAATTTTAGAATATGCGTAAGTATATCTTGTTTCGTAATCTAAGGTCCTGGTAACAAATGCTCTAGATAAAGATTGTTCATCTAAATTTAAATTATATAATGACGACCATTGAGATTCAGTTAGCCAATCTTGGATGTATTGGGAATAGTCATCAATAGAAAACTCTAAAAGAGAGTCCATTTGTTCATCTTCCAATTCAATACCTCTTAAAGGTGCACCAAGTAAATGTTTTACTTTTGTGAATAACTTATTTCTTTCAGGTTGTGATATTTTAGACATTGTTTTTTATTTTATAAATATCAATATCTAATTGAATTATTTATATTTTGAACAATCTTCTAAATCAAGAGATTCATTGGTTGAAAAACTATGTATTAGGGAACCTGATGGAAATACGTATGTCCCACTTGACACATCTAGTCCTGTATTTTTAAAAATTAAAACAACCTTATCAACAACGTTTACAAATACAAATAACGGAACTTTATATAGTTGAACTGATGAACTTCCTAAAATTTTTATTTTGCCTTCCTCTTCAATAATTCTTGTAAATGGTTTTACTTGAGCTTCTTTCGTTCCATCTTCTAAATCAATTGTACAATCTGTTCCGAATGCATCTTTTTTAAGACCCAATCCTGAAGTTAATTTACAGACATTTTCACCAAGATTTCTATCAATAATTTGTTTAGCTGCGGTCTCATTTCGTTTTCCAATACAGTCTGAATAAGTTAATATTTTCCCAATTTTTTTATTTATTTCAGTGTTAGGATTGAATACTGTTTGTCTTAAAGAATCTAAAGCCGTGAAAAAGGTCTCCAAATTCAGTAGATTTTCCTCGTAGGTTCCCCCAAACTTAATATTCTCTTTACCAACCGAAGTTAGATATGTGTTAACATATTTGACTAATAAACAAAGTGCGGTATATGATGACGTTAAGTTATTCAGTAAAGACCTGACAGTTTCTCCTTTAGATTTACGATACACACCACTCATATGAGTTCTGGTCTCATTGTGCCAATTGTTCGGAAATTGTTTTTTAAGTAGATTACTAATGTTTGAAACAACAATTGATTTAAGAGTTTTTTTACCACCCTTAATTTCTTGTGGGGTTAACTTATGTTGGAAAATTGTTGATTTAATTACCCCTAATTCTGAAGAACTACATCCTTCAGTAACAGGAATATCTAATAATGAAGAGTCATCTTGTTCTAATAACATTTCACTAACAAGTGACTCATTTATCTTGGTCTCAACTTTCATTTTGTATAATTGCTCAACAAAATCCCAATTAATTACATTCCAAAAGTTTTTAACATATTCATCTCTTTTATTTTTGTATTTCAAATAATAGGCATGTTCCCATAAATCCAATCCTAAAATAGGATACCCACCTCCTTTGAAGTCGTTCATTAATGGATTGTCTTGATTTGGACTTGATACAATTTTTAATTTATTTTGACTTGTTACAACTAACCAAACCCATCCTGAACCAAATCTTTCTTTAGCTACCTCATTAAATTTTTTCTTAAACAATGAAAAGTCACCAAAATCTTTATCAATTCTTGCGGAAACTAATCTTTTTGGTTTTTGTGGTTTTGGGGATAACATTTTCCAAAACAATGCGTGATTGTAGGCACCACCTGCGTTGTTTCTAACATCTTTACTAAACTTAGTTATTGATTGGACAATTTGTTCTAAATCTAAATCACCAAATTTTTTCTTACTTAACGCCGCGTTTAATTTGTCAACATACCCCTTATAATGTTTGTTATAATGAACATTCATTGTTTCGGGGTCAATAAAGGACTTTAAAGATGAATAAGAATATGGTAATTTTTCAATTCCAATTTTCTTCATTTCGGTCATTAAGAAATTCTCACTTATATTTTGAGTCTCCTCTTTAATTTGAGATTCTATTAACTGAATCTTATTTTCAATAGATTTCATACAGGACTAATTTATACTATATAAATAATCCTTTTTTTTAATTTTTCAATGTATTAATTGAATTCATTATTTCATACGCCATATCGGTTTTGTCCATATTATCCCCCATGACTGTTTCAAAGATATTTTTCTTACGAATTAAAATGTCATAAATTATCCCTTCAATTGTATTTTCAAAAATTGGGTAATACACTGATACACAATTTTTTTGACCATATCTGTAAGCCCTATCTTCAGCCTGTGAATGGTCTGAAGGTAAAAATGACAAGTCATTCATAATTACAGCTTCTCCTGCAGTTAAAGTTAACCCGACACCTGCTGCTTTTATATTACCACAAAAAACCATAACTTTTTCATCTTCTTGGAAATCGTCAACTGCTTTTTGTCTTGCTGGTTTGGTTGTTGTACCATCTAAATAAACTGCTTTTTTACCAAAATGTTCGTAAATTTTTCTTAATGGTTCAGTGAAATTACTGAATATTATAACTTTTTTACCCTGTTCAATAATGTTTTCGACAATCTCAATTGTGTGAGGAACTTTCTCTTCAGCAATTACTTGTCTAACTTTAGTTAATTTGGTAAACTGAACAGATACTGAATTTGATTCATTTTGTTTATTATACCAATCATAATATTCTCCCATTAATTCTTCATAAAATCGGGAGTATAGTCTTAAATAAATTGGAGTAATAATTTTATCGGGTAAATCTAACACGTCAGTTTTCAGTCTTCGTAAAACTTGTTTTGAAATCCTATCTCTCAATTCTTCTAAGTTTGACGCTCCTTGAACATTCCAAATCTTTCTTCCTTTACCAACACTAAATTGATATCCTTCACAATAACGGATAACATAGGCCATCCAATTTTGGGCGACGGGACTATCAATAATTCTTAAAAGGTTATAGTAATTAATTGGTCGGGAAGTAATTGGTGTCCCCGTTAACAACCATATTTTTTTAACTTTATCAGTTATGTCATTTATTAATTTAGTTCTTTGTGCCTGAACATTACTTATATAATGTGCTTCGTCAATAATCACCAAATCAAATTTAGATTTAAGAATTTGTGAATTTTCTTTATCCTTTGTGTCGTGAAAATTTTTAATGATATCATAATTTGAAATAACAAAATCTGACTCTTCATATTTCTTACCTTCACAAATATAGATTGACCTATCTGAATAATTTCTAATTTCTCTCTCCCAATTAAGTTTTAAAGATGCGGGACAAATAATCAATATTCTTTTAGCACCACTCTCTAACGCTGCAATAATTGTAGATGTGGTTTTACCTAATCCCATATCATCGGCTAAAATAAACTTGTCATAAGCGAGTAGTTTTTCTATTGCCTCTTTTTGGTGAGATAAAGGAGGTCGGTTTGAATACTTAGAGTAATCAACATTAACCTCATTAACTTTCTGTTCCTTTATGATTGCCACTTTTGGGACCCAAAAATCGTGAGATGTTTCACCACTGAATATTTTACCCCAAATATGATAGGATTTATCTTTTTCTACCAATAATTTTTCAACATAAATTTTATCAGGTTCGGAAATAAACGGGTTACTCTCAACTAATTTTTTGGCAAAATAGTTATCAATTTCAACCCACTTTTTGGCAACTTTAGGTTCTTTATTGTGGAAACTTAGAATATATTCAGCTTGAGCTCTTGTAGGGTAAAACTTTTTATTAACAGACTGTTGTTGTTTTAACCTAAGAATATAGTTATTCGCTCCTGAATAATTCTGAAGAATTTCAAGCGCTTCAACCTCTTTTATTTTAATTGAATTTTCTATCTTAAATAGTTTTGATAAAAGATAATACAAAATTGGATATTTATCAATAAGTGTATTACTATGGCTAATAATAAAGTTCCAATAACGAGATTAGGTAAATTTTTTGGGGAGTCCGATTTTGATTTAGAATTGGAAATGGGTAAAGAATGGCTTCACGGGGATATGAATTTTACTTGTGTTTTGTATAAAGTTGATAGATATAGAACTAATACCGATGATGTTTATGGAGAGACTGTTCAAGATGGAATTAAGTTTCATCCTCCAATTGAATTTAAGGCGTATGTTAAAATTTTGGGAACTGAGAACAAGTATTTAGGTAACTCTAAGATTGAACAACTTGAGCCAGGAACAATGCAATTAAGTGTATATATTAAAGATTTAGAAGAAATCGGTGTTGATATTGAATACGGAGATTACATTGGTTATTACGAAAAAGAAAATCGTATTAGATATTACACAGTTTCAAATGATGGAAGGGTTACTTCAGATAACAAACATAATTATGGAGGTTACAAACCGTATTATAGAACAATAGTATGTGCACCTGTAACTAATAACGAATTTAGAGGACTATAATATGCCATTCCCAAAACAAATTAAAAAAAATATTGATTTAATACCAAATAAAGTTGGTTTGGCGAGAAGAAAAGAAATGCTTCAAGAAATTGAACAGGATGGTACATTCTTACCAAAATCAGTATTACATGCCGATTTAGATAGAGGATTTTTAGATTTCGTTAAAGAAAATTTAGGGTTTAGTGTTGAAGGAAAACAAGTCCCTGTTGTTGATATAATTGTTACTACACAGAATTGGGCTCAGTTTACACAAACTTGGAAATTCCAAGATTTGGATAAAAATGCCTCACCTCCATTTGTAACTGCAATTCGTTCAAATGATATGAAGTATGGCTCAAATCCTTCATTACAATATACGATACCTGTTCGTAGAGAATTTTTTTACGCATATGTCCCAAGTTTTGACGGGCAAAGAACTACAGTTGACGTTTATCAAATTCCTCAACCAATTCCTGTAGATATCAAATATACTTTAAAATTTATTTGTAATAGGGTTAGGGAAATTAATCAATTAAATAAAACTGTACTACAAAATTTTTCTTCAAGACAAGCATATACTCGTGTTAAAGGACACTATATTCCAATTATTTGGGATAATGTTTCCGATGAGTCAGTTATGGAAATTGAAAAAAGAAAATACTATATAGTTTCTTATGATTTCACTATGTTAGGATTTTTAATTGATGAAGAAGAATTCGTAATTAAACCAGGTATAACAAGAAATCTACAATTGTTAGAGGCTTCAGGAGGTAGGGCTAGAAGACAACCAAGAAAACCTCCATTTAATACTGATAAATTTTACGAAAATATTTTATTCAATCCAGGAATTACAATATTATCTGATAAATTCAATGAAAAGGTAAATTTAAAATTAATTTCAAGTTACAACATTGCAAACTATGAAATTTGGATTAATAACCTATACTATGGTTCAAATAGCAATTACATCCAAGTAAATTCGGGAGATTCAGTTAGATTTGAAATTACGAAAAAAGATGATAACTTGGAATCTAAATTAGGTTTCCAAAATATCTTAGTTTAATTTTCTCCGTAAACATCTTTCACTTCTTTACACTCTTTCATAATCAACTCTTCTAAAAATCGGTATACTTTATATCCTTTCTTATCACAATATTTTCTTAGCAGTGAGTGAGATTCCTCAGATATTTTAATGTTCTTGATATTCTTAGACATAGGTAGAAAAAAGGCAGAATAAAGTCTGCCAATTTATAAATATGTTTAACAAAGTAAAGTTTTTTGAGGAAATTACAAATATTTATATAAAAATAAATTTAAGAAAGAAAAAAAAGTAATGGCAACAGCAAACAAAGTATTCGTTTCACCTGGTGTTTATACATCAGAAAGGGACTTGAGCTTTGTAACATCAAGCGTGGGTGTTACAACTTTGGGGTTAGTTGGGGAAGCTACCAAAGGTCCGGCTTTTGAACCAATTTTCATCACAAACTATGATGAATTCCAAACTTATTTTGGTGGAACTACTCCTGAAAAATTTGTTAATACACAAATTCCAAAGTATGAAATGGCATATATTGCCAAAGCGTATCTACAACAATCAAATCAATTATTCGTAACAAGAGTATTAGGTTTGTCAGGTTATGATGCGGGACCATCATGGTCAATTAAAACCGTAGCCAATGTTGATTCATCAACTGTTGGTTACACCTATAGTTGCTCAACAACACCAAATTTCTCAGTTGACCCAGCAATCTGTGAAACTAATTGTGTGATAACAGGAACGAGTGAAATCTCAGTCGCATTTACAGGATGTAGTAACTTTATTTCACAATTATCATTTTTAGACAATTTCCCATCAGATATTGAAGCAAAGTATACAAATACCTACACACAATTTGATGGTGGAACTTCTACTTTACAAGATGATTTAAAATCATTTGTCCAAGGAATTTTATCTGATACAACTATGAGCGGTGATTCAATCGCGATTTGGGGTATTATACCTGGAGATGTTTACAACACTTACACAGGTGCAGGATTTACAAATGTAACTAACGTTATGGGGACTAGTGGAAACTCTTCGTATAACTGTAGTTTTACTTCACCGATTAATGACACATGGTATTATGGATTATTTGACCCAACGAGTGGTGAAAATTATTCAGGTTATTCTTTTGTTGTGGTTATTGAGAATTTGGAATTACTTCCAGTTACAACAACAACTACACCATCACCAACAGTTACTGTAACGTCAACTTACAATCCTTGTGATGTAACACCGACACCTACACCAACTGTTACTACTACACCAACAACACCTAATGTATGTTACTCAGGAACTATTCATGGTTATGTATTTAACATGTCAGGTTTAACTTATTCTGATTATCATGAATTAGTTGTTACAACAATGCGTTCAAGAGGTTTAACATTCTACACTGCAGATTCTAACGGACCATCTTATCAAGTAACAGGTTTAACTTCTGTTGGATTAGATTTTAGTGGTAGTTATGCGGCAGTTGAGCAAAACCCATTTGCGCCATTTGCAATTACAGGAACAACTATTGATAATACAAACTTTAATTTAAAAGTTAGTTTATCTGAAACTGATGCAACCGCAATTAATAAAGTATTAGGTTACGGAAACTTTACAAAACCAAGAACTGAAGTTCCTTTAATGTTAGAAGAAAATTATTCAACATTATTGACTTGGGCGTGGAGAAAAGGTTATATCCGTGGTTTAAGTTCTGAATTAGTTGCATTACCTGGATACAGACAAGATTATAACTCAGGAATATCAATCGCTTGGTATCTTGATAGATACCAAAGTCCATCATCTCCTTGGGTTGTATCTGAATTACGTGGTAATAATGTTTACAAATTGTTTAGATTTGTATCTATTGCTGATGGTAATTCTGCAAACTTCCAAGTTAAAATGTCAATTGCGAATATTTCATTTGCAAATGGAACATTTGATGTTATTGTAAGAAATTACTATGATACTGATGAATCACCTGTGGTTTTAGAGAAATTTACAAATTGTTCTATGGACCCATCATTAAACAACTATATCGCTAAAAAGATTGGTTCTTCTGATGGTGAGTTTGTATTAAACTCTAAGTACGTAATGGTTGAGGTTGATATTGACGCTCCTGTAGATGCACTTCCTTGTGGATTTGAAGGTTTCAAATCAAGAGAGTATGCAGGTGCTAAGACAGGTTTCCCAATCTATAAAACTAAATATGATTTCCCTGGTGAAGTATTATACAATCCTCCATTCGGTATAACAGATGGTAGTGATGTAGTAATCAGAAGTGGTGGAGATAATGTTAGAAGAACATACTTGGGTATTTCAGATACAATCGGATATGACGGTGACTATTTCCAATATAAAGGTAAACAAGGACCTCTTGACCCATGTGAAGATACAACTGGAGATGAATGGTCATTCGTATCTAAAGGTTTCCACATGGATAGTGGGGCAACCGTAGTTTTAATACCTTCAGGTTATACAACTTCAGGTGAATCAGCATTCCAAGTTGGGGCAGGTTCATTTAATTCTGAACCTACCAATAGTTCAAATCCATATTTCAGATTGTTCTCTCGTAAATTCAGTTTATTAGTTCAAGGTGGTTTTGACGGATGGGATATCTATCGTGAATCAAGAACTAACGGTGACTTATTCCAAGTAGGACAAAGAGGTTTCCTATATGGAGCTTGTGCGACCGCTCGTTATCCAAACGCATCAGGTGCGGGTATGTTTAAATTAATAACTGTAGGTGATAACACTCAAGATTGGGCGAATACTGACTACTACGCATACTTGTTAGGTATTAAGACATTTGCAAATCCTGAAGCTAACAACATTAATGTTTTCGCAACACCTGGTATTGATTGGTTAAACAACTCAAACTTAGTTGAAGAAGCGATTGAAATGATTGAATTTGACAGAGCTGACTCAATTTACGTATTGACAACCCCTGATATCAACTTGTTTGTCCCAACATTTACAGCGGATGATTTAATCTACCCTCAAGATGTTGTTGACTCATTAGAAGAGACAGGAATTGACTCTAACTATACAGCGACTTACTACCCTTGGGTATTGACTCGTGATACAGTTAACAATACACAAATCTACATCCCACCAACTGCGGAAGTTTGTAGAAACTTAGCGTTAACCGATAACATTGCGTTCCCTTGGTTCGCATCAGCGGGTTACACACGTGGTATTGTAAATGCTGTTAAAGCACGTAAGAAGTTAACTCAAGAAGATAGAGATACTCTATACAAAGGAAGAATTAACCCAATCGCAACTTTCTCAGACGTAGGAACTGTAATTTGGGGTAACAAAACTCTTCAAGTTAGAGAATCGGCTCTTGACAGATTGAACGTAAGAAGATTATTATTACAAGCTCGTAAGTTGATTTCGGCAGTCGCAGTTAGATTGTTGTTTGAACAAAACGACGCTAAGGTAAGACAAGATTTCTTAGACGCTGTTAATCCTATCTTAGACTCAATCAGAAGAGACAGAGGTTTATATGATTTCCGTGTAACTGTTTCATCTTCAGCTGAAGACTTGGACAGAAACCAATTAGTAGGTAAAATCTATGTTAAACCAACTAAATCTTTAGAGTTCATTGATATTGAATTCTTAATAACTCCAACAGGGGCATCATTTGACAATATCTAATATGAGATTGAATGATAAAAAATTGAACACCTTAATCCTCCGATTGCTGAGAGAATCAGCGTCGGAGGACGGTGTCCATAAGTTAAAATATTATGCATTTGATTGGGACGATAACCTTATGTATATGCCAACCGTAATTTATTTATTGGATGATAAAGGTAATGAAATAGGAATGTCAACCAAAGATTTTGCAAAGTATAGAAGTAAAATTGGTGAAGAACCTTTCCAATACGAGGGTAAAAAAATTGTTGGATATGCTGAAGACAAATATCGTGATTTTGGAACCGAAGGAGATTCAAAATTTTTAATTGATTCTTTGATTGCACCAGTAGGTCCTGCTTGGGATGATTTTGTAGAATGTATTAACGGAGGTTCAATTTTTTCAATTATTACCGCTCGTGGACACAATCCTGAAACTCTAAAAGAGGCGTGTTATGATTTAATATTGTCTGGTAGAGACGGATTGAATATGAAATCATTAGTAGATAGTTTAAGAAAATATCGTGACCTTTTTGATATGGAGGATATGGAGGATATTGAATTAATATGGGAGTATTTAGGACTATGTAAATTTCACCCAGTTACTTTCGGACAAGGTTCCGCGGCCAATCCCGAACATCTTAAAAAGATTGCATTTAGAGATTTTTTAAATTATTGTAGAGAACTGGCTAAAGAATTACATTTAAGAGCCATAATTAAAGACAAAATATCTAATAATTTTATACTAGATTTTCAGTTAGGAGTATCTGACGATGACCCAAAGAATGTTGAAATGTTTGATACTGAATTTGGAGATGAACCAGGAGTAAAAGTTTATTCTACTCAATCAGGAAATAAAAGAAAAATTAATTAATAAATTATTATTTAATACTGGAACTGGAACTAGTAGAAGTTTAGATTAAAAAAAACAAAAGTAAATAGAAAAAAATGCTAACCGCACTATTTATAAGTAATAAAACAAAATTAAAAATATAAAACAATGGCTGATTTACTGATGAAAATGCCGGTTCCTTACGAACCCAAAAGACAAAACAGATTCATTTTGAGATTCCCTTCATCTTTAGGGATTAATGAGTGGTTCGTGGAATCAACATCAAGACCAAATATAAAAATTAATTCAACTGAAATTCAATTTTTAAATACTTCAACATATGTTGCGGGTAGATTTACTTGGAATGAAATTAATGTTAAGTTCCGTGACCCAATCGGACCTTCTGCGGCTCAAGCTTTAATGGAATGGGTTCGTTTACATGCTGAATCTGTTACAGGACGTATGGGATACGCAGCTGGATATAAGAAAGATATTGATTTGGAATTGTTAGACCCAACAGGAGTTGTTGTTGAGAAATGGATTCTACAAGGAACTTTCTTAACAAATGTGAACTTTGATAGTTTGAATTACTCTCAAGACGCTTTGGCAACAATTTCGGCAAGTCTAAGACCTGACCGTTGTATCTTAGTATACTAAAATTTATTATTTATTAATAAAAATTTGTTCCATATACTTATGTGTATGGAACTTTTTTTTTCAGGTAATACCGAATTTGTATGTCCAACTTGTGGTAAAAAATTTGAAACACAAGAAGAATTTGATAATAGACATAACAAAAAAGAGAATAAGGATTGATTTATTTCCTTAACTATTTATTTTTTTAAAAAAAAATACTATGGACCAAACATCTCAATATGGACAAATGAATTTTAGTCTACCACATGATGTAGTACCACTACCATCAAAGGGTAAATTTTATGCAAATAAAAAGAAAAGTTTAAAGATTGGGTATTTAACCGCAGCCGACGAAAACATTTTAATGGGAGGGAGCACCAAAGAAGGATTAATGATGACTTTACTAAGAAATAAAATTTATGAACCAGACATCAGACCTGAAGAACTATTAAATGGTGATGTTGAGGCGATTATGGTCTTTCTAAGAAACACATCATTTGGTCCTCAATATAATATTAAAGCGACTGACCCTGAAACAGGAAAACAATTTAGTACTGAATTAATTTTGACTGAGTTATACACTAAAGATACTCAGGTTGAACCAAATGACGAAGGTTTTTTTGAAACGGTTTTACCAAAATCAGGTTCAAAAGTTCTATTAAGACCTCTTACTGCTGGTGATAGTGCTGAAATTGACAGGATTATTGATTCGTACCCAGCTGGTAGAGTTGCTCCAAGACAAACTTTAAGATTGTCAAAAATGATTGTTGAGATTGACGGAATTAGAAATAAGGAAGAACTTTCAAAATACATTGATAATATGCCAATTATGGATTCAAAACACATAAAGAATTTTATGCTTGAAAATGAACCAAGATTGGATTTAAGACAAACAGTTATAGCCCCGTCAGGAAAAGAGGTCGTCGTAGATATTCTCTTTGGGGTTGAGTTTTTTCGTCCTTTCTTCTGATTACTCACAGGGTAGAAACCTTGAATTTTATTATTTAGCAAAATTTCTTCATATATCGTATAGTGATTTTATGATAATGCCTATAAGCACTAGAAGATTTCTTTTGGATAAACTAGTAAGTGATAGCCGACAAGAGTAAATTTAGTTATTAAGGTATTTATTTAAAAAAAACTTATGTTACAAACAGGAGAATCAGGTGAAGCTGGTAAAACAGAAAAACTGCAAACAAAAGATTTAGCCGACCCGTTAACGGAAGCCGGTGAAAGTATGGCAACGTATTTTAAAAATGCGTTTAATCCTGCTGAAATTTTAAAGTCGTTTGCATCAATTTTTAGTCAATTAGAAGGACTTGCATCGTCGTTTAATAAAACGATGGGTGGAGGTGATATATACTCTCAAAAAATTAAACAAAATCTTATTGCGGGTAAAGAAGCGGCTGAAGAATATGGTTTTACATTCGCAGATATTGCGTCTTTACAACAAAAAATTACTGAACAGGAACAAACTAATTTTACATTACAGGGGGACCAATATGAAAGATTTTTAGTTCAAGCTGAGTTAACAAAGGGTATATCACAAACTGCAGTTCAGGCTGCGTCTAGTAATTACGAAACTTTTAAAAATTTAGGATTAACCGTTCAAGGAACACTAAAAAGTTCTGAAGATATTATACAATCGGCATCAAGATATGGTGTAAGTGCCAGTGCGGTATTTAAACAAATTAACGCAAATGCTTCTGAGTTAAATCTATTTAATTTTGATAATGGAGTTCAAGGAATGGCTAAAATGGCGACTGAATCAATTTTGTTTAAAGCTAATATGAAGACCACTTTGGATTTGGCAAACAATTTATTTGACCCTCAGAAGGCTCTTGATATGGCTGCGGGTCTACAAAGAATGGGGGTCCAAGTAACAGGAATGTTAGACCCAATATCTTTAATGAACATGGCTGAAAATGACCCTGCGGAGTTACAAAGAAATATTGTTGAGATATCAAAATCATTTATGGAATTTGATGAAAAACAACAAAGATTTGTTGTTATGCCAGGGGCTCAAAGACAGATTAGAGAAGTTGCAGCAACATTAGGTATACCGGCTAAAGAGTTGGAAAAAATGGGTAGAAATGCTTTTGAATTGGAAGCTAAAATGGGACAAATTAAATTTCCAAGTATTGATGAATTTGCAAGTGAGGAAGCTAGAACGATGGTTGCGAATATGGCTCAACTTAATGAGACAACTGGAAAATATGAAATTGAAGTTTATGATAAAGACCTAGGTTATAATGTTATTAAAGCTGTTGATGACCTTAAAAAAGATGATTTAAAGGGTGTTGAAAAAGCTCAACAAAACGCAAATAAAAGTACTGAGGAATTATTAAGAGATGCGAATGGACATTTAGCGAATATTTCAAACGCATTTAAAGCGGGAACAAGTAGAGTTCCGACCGCTTTGGCAGCATCAAAAGTTGCTCAGGATAAAGTGTCGTTTGCAGGGGGGTCTGTTGAACCTGTTGTTCAGACATTAATGGATGTTTTATATGGAGAAGAAGGGACAAAAGGTATTACAACTAAAATTAACTTGGCGAGTAAACAAATTGACCAAATGTTAGAGTCCCTCATCAAGGGTGAAACAACTTTGGCAGATGCTGGAAAAAAACTGACAGAGGTTATTAAAGAGATTGGGGCAAAAAAAATAGAAGATTTTAAAGAATTTTCAGATGTTTATGGGAAAAACCAACAGGAAGCATTCCAAAGCAATCCCGAATACGACACCCCGTTTCAAATTACTCCTGATATGATTAATGCCTTACAAAATTTTGTAAAATCTTTAATGAATGGTAGACAAGTTTCCGATGGTGTAATTAGTCCAGATGGTGGCTTAGTTGTAATGGGTGAAAAAGGAAGTTTTTTTGCTGATAAAGACGACTCAGTTTTATTATCTCCAAATATACCAACGGGTAGTTCTGATAATAAATCAGGGGGTCAAACCAATTCAACGGTTACTGCATCGGGTAAGGTTGAAATTGAACATAAGTTTAGTGGAGTTGAAGCGTGGTTTAAAGATTATATGTTATCCCAAGGGTTCTTGGCGGATTTCGTTCCAACTTTAGAAAAGTTTTTAACAAAAACGGAAGGTTAAAAATCATATAAAACTATATGAATAGTATTTATTAATGTATGCCGATAGATAGTCCATTATCATTTTTTAATACTGAAAATTTCAGGAATGGTTTAGTCGTAAGAAACTTACAACCATATACGATTGCGGGTTCTTATACTCCACCTGTTGCTCAACAAAATTTTGAATATGTTCAGAGTAATTTTTCAGTTATTGATTCACCTGATAGTTTAATTGCTGACCCACCCTCTAATTTAGTCCCACCCCAATATCATGGATTATATGTTTTAAATGAATATGGACCTGAAGGTGGATATGGTGTGACAATAACACAATCTTTACCTTTAGTTCAAAACGCTAATGCTGGCGAGTATGATGTTATGGACGCTTCACTTCCACAACAAAGTTTAGTGGGACAAGGGTGGCCAAATTATGCTCAAGTTACGGCAGAACAAAATATTCCTGCGTTAAATAAGTATTCATTTGACCAAGTGTTCTTGGAGGAGATAAATAACTTACAATTTGTCCCAACGTATTCATTTTACGCCAACCCAACACCTGTTAATTTTTTACCATCTTCATATTCTCCATATTCAATTCTTTTTGATAATACACCACAAGGAGATAATGGGTCACTTTCACAGGATAGTCAGTTGGCCCAACTTGGGGCGACCTTTTTAAGGGATGCGTTACAATATAGAGTAGATAGAGAAATTGAAAGAGCGACATTTGGTCGTGAGAATCTTTCAGAAGCTTTGAGTGACCCTGTCGCATTGGCACAAGTTGCAAGTGGTAGAATTCCTTTAATTGAAAAGAATTACTCAATTACAGTTCCTGAAAATCCTATTGATTTTGCAGCTAATTTCTTATTGAAGTTATCAGGAACATATTTTCCAGCATCTCCTATTCCTGGTGATTACTTTGATGAAGATATGGCTCAGTGGAGACCTACTGCTGCCAATCAAATTGTTTCCGCATTTGCGGGAGGTAGAGACCCAAGAACAATATTTGGAAGTTTAGATACTAATACAGATTATTCACAAGTATTTTTAAGTAATACAGGGCAAGGACAAAGGTCTGCGTTATTTAATAACATTGATTATAACAAATATAAGCCAAGATATAATAGAGGTTTAGCAAGAAATCTTGGTAGAGGTCTTTTAGAAATTATTGAAAGATTAACTGATGGGGAAGAAGCTCCACCGTCAGATTTTTATATTGGACAGAATAACTCAGACCCATCATCAATTTTCTCACCTCCAGGTCAATTACCTACAAATTCAGTTGGACAACAGGTTAAATCACCTGTTATTGGACCTGATGCGATGGGTAAGTTGTATGAGGGGGAAGACCAAGATTTTAAATTTGGTTTAAAAGGTAACCCAACAATTAATGCTGGAGGTATTGCTGGTGGTTTTGTTTGGACATCCCAAGGGTATAATAATCCTGGATTCGGAGCAAAAGTCGGAGGAGATTTTTCCTCAAGTCAAGACCCTGAATTTAATCAGATTAGTAGTCAATTTGATGGTAATTATAGTTCATCAAATGTTAATTTCAAAAATGGTAGTATATTAGATAATACTCAGAGATTATTAGACTCAACACCTGCAGGTACTGCTAGATTGGGACATGTCGGTAACGCAATTAATCAATTATCTAAAGTTTTCCATGACGGATATAGAGAGTTGACAAAAGGTTCAAGAGTTGTTAGTTATACGTATGATTCCGCGACAAACCAACATGGAGGGGGAGTAGAATATTGTAGAGTGTTTGCTAAAGATACTCCATACTATACTTATAATGATTTACAAAAGACAGACGGTATTACTACCTCTGGAAGAAAGTTCACATATTCAATAATTGATAATACATACAATTTAAATATTGCTCCGTTAAAAAATCCAGGGTCAACAAATATTGTTGATAATAAAGTTAAAAAGTATATGTTCTCAATTGAGAATTTAGCTTGGAGAACTTCAAACAGACCTGGATTTACGTATGATGATTTACCTGTTTGTGAGAGAGGACCTAATGGAGGTAGAGTTATGTGGTTTCCACCGTATGATTTATCATTTAATGAGACAATATCACCAAGGTTTGATAGTGTTGAAATTTTGGGAAGACCTGAGCCTGTTTATACTTATAGAAACACAACCCGTTCTGGTTCATTGAGTTGGAAAATGATTGTTGACCATCCTTCGGTATTGAATACAATCACTAATAAGATATTACAAAACGAGTCAAATGTTGAAAGAGTTAACTCAATTGTTGATTCATTTTTTGCAGGATGTTTAAAATATGACCTGTATGAATTAGCGAGAAGATTTACAACTATCCCAACAAGAGATTTATTTACTTATCAACAAATTATCACAAACCCATCTGTTAATGCTGACCAATTGGCTCAAGTTGGTGCTGAAGCGGGTATAAATACAACTAGTACTGATGAAGGGGTTATTGAAGGTGATGAGGGTATTAATGGTGGTGGAGGAGGAAACGGAACTGGAGGTTCTGAGACTAAACCTGAAACTAATAAAACGGACCCTGGTTCTGATTTAAACAATAAATATTTGAATTTAGGATGGTATTTTCATAACGATGTTCCACCACCACAACAAAAGGGTGTTGCTACGGCTAGTTATAGTTGGAAAACAGCATATAACAGCTATATTGGAATGAAATCAAAGTATAATACTAACGCACCTGCTGCAAATAGACAACAAGTTGCAAATACTTTTACGAATGTTGTTGAACATAATGCCACTATTGAAAAAGATTTTAGAAAAGATGTCGTATCAGTTTTAAATAATAATACAAATATTAAAACAATTACAATAACTTTAGTTGGAAGTGCGTCAAGACCTGCGACTATTCAATATAACGAGTGGTTATCTAAAAGAAGGATTGATTCTGTTTTACAATGGTTTAAAGAAGATACTACGGATTACGGTAAGGCCTTTCAAAAATTTATTGAAGATAAAAAAATTGTAATAAATCAAGAACCACAAGGTGAAGAGGCTGTTAATGTTGTTGCTAAGGAATTAGGGGCAACTAGTCCAAGTGTAAGTTGTAGTGACCAAGATTCTGCTAGTTCAAATAATAACTATAATACAATTTATTCTTACCAAGCGATGTGGTGTAGAAGAGTTGCAATTAAAGATATTAAAATTGAGACAGGTAATCCTTCAGGTGACCCAACAGGGGACCCAACAGGAGACCCAACAGGAGAGACTCCTCCTAATATTTTAAATAATATAGGTTCTAACACAGTTCCGAGTATAAATACTCCAGTTATTACACCACCAACAATTACAACAACACAAAAAATTAAAGACGGAATTTCCAAAAAAGTTTTAAGAGACTTATTATCTGAATGTGATTATTTTACCGCAATACAAGGTGAAAATCCTATGATATATGACTCAATAAAACAAAAATTAAAATATTTTACACCGGCTTTCCACTCAATGACCCCCGAAGGTCTTAACTCAAGATTAACATTCCTAAACCAATGTTCAAGACCTGGGGATACGATACCAACAATTGGGGCGGATGGAAAACCAAAATACAATGCCGCGACTAACACCGCTTTTGGTGCTCCTCCCGTATTGATATTAAGAATTGGTGATTTTTATAATACGAGAATAATCCCGACTTCAATTAATATTACTTATGAACCTGTATATGATTTTAATCCTGAGGGAATTGGTTTCCAACCTATGATTGCTAAAGTCACATTAGGATTTAACTTTGTTGGAGGTTCGGGATTGAAAGAACCAATTGATACATTACAAAATGCGTTGTCTTTTAATTATTATGCAAATACTGAAATATTTGATGAAAGGGCTGAATGGACTGATGACTCGTTCAAAAAATTAGATGAGGATTTGGTTAGACAAATATTAGAGGATAGAGGAGAACAATCAGGTTCAACAATTATTCAAAACGCGATTCAAAATAACGGAGGTGGATATATTGGAACTCAAGAAACAAGGGAGGAATTACCTGAATCAACAACAGGAGTTATCAACTATAAAGAATTCATGAATGGGTTCTCGGCATCTTGTCAAAATTATATTAATACTATAATTTCTAAACTTACCGATTTTAAAACACCCTATAACGGAACACTTATTCAAGTTTTTGGTTCTAAAAGAATATATTCTACGGGAACCGCAAGTTTACCTGATAGTTCGGCTAAAGTTGAAATTTTTGGTAAACCTGATGAAATTCAGGGAGAGATTGATTATTGGTTTGAAGATATTATTGCAAATGTTAGTAGTGAAGGGTTATCATGGCAGATTGCAATTGAAAATAGAGACGGAGGGGTATTATCTAGACGAGACCAACGAAGAGTATATCAAAATTTGACAACATATATTGAAAATTATAAAAATAATTTCACAGTAGATTTGAGTAGAGTAATACAGGAAATATTATCACCTCAAGAACAACTTGTCATTAATATGGAAAAGTCTGATTTTATTAGTTCTTTACACGACGGAAAAATTAATTCAGACCAATCCGTGGAAGTTTTAGACATTTCAGGTATTACTGAAAATAATGTAAATACATTTACAAAATTTGGTGAAGATTATCAATCTATAACTAATCTATTAAATGGTTTTCATAGTTCTTTAAAAGATGTTGGATTGATTCCTTCCGATAGTTTTGATGTTAATGGATTACTTGGATTTGAGTCACCAGTTACCCCCGGAGATGCTAAATTTATGGTAATTATGGACCCTATTTTTAGAGATGACGCTAAGAAACAAGAATTTTTGACAGAGGTAGTTAAAGGTACTTCAAATGAGGAAAGTGTTAAACTATTGATAGTAGATTATATTTTTACAAGATTTTATGATGTATATAAAAATAAAATATTGAATGTTGACACTATGATTAGTAATTGGAAGACAACATACGAACAACAGTATACAAAAATAGAAGGTGACACTAGTTTAGATAGGAAATTCACATATATCGTTAACACAAGTGCAAGTGAAGATTTACAAACCCAACTAAGGAATATATATTTAACAGGGAATAGTAATGATGATAAACAAACATTCAATGGTAAACACAAATTTAACTAATGGCTGAAAGCACCTACGATAGATATTCTACATTTTTAATTAATGGTCAACAGACGGTAGTACCTGGTATTAAGTTAAACTCTAAAGGTACTGATAAACGATATGTTTACATGGTTAATGTATCACGTTTGGATAAAATATCTCAGGAATATTATGGCTCTCCGTTATTTGGGTGGTTAATCTTACAAGCTAATCCTCAGTATGGGGGATTAGAGATGAATATCCCTAATAATGGATTATTGACAATACCATTTCCATTAATACCGTCATTACAAGATTATAAAGCTTTGTTAGATAACCATTTCTATTATTATGGTAGGTAAAGAAAAAAATATATTAGTTGAATTTGACTATGAAAACATTATCCTTGTTGACCCAAATAAAACTATTGATGAAGAAGGTAATGTTGGGGAAAGATTTTTACCCCCCGAAAATTTAGTTTGTTATGCAAATTTAGAATGTAATCTATTCCCAAGAACCCGACTTGCATTGGGTTTAAATGGGGCCGCAACAGGAGAACTTGTTAATATTGCGTCAATAAATTTCATGAAACCTGGTGGAGGTAGTTCATTAACGAATGAATTTTACGATGAGTTCACAGGTGAAAACACAATTAAAGGTGAGGGACTTAATCAACCATCAGAACAAGGTCAAAAGATTTCATCTACAGACAAACCAACGGAATTCTATTTTCAACAGCAAACTATAAATAATAAGGATACTGGATTACTCGGTATTCAAAGTATAACTATAACAAACAATTGGAACCAACCTACAGTAAGAATTAAATTCGTAGATATTAGAGGTAGGGCTCTTTTTGAAAAAGGAGAAAATTCTCCATATGCAACATTTTTTAATTTTCCATATCCTATTTTTTATTTAACGATAAAAGGTTATTTGGGACAGGCCGTTAAATTACAGTTAACTCTTAACAAATTTAATTGTAGTTTTAATTCAACAACGGGAAATTATGACATTGATACTGAATTTCAGGCGTTTAAATATAATATTTTAACAAGTATTATGATGTCCCATGCTTTGGCGACACCATATATGTATAATAAAAAATATACTGTAACCCCAACAATTACTAATAGCTTAGCTAAATTAGGTACTAATGTTTTAACATTAAATGAGGCAAAGGGGTTACAAAAAATAAAAGAAGTATATTCTGAATACAAGGCTAAGAATTTAATACCTACGGATTTTCCTGAGATTACAATGCAGGAAATGATAGAGAGATTAACAAGATTAGAATCTTATATTTTAAAATCATTTGGTCAACAAGATTTAAGTCCACTTACAGATACTGACAAGTATAAAAGATTAGTTCAAGAGTATGAAGGGGATATCCAAACATACGTTGGTGGTAATAGTTGGTTTAACAAATATTGTGACCAAAATACATATTGGATTTTAAAGGACAGAGATATTAAAGTTTACCAACTTAGACCTGAATATGCATTTGGTGGTGGAATTCTTGAGGCGGTTAAAGATTTAGATACAAGATTAAAAACAAACAAAGATAAATTATTACTGAATAAAACATTTGGTGGGACCGGTGAGATTTTAATTGATGGTAAAAAAATTGTAACTAAAATAAATCCAACAGGTATTAGTATTGATGATTTTTTAAGAAATTCTAAAAGTGAAAACGATATTAATTTTCAAAAAACATACGAGGAAAGGACAGGTAAAGTTGCTACTGCAAATGATATTGCCAAATTAAGAATTGAGTATAATACTCAGGTTTTATTACCTTTGAAGGCTTTAATTCAGACAACATTAGAAGGTGGTGGTAATAATCAAAGTAGTCAACAATCACAACAACAAGATGGTGGAGGTAAAAAAGAAATTACTATTGAATTAGAAAAATATGGAATAAAACCAGAATCAACCCCTTTATTTATAATTGAAGGTGATAATATAAATTCATTTGAAAGTTATATTAAAAAAATATACGCCCAAATTGATGAAAAAAAGAAAACAATTGACGACGCTTTAAATGCTGCACTTGCTGAAAAAATAGGTAAATCTGAAGAAGGATTAGGTTTCCAACCGACAATAAGAAATGTATTAGCGGTTATTATGGCGAGTACTGAAGGATTTATCAGATTAATGGAAGATGTTCACGAATCGGCATGGAACCAAAGACAAAACAAATATAGGTTAGCTGCGGTATTAGGGGATGATAAAACGGCCCCATCTCCTGACTCAAAAGATTCAGTTAGGGGTGCTGATGGTAATTTAATACCTGTATATCCTTGGCCTCATTATTATGTTGAAACTAATAGTGATAAGGGTGAAAAATTTGAATTAAGATACCCTGGTGATAGTTCAGTAAAGTCAAAAACTAAGGGATATATATATCAATATTGGCCTGAAGTTGAATTTGTTGAAGAATATTTAAAGGGTAGATTACAAATTGACACCCCACCAAATAATCCTCAAATTGTTGGTAATAATGCTGAATTGATTAATAGAGCTTCATACAATGCTATTGAATACGAACTATCAAATGTTATAATGGCAAATAAAGAGGAGGTTAAATTCTTTTATGAGATGTATGAAAGAATGATGTTACCTTTTTATTATCAGAGGTTTAATAAACCATCATTTATTTCATCCCAATCCTATTTACCAATTGGAGATGCTGAGTTCATTAATTTACAAAAATCTTTGGGAGCTGGTTCTCCATATTTAATACAGAAAATTAAAGAATATAACTTAAACTCTAATGTGTATTTGAATTTCTTAGCAGGAATTTCAAATAACGGAGTTGGACAAAGTTGGCAAAATTATATTAGAGGGTATTTCAATACTCCATATATTAAAGCTAAAGTTGAGAGTCCATTTGTTATATATGATTTTGAATCCTTTAATACTAAAGTTTCAGTTGAATCTCCTGTTACTGAAGATAAAATCTCGGTTTACTTACAATCAACACAGAACAACGAAAAAAATATTGTAGATGTTTTTCCATTTGCAATTAATGGGTGGAATAGGAATCAAATGAGTTATGGTATTGGTTCAACAAACGAATCAATAATGAACACCTCAAAAACGTTATTTTTATACGATACAAAAAATTTGGTAGCTAATTTTAACAATCAGAATTTTGCATCTGCCGATAAGGTAAAACCTGTTACTAACTTCTTATATTTAAGCGAAGCGGGTCCAATACAACCTGATGTTTTAGATTTTAAAAATTTCTATAGAAAATTTACGGATAGTAGAAAAATGTTTACAACTCAAGGAGCTGTAGAATACTCAAACTATAATGGTGGGTTATCAGGTAGTCAAACTACGTCAATAATTAACACACCTTATTTTGTAAATGCCATTTCAAAAGGGGTGGAAAAGTGGCAATTAGGGGATGCTCATCCTTATAAAGCAGCTGCGTATCTTTTCCTAAACTCATTACCAATTGCAACCCTAAGGGAAAAATACCGTTCAAGAGAAAATGGGGTGGAAACCTCACTTGATTACATTTTTGCGGGTATGACTAAATTTGGAGGATTACATAAAGTACCATACGCCTTTATATTAAAAATTGGTTCAGTTTGGAACAGATATAAAACATTTATTGAAACTGGAGTTGATTTTCTTGATGAAGTTTGGGATGATATTGATGTAAATAATATGTACGACCCAATTGGTAATAATCCACAAACAACTTATCAATTTAATTATGGTTCAGGATTAAGAAAAATACAACTACAAACAACGCAAGAAATTAATGGGGTTGATACAACAATTATGAATGTTGGGTTTTATCCTAAATTGATTAATGATATTTCGTTATTTACAACAGGTCTTAATTTTTTAACAAATTACTCAAGTCAAGAAATTAATCAAAAAATACAAAGTGGAGATATAAGTGTTACCTATATGAATAATGACGGGGCCTCATTTACACTACCTGCGGGATATGATGATACTTTACCTAACCAAGCTTTAACTTTTAATAGTTGGTCGGTAATTTTTAAAGACAATAATAGTGGAAGAAGTTATGTTGTTCCATCTGTTGGTGGACAACTTAATCAGGCTAAATATGATTGTTTAAATACACAATTAAATAAAGCTAAAAATAGTATACCAAACAATAGTTCGGTTTTTAATGGGTCGGCTAGAATGTTTTGGGCGGTGTCTCAATATGGGTATTTTAATAATAATTTAATTACAAAACCGACACCAAAACAATGGATGAAAAAAATTAATAGTGATTCTGAAGACCAAATGGCTTTCCATTTGTCAAATCAATATTCATCAATTGAAGATTTATTTGGAACATTCTCTAAAGAAGAATTGGACCAATTTGAAAACCACTTTTTAAATTTTAGTAAATCTGAATGGGAGTTTCAAATATTAAAAAAACAAGAGACCAGTGTTGACACACAAGGAGTATTTAATGGAAATCAAGAAAATATTACGGTTAGTGAAGTCACTATTAGACAAACTATTAATAGAATACAAAATGTACCAAATAAAGAATATTTAAATTTCCAATTATTATTTAAAGAATTATTTGGATTTAATGGGTCAACAAACCCCAACGAGTTATTGAAATTTTCAGAAAACTATAATACTCAGCTAAACAATTTTTTCACTAATTTCCAAGGGTTCATGAATTATGAAAAATTCATAAAAATTGGAAATCCATCAAAATATGATAAAAGAGTATTTTATAGTTTTGCTTTGTCAACTGAGTTCTTTATTGAAGAACCATATACTTTTGGACAATATGAAATTGGTTCTTTACCATCATTGAATGATACCACTACCTTAGCTCAATCCCAAGCATCTTTTCCTGAAACATGGAAAAAATTACAAATTTATGTTGGGTTTTCTGATTACCCTGGTATGGCATATAGTAATAATTTTTCATATATAACTGATTTCTTTGTTGATAATAATGTGAGATTTTCTGAGGAAAATATTGAAATACTTGCACCACTTATCAAAATGTACGCAACGCAAAAACGTAATAACTCAATTTATAACGGTACAACATTCTTGGCAGATATTAGAAGTTATCTTAGAGAAACTCAAAATTATATGAATGTTGTGTTAAATTATTACTTGTTAAAAGCTAGAAATGAATTACCTAATGTTTCTGAAGTAAATGAAGCAACCCCTAAAGTTTCATATGATGGGGACCAAATGAAATTTTTATTATATGATGATTTTAAGGCATTAAATGATACTTGGATTGCGGGTAATGATTATAGTGAAACTACATTATTTGAGGATTTTCTATTTTTAGATAGAGCGAGTAGGGATATTGGTGACAAAATAATTGTGAATCCGTTTGAATTAAAAAACATGTTTAAGAATTTAAATAAATCGGCAAGTACTTTCACATTTATTAATGGTATAATTATGGGACATAATATGTATACCATGATGATGCCTCAGTGGATTAATTTTTATAATGCTGATGAAGTTGCAACTCAAGACATACCAAGAGTAGATTCCACTTTAGAATTTGGAAATCAATTGTTTGGTACTTTTATGTCGGTAGATACCCGAAAAAGTTCACCAAAATTATTATGTATCTATAATGATACAAAATCTACGTATTTAGATATGGGTAATAATGATGATTACCGATATAAGTCAGATACATTTGAATTACGAAGAGCGTCAGACAATCCTTTAATTGAGACATTACAGGGTAAGACGGATTATGCGAAATCAAATAGAGTAGTTGGGTTTAATGTTGACATTGGAATACGAAACCAAAATATATTCTCAACCTTTAATGTTAGTACTAATCCTGCTAAGATGACTAAAGAGGCTGCGGCAGCTCTTGACCAACAGATTAATCAGGCTTCAGGTAGAAAAACTATAACTCAAAATACGTCTCTTTGGAATTTTTATAGAAGTAGAAGTTATGAATGTTCGGTAACTTGTTTAGGTAATGCATTAATACAACCATTAATGTATTTTAACTTGAGACACGTTCCTATGTTTAATGGAACATATATGATTACTAAAGTTGAACACCAAATAAGTCCTGGTTCATTTAAAACCACTTTTGCTGGTAGTAGACAATCAATGTTCTCAATGCCACCAATTGATTCTTATGTTCAGGGTGCGATTAGGGAAATACTAGAAGATATTGTTGAAACAAGAAAACAAGAGGAAAATGCTGCGTCACAGATTAATAATCTCTCCAATAGTACTCAGGGTATTATTACGACAACAACAACTGCTGCCAATAATATAGACGGCTCAACAAAACCAATTACTCAAGAAATTAGTAATACTGCCTCAAATAATGTTAATTGTGGTAATTTACTTAGTTCAAAGTTTAAAAATTATATATTTACTGGAGCTTCACAAACACAAGAACTTACACCTTCTATGTTACAACAAAAATTATCAGTTATAACAAATGAAAATGTTAGATGGTTAGTTTATAACACTATTTATGATTCAGAATCAAATGGAGCAAAAGGGTTTAATTATAATATAGGTAAGGTAAGATTAAATAGAGATTGGGGAGGAAATTTAGGTACCTTCTTTAATGAAACATATTATTGTCAACAAGATAGTAAGGGGAACTCAATACCAATGGCATCTTTTGAAAGTTATGATAAGGCAATACAAATGATGGCAGCCTATTATAGTAATAGTGGTGGTAATTTAATAATACCTACAGAATCTCAAATTCAAAGCGGGGAAATACCTGACGATTTCATAAATAATACTTTTTCAGAATATTCCAGGTTATGGCTGTCTATGACAGATAATCAGATTGATTCTTTTAAGAGAGATAATAAAGATGTTTGGAATTTGTTTAAAAATGAAATTAAATCCGCATTAAAAAATGCTAAAGCATCAAGAGTTCTGTAATTTCAGATAATCAGTATATTTATATAAAAAAACAAAGTTATGAGCTTACAATTAATTTTAGACAATTATCTTGGTAAAAGAACAAGATATTCAGAAAAAGATGCTGGAAACGGGTTCAAAGAGGTATGTGATTTAGACAGTGGAGATTGTTACACTGTTAGAATGAAAGATGGACTTATTGAAAGAGTAGATAACACAATGAGTGTTAATAAGAAAGTTAATGTTGAAACTCCAAACGGAATTAAAAGATTATTAAACGGATAATAAAATGGCAATTGATAAAAAAATCATTTCTGAAATTAAGAGATACAGAAGTATTAATCAATACTTAAATGAACAAGATGCTCTTCCACCTATAGAAGAGCCAATTCCTGGTGTAGGTGAAACACCACCAATTGGAGATACTGCAACACCACCTGCGGACCCAACTTTAGCCGGACCACCCGCACCTGCGGAACCTCAAGTTATTGATGTTGAGACAGATTCTGAAGTGGAAAAAATTGATGACTCAGGTAAATCAGAAGAGGAAATGGATTCTGAAGAAACAGGTTCTGAGGAATTAGAGATAACTGATTTGGTAAATGCTCAGAAAGAAACTCAAACAAAACAGGATGATTATTTTGGACAATTATTTGGACAACTTGAAGAATTAACATCTAAGTTGGCTGATATGGACCAAATCGTAGATAAAATAAATCAACTTGAAATGAAAGTTGATAAAATGAGACCAAAAACTCCTGAAGAAAAATTAGAATTGAGAAGTTTAGATTCCTACCCATTTAATCAAAAATTAAGTGATTTTTTTGAAGATAAAGAAGAGGATTTAGAAAAAACTGGTAAAAACGAATACATTTTAACTTCTGATGAGGTTGAGGATTACTCTCCATCAGAAATTAAAAAAACATTCATGCCACCGACTGACCAACAAGATTTGTACAAGATGTAATTTGACTTTTGACTATTTTGGATTATATTTGTTTTAATAATTAACTTTTTAAAACTTATAATTTATGTCATCAGTCTTAGATTCAGTTCTGGCACAGTACGAAAAATCAAAACAATCAGGCGGAGCGTCAAACAAAATGACGCAGGAAGAGCGAATGAAAAAGTATTTCGCAGCAATTCTTCCACAAAATCAATCATCGGCTCAAAAACGAGTTCGTATCCTTCCTACTAAGGACGGTAGTTCACCATTTGTTGAAGCGTGGTTTCACGAAGTTCAAATCGGAGGACAATGGAACAAGTTGTATGACCCAGGTAAAAACGACAATGAGGCAACACCTTTAACAGATGTTCATGATGCTCTTATTAGTACAGGTAAAGATTCTGACAAAGAACTTGCTAAACAGTACAAAGCTCGTAAATTCTACATTGTTAAAGTTATTGACCGTGATAACGAAGCGGACGGACCAAAATTCTGGCGTTTCAAACACAACTATAAGAACGAAGGTGTTCTTGACAAAATCATTCCAATTTGGAAAGCAAAAGGAGATATTACAGACCCTGAAAAAGGACGTGACCTTATCATTGAATTAGCTAAAGCTAAAACTCCAAAAGGTAAGGAATATACAATCATCCAAACAGTTATGTATGATGATGCTACTCCAATCCACACTGACGAGGCAACAGGTAAATCTTGGGTTAACGATGAGTTGACTTGGAGAGATGTTTACTCTAAAAAACCAACCGAATATCTTGAAGCAATTGCTCGTGGAGAAACTCCAAGATGGGATTCTGACAAAGGTGGTTATGTATATGGTAACAGTGAATCAGACGAAATGGTAATTGGTGGTGGTTCTACATCATACACTGACCCACAAGCTGAGTCAGAACCTGATGGTGACTTACCATTCTAATTTATACGGATGGGCACTTGCATGGTGTCCATCCTTTTTCATTTTCATACTAACAATTTAAACACATAGACATTTATGGCTATAAAGAAAAAAGAATTCTCATTAGATGCGATTAAGGACAAATACTCCACAAAAACCAAATATAAAGAAACAGACTTTTATGAAGTCGGTGAAGCTTTCCATAGTAGTTGCGGTTTACCTGGTCCTGCTTTGGGCAACATCAATATGTTCTTGGGGCACTCAAATTCTTCCAAAACGACGGCTCTTGTCAAAGCCGCTGTGTCTGCTCAGAAGAAGGGGCATTTGCCTGTTTTCATTATCACCGAGAAAAAATGGAGCTGGGACCACGCAGTTGAACTCGGTTTGGTGGCGGAGATGACCGACGGTGAATGGGACGGACAGTTCATATTCAACGACAACTTTGACTATATTGAACAAGTAACTGACTACATTAATGAATTATTGGATGAACAAGAAAAGGGTAATATTCCTTATTCACTTTGTTTCCTTTGGGATTCAGTAGGTTCTATTCCTTGTAAGATGACCTTTGATGGTAAAGGCGGTAAACAACATAATGCGTCGGTATTGGCAGATAAGATTGGTATGGGTATCCAAGCTCGTATTACTAAATCACGTAAGGAAGATTATCCGTATACAAATACAATGGTTGTAGTCAATCAACCTTGGGTTGAATTACCTGATAATCCATTTGGACAACCAACTATTAAAGCGAAGGGTGGTGAGGCACTTTGGTTAGCATCAGCTCTTGTATTCCTATTTGGTAATCAGAAAAATGCAGGTATTAATCACATTACGGCAACTAAAAATGGTAGAACAGTATCTTACGCTATTAGAACTAAAATCTCTGTTCTAAAGAACCATATTAATGGATTAGGATATAAAGACGGTAAGATTATTGCAACACCGCAAGGATATATTGCTGACGATAAAGACGCTCTTGAAAAATACAAAAAAGAGTATTCACAATATTGGAACGCAATCCTTTCAGGTACAGGGGAAATTACCCTTGACGAGAATGAAGAAACTTTTGAAAACGAACAATTTTAATTAGTTTTCAGTGAAAAAAACATTACTTGTTGACGGAAATAATCTGATGAAGATTGGGTTCCACGGAGTGAAAGATTACTTTCATAATGGTGAACATATTGGAGCATTGTATCATTTTATGAATACTCTTCGTAAGTTCATTGACGAACAAAATTTTGACAAGGTAGTGGTATTTTGGGACGGTGAAGACTCCACGAGTTTGCGTGGGGTTCTTTATCCCCAATATAAACAAAATCGTAAATTAACGATGGAGGACGCAGTCTTTATGTCCTACCTAAAACAAAAAAATCGTATCAAACAATATCTTGAGGAAGTTTATATCAGACAACTTGAGATTAGTGGAAGAGAAGCTGATGACTTGATTGCCTATTATTGTCAAGTTTCTGAAAATGAGAACAAGTTAATTTTTTCTTCAGACAGGGACTTAACCCAACTTATTTCTGAAAAGGTGTCAGTATACTCACCATCACTTAAATCCACGTTTAAACACGGGGATAAGATTAAATTTGATAGTTTTGAATTCCCACACTATAATGTTAAAACTTTAAAAATATTAACAGGTGATAAATCTGATAACATAGAGGGTATATATTTGCTCGGAGAAAAAACATTAGTTAAATTTTTTCCTGAGATACTTGAAAAAGAAATTTCTTATAACGATATTTTAACAAAGGCTGAAGGTTTATTAAAGGAACAAAAAGATAATCAAACTTTAAAAAATCTTCTAACAGGTAAAACAAAATCAGGTATCTTTGAAAACGAATTTTTTATAGTAAATGAACAAATTGTTGATTTATCTAACCCTCTACTCACGGATGAGGACAAACAGGAAATTATTGAAATCGTTAACGAAACATTAGAGCAAGAAGGTAGAAGTTACAGAAACATTATTAAATATATGGTTGAAGATGGACTCTTCAAGTATCTACCTAAAGGTGATGACGCTTGGACATATTTCCTTAAACCATTTATGAAACTAACAAGAAAAGAAAAAAACAAACCAAAAAAAAGATAAAAAATGAATCAAAATGAAATGACAAAAATGGAGTTTTTGTTAACTCTAAATGACAACATCGTTGTTCAACGTTTTTACAATGTCAGAGGGTATAACCCAAAGGCAAAAAACTCAATGGATGTTTATGACCAAGTTTATGACTTTACAGAAAGACTTCAAAAGTATTTGAAGATGAGGTCTGTGGATTATTTGCTTGAAAATGAATATCAAATATCTGAAGACCCACAAGTATTGGAAACTTCTTTTACTGATGGTCCCGAAAATTTTAATATCTTTGTAAAAATTGACGGAGACATGATTCATCACAGACAATTTGATGCTAAGATTTACCCACCAAAAGTTAGATACACTGTTGATGTTAGATTCCTATTGAAGGATTTACTCAGAGAATTGACAGAAATTTTTTCATCAAAAAATTTAACTTTAGATTACATGGGTGTTCGCTTGGCTCGTTAATATTTATCAAAAAACCAACAGACACTTATGAGTTCAGACAAGAATTTTGATTATTTAGGACAAACATTTCAGTTACAGTTACTGAATCAAATTATAACAGACAAGGACTTCTCACATTCAATTGTGGGGGTTCTTGAAGCTGGATATTTTGAAAACAAATATTATAAAATCATCATACAGATGATTAAGGAGTACTATTCTAAGTACGAAGCTAGCCCTAATTTTGAAACTCTGTCTCAAATCGCAAAAAGTGAAATTTCGCAAGAATTAGCAAGAAAAATTGTGTTAGATACGATAGGTGAGATTAAAATCGCACCTGACGAAGGTAAGTCATTCGTTCAAGAAAAGGCATTAAAATTCTGTAAACAACAAGAATTACAGAAGGTAATGGGTAAGGCTCAAAAAATCATTGATTCAGGTGAGTTTGAGTCTTACGACCAACTTGAATCAATGGTAAGAGATGCGTTACAGGTAGGGAATGTAGACAGAGGAACAGAAAACGTATTTGATAACCTTGATGACGTGTTATCTGACGATTACAGACATCCAATACCTATGGGTATACCAGGAATTGATAATCTATTAAAAGGTGGATTAGCAAAGGGGGAAATCGGAGTAATTTTAGCACCAACAGGTGTTGGTAAAACTACCGTAACTTCAAAAATTGCTAATCACGCTTTTAACATGGGGTTCAATGTTCTTCAAATATTTTTTGAGGACAATCCAAAGATTATCCAAAGAAAACATTTCACTATGTGGACAGGTATTGCTCCTGACAAATTAGGTGAACACAAAGAAGAAGTTTTGGAGAAAGTAAGAGTTATTAAGGAAACAATGCCAAATAAACTTTTACTAACTAAGTTACCTTCGGACACACTTACAATGTCCCAAATAAAAAGTCAGATTAGAAAATTAATTGCTGATGGAACAAATATTGATGTAGTTATTTTGGATTACATTGATTGTGTAACCCCTGAAAAGGCATTAGAGGATGAATGGAAGAGTGAGGGTTCAGTAATGAGAGCATTTGAAGCAATGTGTCACGAACTGCACATCGCAGGTTGGACGGCAACTCAAGGTAATAGGAGTTCAATCTCGTCTGAGGTTGTTACTACTGACCAAATGGGAGGTTCAATTAAGAAAGCTCAAGTTGGTCACGTTATTATCACAATTGCAAAATCTTTACAACAAAAAGAATTAAATTTGGCAACAATTGCAATTACAAAGTCACGTATTGGTAAAGACGGGATTGTATTTGAAAATTGTAAATTTAATAATGAGTTGATGGAAATTGACACTGAAAGTTCTGTTACTTTCTTAGGATTAGAAGAAAACAGAGAGCAACAGAAAAAAGACAGAATTAAAGAAGTTATGGAGAAAAGAAAACAACAACAAGCATAATTATTAAAACACAAAGTTATACACATGGAAAAAATATTAGTAGAAAACCCGAATAGATTTGTAATCTTCCCAATTCAATATAATGATATTTGGGAATTTTATAAAATGCACCAAGCGGCATTTTGGACCGCTGAAGAAATTGATTTAAGTGGTGATATTAGAGATTGGGAAAATTTATCAGAAAACGAACAATACTTCATTAAGAACATTTTGTCGTTTTTTGCGGCTTCAGATGGAATTGTTAATGAAAATTTAGCTGAGAATTTCTATCGTGAGGTTCAGTACCCTGAAGCAAAATTCTTTTACGGAATCCAACTTGCAATGGAAAATATCCATTCATTAATGTATTCTCTTCTTATTGATACTTACGTTTCAAATGAAGAGGAAAAAAATAAATGTTTTACAGCATTGGATAATCTTCCAGCAGTTCAAAAGAAAGCTAAATGGGCTTTGGATTGGATTGAAAACGCATCGTTCCAAGAAAGATTGGTAGCATTTGCTGCAGTAGAAGGAATCTTCTTCTCAGGTTCATTCTGTTCAATCTTTTGGTTAAAGTCTCGTGGTATTATGCAAGGTTTATGTAACGCTAACTCTTTAATCTTTAAAGATGAAAATTTACATTGTGATTTTGCAATTCATTTGTTGAATAATCATATTGAAAACAAACCAAGTGAGAAAAGAATTAAAGAAATTCTATTATCCGCTTTGGAAATTGAAAAAGAATTTATCACAGAATCATTACCAGTATCTCTTATTGGAATGAACCAAAATTTAATGAAACAATATTTGGAGTTTGTGGTAGATGGTCTACTTGTTAAATTTGGATGTAAGAAACAATTTAATGTTGAACAACCATTTAAATTTATGGAACAAATTGCCGTTGAAACAAAAGGTAATTTCTTTGAGTCTAGAACTGTTGAATATCAAAAAGCAAAGTTAAATGAGACTCTCTCCTTTACTGATGACTTTTAATTTACTATCTTTTTAAACTATGATGTCACTAAGAATTAAAAAACGTAGTGGAGACGATGCGTCGTTCAATCCACAAAAAATTTATCAAAGAATTAAACGAGCTTCAAAAGGATTGAACGTTAATTCTGATGAAATCTTTATTAAAGTGATAACCTCAGTTCCGACTGAGGGTCTTATCACTACAAAGGATTTGGATAAGTTAATTTATGAAATTGCTGCGGCTTTTACAGGAAGTCATCATGACTATTCTCGTTTGGCTTCATCAGTTGCTATTTCATCTTACCATAAAGAAACTGACCCAAGTTTCTCAAATACGATGAGTATATTACACGTTGACGGTATTGTGAGTAATGAGTTAATGGAAATTGTTGAGTCTTACGGACCAAGTAAGATTGATGAGATTATCAATCACGATAACGATTATAACTTTGACTATTTTGCTTGGAGGTCTTTATCTGAAATGTATTTGTTGAAATTACCAAGTGGTAAGGTTGTTGAAAGACCACAACATATGTATATGAGAGTTGCTCTTTGGGTGACCAATACATTTGAAGAGGCCGTTGAGTATTACCAAGCGTTATCAAGTCAAAGAATATCACCAGCGACTCCAATTATGATTAATGCGGGTACAAAGGTTCCACAACTTGCATCTTGTGTTCTTCATTACAACGATTCAGATTCTCGTGAAGGATTGTTGAATACTATGAGAGACATCTCAACATATTCATCTGATGCTGCGGGTATTGGATTATCAATGTCAAATATTCGTAGTAAAGAAAGTCGTATTACATCTTCAGGTGGATATGCTGGTGGACTTTTGAAATACTTAAAGATTGTTAATGAGTCACTTCGTTTCTTTAACCAACAAGGACGTAGACCTGGTTCAGCTGCCATCTATTTGGAACCTTGGCATAAAGATATCATGGATTTATTGGAGATTAAAAAGAACACAGGTGCTGAAGAATTGAGAGCTCGTGATTTATTTACCGCACTTTGGATTCCTGATAACTTCATGAAAGCAGTTAAGGATAATGACGATTGGTATTTGTTCTGTCCTAACGATATTGTTAAGGCGGGAATCAAACCATTACAAGAATCTTATGGTACTGAATATGAAGAAAATTATCAGTTAGCGGTTAATATGGGTCTTGGTAAAAAGGTTAAAGCTCAAGAAATTTGGAATAAGATTATTGAATCTCAGATTGAAACAGGTGTTCCATATTTGTGTTCTAAAGACAATGCTAACAAGAAAACAAATCACCAAAACATTGGTGTCATCAAACAATCAAATCTTTGTAATGAGATTTACCAATACACTGATGAAAAGACAACCGCAATCTGTACTCTATCATCTATGGTATTAAAGAACTACGTTAAGGACGGGGAGTTTGATTTTAATGGATTGTATGGAGAAACACGTAAAGTCGTTAGAGCATTAAACAAAGTTGTTAATATCAATAACTACTCAACTGAGAAAGGACGTAAAGGTGGATTAGAACAAAGAGCAATTGCTATCGGTACCCAAGGATTGGCAGATGTATTCTATTTGATGGATTATATTTTCACATCAGAAGAGGCTCGTAAGTTAAATAAAGAAATTTTTGAAACTATCTATTTCGCAGCAATTACTGAAAGTAATAGATTGTGTATGGATGGTAAATATGAACCATACGCTCACTTTAACGGGTCACCTATGTCACAAGGAGTATTCCAATTTGATATGTGGGGATTGAAAGAAGATGAGTTATCAGGAAGATGGCCTTGGCAAATCTTGAAAGAGAATGTTAGTAAATATGGTGTTTGTAACTCTTTATTTACGGCTCAAATGCCTGTCGCGTCATCAGCAAAGATTACAGGTTCATATGAAATGACAGAACCCGCTCACTCAGCAATCTTTAACCGACGTGTTGTTGGTGGTGAGATTATGATTGTTAACAAGTATTTGATTAATGATTTTGAGAAGATTGGAATTTGGTCTGAAGATTTGAAGAATGAAATTATCATGAACGAAGGTTCAATTCAGAATATTAATTTCCTTAATTACTTGGATACTGAAGATAAGAGATATAACTTTAAAGTTAAAAGAATTGAACATTTAATTCAGAAGTATAAAACAATTTGGGAAATTTCACAAAAGGCATTGATTGAAATGGCTGCGGATAGAGCACCATTCATTGACCAATCACAATCAATGAACATTTATATGGGTAACCCAACGTTGTCTAAGATTTCTTCATCACATTTTTATGGATGGGAAAAAGGATTGAAAACACTTTGTTACTATGTTAGAACAAAGGCAATCTCAACTGGAGCAAAACACTTGGCGGTTGACATTTCAAAGGTTAACAAACCAAATCCAACTCCTGAACCTCCAAAGGTTGATTACAGTTCAATGAACTTACCTCCAAAACCTGACAATAGTCAATTTGATTGTTTTGGATGTTCTTCTTAACAAATCCGATGTGTTATCCCGAGCTAGGTCGGGATTTTTTATTTTAACTATTTATCAAATAACAGAGGACTTTATATTTATTTGATATGGCAAATGGAAAAACATATGGTATAGATTTTCCTTTCAGAACATCTCAATTTGGTAAATATTTAAGTTTATCTCAAACTGCGGATGATGAAATCAGGAATAACTTAGTGCATTTATTGTTGACTAGACGAGGTAGTAGATATTACCTACCTGATTTTGGAAGTAGATTGTATGATTATATTTTTGAGCCAATGGACAGTCTAACTTTTGATAGTATTGAGGCGGAGATTAGACAATCTTGTGAGAGATATATACCAAACCTTAAAATTTCAAAAATTTCAATTACTGATGCGTCAAATGATGATGTTGATTCTGCAACATCTGTTGAGGATTCTGGTGGGAGAACATATAATATGACAGGAATGGGTAATAGAGAATACACCGCAAAAGTTAGAATTGATTACGTTATCACCGATAATGTATTTAACTCTAAAGATTTTGTAATTATTAATATATAATATTATGGCTGAAAAAAGAATATCCTATACAGTTAGGGACTTCCAAGGATTAAGAACTGAACTTGTTAATTATGTTAAAACTTATTATCCTGAATTAATTGATAATTTTAACGATGCTTCCGTGTTCTCTGTGTTTATGGATTTAAACGCTGCGGTTGCAGATAACTTACATTATCATATTGATAGAAGTGTTCAAGAAACTGTCCTACAGTTTGCTCAACAACGCTCGTCGGTTTATAATTTGGCTAGAACTTATGGTTTAAAAATTCCCGGACAAAGACCGTCAGTATCATTAGTTGAATTCTCCATTACAGTTCCTGCGGCTGGTGATAAAGATGATGAAAGATATGAAGGTATATTAAGGAGAGGTTCTCAGGTTGTTGGCGCGGGACAAGTATTTGAAACCATTTATGATATTGATTTTACATCACCATATAATGCTCAAGGGTTTCCGAATAGGTTAAAAATTCCAAATTTTGATTCAAGAGGGAATCTTATTAACTATACAATTACTAAAAGAGAATTAGTTGTAAATGGTGTTACAAAAGTATTTAAACAAGTAATAACCCCAAATGATGTTAGACCATTCTATGAAATTTTCTTACCTGGTAAAAATGTTTTAGGTATTACAAGTATCATCCAAAAAGATGGAACAAGTTATGCTAATGTCCCAAGTCCTCAAGAGTTCTTAGGTACTAATGGTAGATGGTATGAGGTTGATGCGTTGGCACAAGATAGGGTTTTTATTGAAGACTCAACTAAACCATCAGACAAGCCTGGTGTTAAAATTGGTAAGTGGATACAAACCAATAACCGATTTATCAGTGAGTTTACTCCTGAAGGATTTATGAAGTTAACATTTGGTGGTGGAACGGGTTCAGCTGAAGACCAACTTAGAGAATTTACAAATTCAGGTAACTTACCTACAATTCAAAATTTTTTAAATAACTTTTCATTAGGGTCAACCTTAAAGGCGAATACCACTTTGTTTATACAATATCGTTCAGGTGGTGGAGTTGGAAGTAATTTAGGTGTGAATACGATTAATCAAATTGGAACTGTAATATTTGTTGTAAACGGACCTTCCGAAACTACAAATACTGCGGTTGTTAATTCATTGAGATGTAATAACGTAACTGCGGCTATTGGTGGGGCAGGACAACCAACGTTAGAAGAAGTTAGAAACTATGTGGCATTTAACTTTGCAAGCCAAAACAGAGCGGTAACTGTGAATGACTACGAAGCTTTAATTAGAAAGATGCCAAGTCAGTTTGGTGCACCTGCTAAAGTTGCGGTAATGGAAGAAGAGAATAAAATTAAAGTTAAGATTCTTTCATACGATACTAATGGGGCGTTAACTAATACGGTATCAAATGCGTTATTAGATAACTTAGCAACTTATTTATCAAACTATAGAATGATTAATGATTATATCGCAATTGAAACTGCGGATGTTGTTGACCTAAGTATTGACCTATATGTTGTATTAGAGTCAACTCAAAATCAGGGTAATATTATTACATCAATAATTGACAAGGTGTCAAGTTATTTCAATCCATCAAATAGAGAACTTGGTCAGAACGTTAACATATCTGAGATTAATAGAATTTTACAATCCGAAAATGGTGTAATTTCAGTAACTCAAATTGATATTTTTAACGAGGTTGGAGGTGAGTATTCGTCATCTCAAACATCAATGGCTTACTCAAATACAATAACTAGACAGATTGAACCTCAGGAAGGGACAATATTCGCATTGCCTAATCAAATATATCAAATTAGGTTCCCGACAAAGGACATTAGAGTGAGAGTTAAAAACTTCCAATCAGTTACACTTTCTTAATTTATTTTATTTATTTAGGACTTATAATTTAATTGATTGTGTTTATAAAATGCAGTCATAACTATTTATGAAATAAAGTCCGATGAGTAAAATTTATAGGATAAAAACAACTCCTGGAATTGACCAAAATTTAACAGTAAACATAAACCAAGATTTTGAAGAGATTGAATTACTATCTCTTAAAATAAGACAAGAAGATGTTTACCCAATCGGATGTGCCAATTATGGAGTCATTGCGGGAAGAGTATTTGTGAACGGGGGATATGGACTACCAAAGGCTAAAGTATCTGTATTTATACCTCTTAGACCTGAAGATGAAGATAATCCTGTCTTAACTTCATACTATCCTTATAGAACTCTTGAGGATGTTAATGAAGATGGGTATAAATATAATTTGCTACCATACGTAGCTTCTTATAGTGGACACTCACCGACAGGGACATTCCCAACAAGAGAAGATGTATTAAAAGACCCAGTTGCTTCGGAACTTTTTGAAAAGTATTACAAATATACTGTAACGACAAATGAAAGTGGAGACTATATGATTTATGGAGTCCCACTTGGGACTCACACGATAGTTTTAAATGTTGACTTATCTGATATTGGGGAGTTCTCAATGACTCCTCAAGATTTAATTAGAATTGGAAGAGGAACTGAGAATCAATTTAATGGTAGTTTCTTTAGGTCTTCAAATAACTTTAATGAACTTCCGCAGATTGTTTACGAAACTAAGATAGTACAGGTTAATGCATTTTGGGGTCAAGATGATACCTGTCAAGTAGGAATTACTCGGGCAGATTTTGATTTGAGTAGTGGGCAAAATAATATTACCATACAACCAACTGCGGTATTTATGGGTTCTATATTTTCTTCTGAAACCACTAAAAAAGTTAAAAGAAGATGTAAAGTTAAATCTAAATTAGGTCAATTATGTCAATTAACTACAGGACCTGGACAGATTATTGCTATTAGACAAACTATAGATATTGATGATGATGGGTATCCTGTCTTAGAAAAATATGATTTACCACAAAACGGTAAATTGATAGATGCTGACGGGACTTGGGTAATTGAAGTCCCTATGAACTTGGACTATGTTTACACTAATGAAAATGGTGAAAGAGTATTAAGTGATGACCCTAAATTAGGAATTCCTACAAATGGTAAATATAGATTTAAAATTAAATGGCAACAACCTGCGGGACTTACTGAAGAAAACAGAAGAGGGTATTTCTTAGTTCCAAACATTAAAGAACACGGATGGACAAACAGTGGGGAAGACCCTCTATTACAGGATACTGAAACTTTTACTATTCAAACTAATGACCCAGTTATTAATATAGTCGGACAATCAGGTTATGTGTATCGTGTTAAGTCAAAAACAAATGTAACTGATTTTGTTGTTGAATTAGACGGTAACCCATACGTGGGTAACAAAAATGACATTTTATTAAATTCAAATGATATTATTTCTATAACTCCCACATATGAGGATGATGAAGCAACATCTACTTGGGTGTTTGAAAAAATACCTTTGGTAAAATATAGATTAGAAAGGTCATATGCATTTAGTTTAAGTTGGTATGATTACAATGACCCTCAGGAGGCTATTGATTGTATAGACACGTTTTATTTTATGAAATATAATAAAGTATATACTGTGTCACAATTATTAGATAGATATACGTCAAGAAGATTTACTTGGAATACTTTACAGATAAAAAATATAAACACAGATGATTGTGATGAATCAACTAATAAATTACCTGTTAATGATGTTCAGTATAGATTTGTTCCAATATTCATATTACTAAGTTTCTTTTTAACTCTTATGAAATTTTTGCTTAGGGCAATTATCATTCCTATGCATTTATTAGCGTTCTTATGGCCTGTAATCTTCTTGATTATGCAACTTGTGTGGGTTATACAAATGTTAATACACGGAATATGTAAGGCGTTAAATAAAATTAGAGGATGGTTAGGTAAAGCAAAAAAAGAATGTGGTGAAAAACCAAAAAGAACAAAATATGCGGATAACTGGTTTAGAAATGTAAAACTACCTCTTTTATTATACACTGAAGATGGGTGTGAAAGATGTGATTGTAAAGATTCTGAAATTGACCTTAGCGGTAATGAAACTGCCGATGGGTTACAACAAAACGCAACAGACGCTAGAACAGGAACAATAAATAGTAGCCCACTTGCGGATTTTAATAGTGCAGATGCGTATACTGTAGGAGATTTCCAACAGGATTTTCCGTATCTATGGGAAGGACCAAATACGACTACGATTTATGAAGACACTCCTAATGATGCTAATGGACCTGAATATCTTGATGTTTTGTTCACAAATTCATTAACAATTGCTGAAAGATTAAATACTTTTAATTTAAAGGATAAATATTTTGATACTACAACTATTAACGGTGGTGTTGGTAGAAATCAAGTTAAGAGAACTGTAACAGGTAATGGTAATATCTACCATTATGATAATACAATGGTCTTGGTTGTTGATGGTTCGGAATTAAGTAATTTTATTTCAGGACAACTAATTTCATTCAGCGACCCAACTTTATCTACCGACCCAAATCTTACAGGTGCGACTGTTAATACTGGAGGAACTAACTCAATAACAGGAACCCCGATTTCAAACGGGGCGCAATGGACGGTTAATTATGCTTCACCATCAAACCCAACTGTGAGTAATTCAGTTACTTATACGATTAACTATAGTGGAGAATCAAAGGATTACTTAACTTTCCCTACTGATATGGAATATTTTCAGGTATTGACTGGATTAACGTTAGGTACATTTTCCGCTTTAACTGAGAATCATACAAATATCAACAGTAATTTCTTAAATAGGTCTAATAAAACTGACTTCTTAAACAGGTATTTGAATAATCAAATGAGAGTTTATGATATTGTTGGGGATTATTTAGGTTCTAATGTTCAAAACCCATGTAAAGATGCTTTATGGAGAAGTATTGGTTTGGCTCCAAACCCTGGATTTGACGCTTCCTCATCTTCAAACATTCAGACTCCTTTATTCTACTATGACGGAGCCCAAAGTTTAGGTATTATTATACTACAAAGAGGTGTTGACCCGCACTCACCAAAAGTACAACAAGAAATTGACTTATCAAGAATATTTGGATGGGCAAACTATGGGCAGGCAGGTTTGACAATAACAGGGGAGTTTAATTTAAATATACCAATACAGTCATCGTCAAGTTCATTAAAATTGCCAAGACATAATCAGTTTACTACAAATAATGCGACTGACTTTGGTAGTAGTATCTTCTTTCAAGGAACATTTGATGTTCAGGGAACATTCTCTTCTTACACAAGTAATTTATTACGGTATTACTCAAGATTAGGGGAGAACGGAAATTCAACAACCGCATCTGTTCCATCCTCAAACTATTTAACAAAGGTCCAAACGGATAGCAATGCGGTTGCTAGTACGACTTCTTGCGGATGTGATACTTTTTACAATTTAAAACTTGGTTGGTGGTTTACTCAAGGAAATAATTCTCAATATGGTTATAGTGTTGGGGAGTATGTTGAAGGGGGAAGTTACGCTGATTTGGGAATGTCAAACTCTATATCTACTTTTTGTGGAGAATCGGTACCAAATGAAGTTTCGGCGTACGCATCATATATTTCAAATATATACCCTTCAAGTACCACAGTTCAAATGGTTAATCCAAGTAAACTAGTAATGAGGACTGACAGATTACCATCTTCCACGCAAATTCCTTCAGGTGATACTACAGGAAACGGAATTTTATTAATGCATCAGAATCCTTCATTTACAATTTATTTATTAGATGAATCTGGTTCAGCTCAAGCTTTAGGAAGTGCTCCTGAAGTGTATACCTTCACTGAAATAGAAACTGAGGATATACCATCACAATATATGAATGTGATTGAGTCACTTTCGGATTGTTCTAAAGCGGTTCCATTGGAATGTTATGTTGTTAATCCCGATAATACAGTATCTATTAAACCTTGTGATGAAAGTAACGGAACTTGTTGTGGTAAAAATTATAATACAGGTGGATTTAGGTCTTGGTTTAATTATGGGTTTGGATGTTATAATTTAGTGTCATTCCCAATTATTTCCATTGTAAAAGATTTCAATTTAATAATTGAATTTATACAAAGATTAAAATTAAATATGGCGTTATGTTTTGATGTGTTTTCACACACATTTGGAAATGCTTGGATAAACGGGACATTATATGCTTTCCCATTCCAAATGAATACATTTTTTGACACTCAAAACAAACCTAACTACAATTATTGTAAAGAATTAATGTATTTTCATGACCCGACTAATAATTTTTATTATAGAAGTTCACCATATAATGATAATAATAATAAATTTATTGGTAGAGATGCAAATGAAAGAGCAAATGATAACGGAAATGAAAAACAATTAGGATTTCCAACAACTATGATGGACTTGGGACCAAAAGTTCCTTACTTACAGGAAATAGTTTTCAGTGATGATTATGATGGATATATTGTTGATAAATTAGATTCAACATCATTCAAAAATGTTTCTGACATATTGAATGTTATGATTTTAAGTAGATTTGTTAATGAGAATTTTCTCAGTCTATTTTTACCTGGTCTTGGTAGTGGTTCTGACCCATCAGTTGCGGGATTCTTTAGAAATAAAAGATGGAACCCAAGTGGAAATATATTATTCCCTGGAACTATTGATGGGGATTACTCACAAATGGCGTCAGTTAATTCTGAATTTGGAATTGCTGAATTCTCACCTGAGGGATATGATATTAATACGTCATTTAAAGTTATGAGAGATAACTCTAATTATGCTTATTTTGAAATATTCTTTTCAGGTAATAATCAAGATAGAGATTACATCACACCAAGAAGAAAAATATGGAATGAGAATGCGTCCACGGCTCCTCTACCATCTGATTTTGGATACATAAGTACATTTTCACAAGAAGTTCCATTCTATGAATGGGAATTTAAAACTACTAACTCAGGAACTATTTTCGGTAATCAGAATAACAATTGGGATACAAATGAAAGTGGATTTTTTAAATACAAATATCAATCAATTGATAGAATTTCACCGGCGTCCCATTCGGTAATTGTTGGGTCAAGTAATTCAAAATATTGGAAAGGGTTTATTTATAATGTAGATAGTAATGGAAATGCGACTGACTCAATACCAAGCGGGTTCCAAGATAAAAGACAGGTTAATAATCCATTTTTCTTTTATTTTGGATTAAAGAAAGGGGCTAGTGCGTATGACAAATTTAAAACTAAATATATAAATGAAACTGATTTATAATGGGTGGTTATGAAAATATAGAGATACTTTTAGGTTCTGCAAAATTTGCAACGAGTCCTAATCGTAATATGAGAATAACTCCATTTTTGGATGGTAAAATTCAGGAACTTGAAGAATATGATAGGTCGGCAATTATAAATTTACCCGAACTTTATAATTCCGAAAGGCAGGAGTGTTCAATATTTAGACCATCGTTTTCAACCAAAGTAATTTTTTACAACGCTTATACTGGGACAACTAATATCAATGGAACAAGTTATGGTCCGTTTTTAAATGAATTATTGTATACTGATGCTGAGAATTCAATAGTTGGAGGAACTCATCCAGGGACTTGGTATGGATATCCACCATATAAAGAATTTAATTTTTATAGAAACGATACTGATAGTGTTCATGTTGATTTTGCAACAAAATCTGCATTGACTTACAATTGGGGATATTATCTAAGTTATGCTTTTGAAAATAACTCAGGAAAAACATTCCAACATTATTTCTCTCCAACCAATTCAATTACTTGGACTTGTTCCGAAGGGATTCCATTTATTATTTCAAGGCAAGAAATGAACGGAAGGGTTTTCATAGTGTTTAGATGTCCGATGAAACATAATTTGCTAAAAGGTGATTATGTTGAAATTGAGTTCCAAGGTGGGTGGGACGGTATTAATGGGAATAAGTATTTCCAAGTTGATATGTTAGGAACTGAAAGTTATGGTAGTGATGAGATAATTTTTAACATTCAGGATATCGGTTACGATAGTCCATTTTTCGCAAACTCCTCAATTGGATTATTTAAGAAGGTTGTTGATATTACCAACCCTGAGGATACTAAATCAATCTACTACGTTAGAAGACATAAAATACTGACTAACACACAGGATTCAATACCATTAAAAGCTGCGTTTTCACAGAACGGGTTCTTTAGTAAGAAAAAATTTTTGACGAGCGCTTTAACGCCTAATTATGTTTCTAGAGTTGTAGAACAAGACGGGTCTCAAAACTTCAACATTACTTTTTCTAAAGACATTATAATATCAGGATATACTGATAATTTAAACCGACCATTAAGTGAACTTTATTTAACAATAATTAATAAGGGATATTTTGGATGGTTTAACCGACCAAGACCCAACACTACAACTAATTCTGCCTTAAAACAAGGTCATAAATTTAACATATCGTTTACCTCTGGAAATTGGTGGGACGACAACAATTTGTTGAACGATACTAATATTGGAACAAATTCATATACTAAAACATTTAATGGTGAAAATTATGAATTTTATTATAATCAAGATTTAGTAAGTGGTGATACTATAGATGGAGATTTTTGTGAATATAATAGTTATTTGCAAGAAGAAAGTGTAATATCTGAATTTTATCATAAGTTTGAATTTAACAATTTGTTGTTTGATATAACATTTAGTGCGTCAACCAATAGAAACGGTTATTATTACAAACCACATAATGGTGTTACGATTAATGTATTTTCTGATTACATTGAGGAGAGTAATGTTTTAGGGATTTTAAATGTTCCACCATACGCCTTTTATTCTGAAACCTTGGGGACCCTAAGATGGAGAGACATTTACCCTTATGGTTATGTTGACTCAAACGGGAGAGGGGTTAATTTCCCATATATGAATAATGCTCATTATCCGTTACAGAATATAGATTTTAAAATATATCCTGAAAATAACATAAACGAATTTGTATTTGGTGCGATACAATTACCTACAGTTGATGATTGTGAATAAATTTAAAATATTAGTAAATGACAACGATAGGGAGATAGTAATTCCTGTTGAAACAAATGAAGATTATTTAGACCAACTAAATAATATTGAGAACTATGATGACCAAGTAGTTAAGAGGGTTATTAACCCCAACGAAGATTACGAAGTTGCTAGATTTACTCACGCTCAACATGATGAATCATTAAGGACTGACGTTAATTATCAATTTTTTTTCACACCTACAGGGTCAACCCCATCAAATATAAATTATGTTAATTCATATGTTAGTGAAGGGTTTACACCCCAACAAATTTATTATTTTTCAAATCCATTTAGAAACTCATTTTTTAAATTGGATTTTTACGATACCACTCAAGATACTAATCAAATTAATTACATTACAATAATATTACCTACAACTCAAGGAGAAACAGAACCTGCAGTTGTTGGAGTTAATAATGTGAATGTTAAAATACCAAAGTATAAATTAGATTTTTTAGGTGATAAAGAAGGGTTTTTCCTATATTGGTTACGAAGTACCCAATACCTAAACATATCTACTTTTTATATGAGTGCAAAGTTTTTTGATGCAAAATTAGGGATTTTTGTAAAGTTTATGAATGCTCCACAAAATTCAATTGGAAGTGGGAATTCAAATTTTAATCCTTCAAATTATTTTTATTATAAGGTTGTTTTAGATTATGAAACTCTAACCTATAAAATTTTTACATTAGATGATGTGAGAGTTGGAGAAACAACCCCAATAACCTGGTATGAATATGTTAACCCATAATGGATAATCAAAATAAATATTATTTTAAAATATCTCCTGAAGTTATATTGAATAAAATTTTCACTATTCAATATCCATCGGGAACAACAAGTAATCAGTTAGATGAAGACCCTTGTTGTGAAGTTACTGCAACAACTACTACGGTTGTTGATTATGGGTATGCTACAGTATATTCTTCTATGACTCAGTTGTTAAGTGGGGGAACTAATGGAGAATCAACTCTTACAGATTTATCGGTTCCAATTCTCTTGTTAGAAAGTGCTGTAGACTACGGACATTATTCAGTGTTTGATGGTGCGATTTCACAAAAAGAAGTGGTGTGTAATTTTATATTTTCCGCAAGTTCGGCCAATCCGTACACAGTAATTGTTTATAATACTTCCAATAATCTTTCAAATTTTATACAACAAACAACTTTTCAAATTGACTGGGGGGATGGGTATGTTGAGGATATTAATACGTTTACACCTGAAAACTTAACACACACTTATAATAATTTTGGGGGACCTGTAACGTATATGATAAATTTAATACAGACGACTCCTTGGGGAATTAATTCTGTGGTTAAATATTTAGAAATACCTTATACGGGTGTGACAGTGGATAATCCGAACGGTACTGCATATTTCACACCTATGAATGGTAATTGGGCTGATACATCAGTATCTTATGACTACATTTTTTCAGGAGATGCTGTAAATTTAGTAAGTGACCAAGTTAGTGGTAATTATATTGATACTCCTTTCTTAATCACTGCTCAAACATCATCAAGATTATCAGAGTTAAGAAGTTACGGACCTCAAAAATACCGACAAACTCTAATAATCCAAAATGGTGAACCTTTTGGACAGATAACTGAAATAAATGAAAACTATACTGCTTATACAATCCAAAATAGTAGTTACGTTGATTTTACTGACGGAGCAACGATACAGGTGTTTGAATCATTTGGTTTAATTGATACTTGGTTAGTTCAAGAACCAATTGTGAAAGAAGAAGAATTAATTAATGTTGCATTTGAGCCCGAAATACAAACGAATGTATTTATTGATAGAGGAAAAAATTCAGGACTTGAGAAAACAGAGAGATTAAATGAGGTGGATAGTATTGGGGACTTGGAAAAATATGGATATAAATTTTTTAAATTTAGTTAAAAATGGCAGTAGGTTCATATGGAACAATTAGACCAGCGGATGTCTCACCGGCAGATATTGAGGTAATATTAAATTACACCCCATCAAGGGATGTGACTAGTAATTTTATTCTGAAAAAATTAGATGCGAGAACAATTATTAGACCTTACTTTAATAATGGTGACACTGGAGGGAATCCTAATATTGAGATATTAGGGGGGTTATATAATCTAACATTACCATCGTCTGAATTTAATAAGTTAGGTATCTATACTTTATATATAAGACCTGCACAAATCAGAACTACAATAACGGATTGTGGAGTTTTGACCTCGTTACCAAACATTAAGGGGATTGTTATTGACATAAGTAATGTTCCTAATGAATTCCAAAATAAATTCATTCCTCAAGAGTTGGTTGGACATCGTGTTGAATACCTAAGAGATTCAGGAGCTAAAATACCTAACTTTTTTAGATTAATCACATCAAATTTTTATTGTGAGGCGGTTACTGAAAATTTAGTTAACTCAGTACAAAAAGCTGTTAGATATAGATATACGGATTCTAAAACTAATTTGATGTTTTGTACTTTATCTCCATCTTCAGCACCTACTTCAAAACCAAATGCAACTCCATTTATCGGACAACCCGGACAAAATATAATAATTAGTAATACATTTTTTAACCCAACTTCTGTTGAAGTTGAGATGGTTGAACACGATGCTTCCACATTGGCAATTGCCTTGTTTGGTAATCAAACAAAATCTATTGATGATGGTATCTACACAATGTATGATAGTGGTAATAACATTTATAAACAATACAATTTGTTTGAAGTAAGAGACCAATATAATAAATTGTTATTTGAAGTTAGACAAGATAGAAATAATAACATTGACTTTAGTAAAAACTTTAACAATATAGTTCAGTAATGGCGAGAAAGTTATATAGATATCCACCGAGACCATCTAGCGGAGCTGGCACGTTTTCGGATAATATTGTTGGATTCCAAGTGGTTGATGGGGGAGGTCTAACTCAAGGTAATTTTGAGTTTACGTCAAGTTTAACTGAAAAGGTTAACCGAACTTTCTCAATTGGAGCATTTTCATCACCAATAACATTAGATAATTTACAGATAGAGTCTGTTGAGGAAACTAAACGAATTGTTGCTAAAGAATTTGGAGTTTATCCAAATTTTGACTTATCTAATGTAACTAAGTTCTCAACATATGGACCATTAACCAAAAGATTTGCATCTTCAATTACACATATTATTAATTATTTTCCTGCAGCAATTGAGTTATATGCTTTAGGGGGTGATTTTATATCGGGTTATACTGCGGTTAACATTGAGTTTGATATTGAAGAAGATACGTCAACTTTTAGTATTCCGATTGGTAAGATAAGTAATCCATTTGAAATTGATTTTACGTCTAATTCTACTAGAAATATTGAAACTAAAGAATTTGAGGTTTCATATCTGAGAAATATGACATTAGAGTATAGTAAGTATGCGGTATATGTCAGAGATATCCAATACGAGATATTAAACATGACCCCAACTACTAGTTTAACTAGTGGTTATCTTAATTTAACTGTTGCAGGTAATCCATTTTCAGGTGAAGTTAATTCTTACGAAACTCTAATAATTAAACCTAACGATTATTACACCGAAGTTGCATTTACTGAACCGTTTGATGAAATTGAGAAATATCTGTTAAATAGATTAGTAACTCCCAAATACAGTGCTATTTTCCAAGTTCCAAAACAAAATGACAACGGCTCAACATTTGTTGGTACTGAAACTGCCACTTGGCCATTGTACGGAAAATGGAATTTGGATATTATTACAAATAATTTCACATCGTATATTAACCAAATTAATACTATCGCTACAAATTTTGATAACTCAAAGACAAATTTAATTTCAAGATTTTTAGTAACGGACGCCTTTAAAGAATTTGATACTTACGACCAAAGAGTTGATAAAGTATTACATATATATGGTAGAAGTTTTGATGAAGTTAAAAAATTCATTGACGCACTTGCGTATATGAATTCTGTAAATTATAATACTAAGAATGATATACCATCGGAACTACTTAAAAATTTGTCACAAACATTAGGATGGAATATAAACGTATCTCCTGTGACTGAAGAAGATTTTTTGAAGTCGGTATTTGGGAATGATACTAAGTCCCCATATCCTGGAATGTCAAGAAGTTTAACACCAAGTGAAATTAACTATCAATTTTATAAAAATTTAATTCTTAATTCGGCGTACCTATTTAAATCAAAAGGTACGAGAAGAGCGTTAGAATTCTTATTAAGATTGGTTGGAGCTCCTGAAGCGTTAATTGAGTTTAATGAGACAGTTTATCTTGCTGACCAAAAAATTAATATGAGAGATTTTAGAACTGAGTGGGCTAAAATATCTGGAGGAACTAAACTTGAAGAGACAATTAGTTTTAATCCTAATGACACATATTCAATTTTTGGACAAACTTTTTCAGGATATACTGCGACCACAAATGTTGTAACGGTAGATACTTTAGAAGGGGATTACCCTATAGATGAAGAGGGATACCCAAAAACACCTGCAAACACTAGTTCATTCTTCTTTCAGTTAGGTGCTGGTTGGTATGAGTTAACACCCCCTCACCAAAGTAATCAGGATGTTAATAATACCGAATCTGTATTCACGGGGCAAAACACTAATGTTCAAACTGATTTTAAAAAATTCACTTATGGACAACAATATCTTGATAGATTTAGAAATTTCCCATATATGGATTTAGGTTTTAAATTAACCAAAATTAGTGATAATAAAAAGAGTTGGTCGTTTAGAGATAAAACTAGAATATCTAATGATGGAGGGTTTAATGCATTCTACTATGCAAATGACGAGAGATTAGTATTGAACGTCAAAAACATTGATTTATTCATGAATCCTGCTGCGGGTCTTGTATTTGATGTGTGGACCATGTCATCAAAATATGGATATCCGATTTCAAATAATACAACACAACAAGTTTATGGTAATGGGATGAGGGTGACATCAAGTGTCCCACCTAATAAACAATCATTTTTTGAATTTGCTAACACATTTTGGCAAAATAAAGTAAATGTTGCAAACCGACAAATATCAAGTGGTTATGATGACGTGTCATTAATTTATTGGAGGTATTTGGAATCTGCAAATCAAGTTGGTATTCCTAATGATAATTTCACATATCAAAAATTAATTGATTATGTTAAAAATTTAGGTACGTATTGGCCAAAATTAGCGGAACAACTAATCCCATCGTCAACTATTTGGAATACGGGTATTAAATATAGTAACGCCCCATTCCAAAGACAAAAACACACATATAAGATTCCAAGAAGTTGTAGTGCGTTTATTCCTCCGACACTTTGTAAACCCTGTATTATTGATGGGGATTTATTTTTACATGGAGCATGTCAGGGAGTAACATCATTTCCAATTTTTCCTTGGTTAAATGGAACGACTAGTTACACAAGTTTCCAATCATTGTTAAATGAAATAATTTTTAATTACGTTTCTCAGAAAATATCGCAAGGGTATACATGTAATCAAAATTCTGTCTCAACAACATGGAAGATGATAGTGTCAATAGATGGTATTGATGTAATTTCAAGTATTATATATAATGGCAATGGACCTACGGATACTCCAAGTAATTCGGATTGGACCAATGCTTTAAATCAATATTTACCGAATTTGGTTAGTTATGGTTATACTTTTGAGATTATTGATAGTAATGTTTTAATAAAGTATTTAGGATTTAGTCCTATTGCGAATAGTAGTAGTATTGAAATAAAATTAAACGTAGATTTTAGTATAAGTTGTAGTTAATGGCACAGAATGTAATTGGTTTAGAAATCCTTGGATTAACCGGATGTTGTGATGGTAATATTTTATGTAGTAGTGGTGCTGCGACACTTAACATATTAACTGGTAGTGGCCCATTTGTTGCACAAATTATTTCACCATATGTTGGAACTTCAGTTTTATTAGTTAGAGAGGCCTATACTTTCACAGGGTTATCTGCAGGTACATATACAATATTTGTTAGTGATTATGACACTCCAGTAAATAATACGGCAACAATTGATTTTTATATTTCATCAGGAATATCGGCAAATACAATTGCTGTTGATAGCACTTGTGGTTTAAATAATGGGGAAATTGAAATCACATTATCACCAAATTTAGGTAATTCAAATACCTTTAGTTTGTACGATGTAGATGATACTTTATTATCTGTAACACAATCAACAGACAATCCATACACAATATCAGGATTATCACCGAATGCTTATTATGTTATTATAGAAGATGGTGGAGGATGTAGTGCCAACACAGGAACTATGGTTATTGATAGTTCTTATGGTAGTTTATCAATTAACGCTGAAGTTACTAATACATCACCATGTGCTTTAACCCCAAATGGTGAAATTTTATTAACACTATATAATGAAATACCTCCTGTTACAGTTACTTGGTCAACTAATGTTGGTGTACAGTCAAGTGATTATAATTTAACAGGATTAACAAATACAAATTATGTTGTAACAGTTAGTGATGGTTCAGGTTGTGAAGTTACTCAAACTGTTATAGTTGGGTTAGACGATAGATTAGGAATTGCGGAATTTTCATTCACAAATCCATCTTGTTTTTTAAGTGATGGCGTTGTTAATATAACATTATCAGGAGGTTCTTTACCTATCACATATTACACGTCAAATGGCTCAACATTTACAAGTGGTAGAACGGTATCATTTACAGGTTTATCTTCAGGGGCGTTTAGTTTTACGGGAGTAAGTAGTACTTGTAATGTAAGTCAAACCTTTAATTTACAAACTGCAAATTCATTCGGAGTAATTTCGTCAAATAATGGATTTAGAGATTGTTCAAATAATAGTGGGTTTATATCAACCACAATTAATGGGGGAGGTGCTCCGTTATCCGCATCCTGTGTTAGTAACAACGGATTTGTTTCTACCCAATCCAATTTACCTGCAAATTCTACAATTACTTTTGGTAGTTTAACTGCTGGGACGTATACAATTAGTATCACTGATGCGACATCCGCCTGTACTTACACTGATACTATAACTTTAACTCAAGATTTAGGATTTGATTTTGAACTTATACCTACTAACACCACTTGTGGAATTAATAATGGGACCTGTTTTATTGATATTACAACAACAATAACTGGACAAACATTCACTTTGGGGTTATCTAACGGAGCGACTATAAGAAATTTAACAACTGATTACACCTTACAAAATATCCCACAAGGAAGTTACGGGGTAACGTTAACAAATAATTCAGGTTGTTCTATAACTAAAAATTTTACAGTAGGTGGTTCAAATGGAGTTGATTTTAATTTAGTTAATTCAGGATGTTTACCACAAGGAACATTAACCGCATTTATTAATAGTGGGACACCTCCTTATACATTAACTTGGGAGGGAGATGTTTCGGGTCAAACAGGATTTGCGGTTTACAATTTAAGTAATGGAAATTATGGATTAACAGTCACAGATTCACAAGGATGCTCAACAAGAAAAACCGTAACAGTAAAATGTGAATTAAGAGAAGTTACAACATATAGTTATGATTTCGGTAGTGGTGATTTTGTTTGTGGAAATGATGATACTGTAGGATTTTTGCAGATGTTAAATCAAACATTTGTTGAATTAACTAACGGACAATCAAATTGTTTAATGAACCTGGCTTATTTTTATGTTGATATTGAAGTGGGAACTACTGCGACAACACTAGATTTATACACGTCTACATCTTTAACTGATGTTCCAACAAATTTACAGTATGCCCAGATTGTTCAAAATTATTTAAATAGTTTAGGAGTATTTGGAAGTTTAATTGTTGATTATGAAAGTGGAAGAATTGTTATAAATAGTTTGTGTGATAATCCTTTACAACCTTCTGATATAGTTAAAATCTCGGTTAGAATTTTAATGAATGTTACTTGTGACCAAGTAATACAAATAACACCAACACCAAGTATCACCCCAACATCAACATCAGGATTAATTCCTGTCCCATCACCTGAAGTTAGTGTCACACCAACATTAACTCCTCAACCTTCCTTCACGCCAACAGTTACTCCAACAGTTACGGTTACCCCTACAAATACTGTAACACCTACAAAAACGATTACCCCAACACCTTCAGACGCAAGTCCATGCTCAATTACTATTGATAGTATTAGTCCATCGGCTTGTGACCCAAATACCTCAACGTATTACATTTCAGGAACTAATGTGGTTCATGTATCTAATCCACCATCAACAGGAACGTTAATAATTGCAAATGGATGTTCTCGTACACAAACAATTTATTATCCACCATTTAGTTCTGATTACAATATATCATTTACAGATATTACTGCTGACGGTCAATACTGCTCAATATATGTTACATTTAGTGATGCTAACTGTAGTGCGTTGTATACATATAAAGCTCCTGATTATTGCAGTAATACACCAACACCAACGGTGACTCCTACTAAAACACCAACACCAACGGTGACTAAAACAGTTACTCCTACTGTAACTAAAACTCCTACAACCACACCCACTCCTACTGTAACTAAAACTCCTACAACTACACCTACACCGACAAAAACAACAATTACATTACCAACACCTACAGTTACACCGACTAAGACAGTAACTCCAACGGTAACTAAGACAGTAACACCTACGGTCACTCCGACTAAAACACCAACACCAACACCAACTAAAACATCACCAGCTTGTGAATGTTATAATGTTAATAATACTAACCCAAGCCCTGTGTCAATTACCTACATTGATTGTATAGATAGAGAGGTAATTATAACTGTTAATGGATTAACGACTAGTCCTAATTTCTGTGCTAAAGGATTCAAACCACCAACACCACCATTTAGAGTATCTTATAATAAGGTTGGAGCTTGTTCCGGAGGATTCTGTCTTACGACCCCAACACCAACACCAACAAAAACAAAAACACCAACCCCAACCTCGGTAAAGAAGTAAAAACTAGTTACAAAATTATTTGAGTTGATATATTTATGAAATAAAGAAATAATATATTATGGCTCAAATATTAATCACCAACTATACCGGTACAGTAACTTCGGATATTGTGGTATGTGAAGCTAATCCAGGACCAACAATTGGGACTTGTTATAATTTAGCAACATTATATGGAACTGCTGGTCAAATATCCCCAACAACACCATTACCCGCTTGGTATACGTTACCAAATGACTTTGATTATGACACATATTGTTATATTCAATTATCGGCGAGTACGACATTAGTCACAGTTCCCCAATTAATTCAATGCGGAGTAGTGCCGGAAGAAACTTGGGGATTTGAATCTTGTGGACAACCACTCAATAAAAATATTTATGTATTTTATGATACATCAGGTTCTTATCCTGACGGAATAAATATTACGGGGGAAACTTATGAAACTTTAAGTGGAGCATCTCAATCTATTAGAAATTGGTATTTTGGATTAGTACAAAATAGTGGGTATACAGGACAATTATTTGAAATACCTGTTGCTAATGAAAGATATATAAATTGGGCATGTTACCCTTATTTAGGGTCAACTACTGGAGGAACACTATCAGACTCATCTACGGTTCAAATTCAAATGGGTAGAATTACACATGCTAGTAATGGTCCCCAAGGGCCTACCGCAACTGCAATATGGACAAGTCCTATTGTTGAAAGAATTGCGTTAGGTTTAGATTTACAGACAGGATTCCCTTTTCCTTCCGCACCTGGATATAGTTTAGGAGTACCCTTCAACCACGATAATTATAATAGTATTGGTTGTAAATTAGGTGAGTTTGCTGGTGGGGATACTAATTATATTGCAATCATGGTGTTGAATGAAGTTGGACAAACGGGAGGAGATTGTTCGCCTATTTCTAATAATGGAGGAGCGGACTTTATACAACCATATTTTACTTTTGAAAACAACCCATCAAATAATAGTTTCATACATTTGTCAAATAGTTCAGGACAATTAAACCCAAGTAACCCTTTATCCTCAATTTATGTTCCTGATTATTGCGGACCGGTATTTTCCTCAAGCCCTTCAATTAGGAGAGATTATGAATCTTGGTTAAAAGTTTGGGAGGATGTTGAGATAAATCTTAATGGATTTGCTAAAGCGTTTTTATTCCCGGTACCAACAAAAAGAGTTACCGCTCAAATCATTGATGAGTTTCCAAATAATCCTGCGGTAAACCGTTATGACGGGGCTCCCAATGGATTTGGGACGCTTTATCAAGCAATTGAAATTATTGAGGGAGAAGTACCGCAGGCCCCCTCGTTCTTCCAATCAAATTATTGTGAAGGAATTTTTGGTAGTACAAACACTGTGTGGCCTTATCCTAATAAACGTTATAATGAGTTTTCGGCGTATACATATTGCCAAGGTCAATATTATGACTTTAGTCCATTGAGTTATTATAATAAGTTTACAGTATTCACTGGAACTACCGCTTATTCAAACTTACCTACACAGTATAAAAATGGTGCGGGTTTGAAAAATTTTGGATGGACAGTTGACGCAACTATTACGGGATTTACACAATCGTTAGTTGAAAATGACCTTAACGGTTATTTAAATACTGTTTTAGCGGGAACTAAAATATACTCAACTACTGAACCCTCAGGTGCTAATGAAGGTAATGTGTATACACTTCAAGATTTTGAAGGTTGTTGGACATATACCGGACCAAGACTTGATGGACAACCTAGTTATGTTAATGTGAACACAATATATGAATTTACAAGTTGTGAAGAATGTCAAGGAGATGTAGACCCACAAATTGTTTCATTTAAATATAACGGATATAAAAACTCTTTCCAAACTGGTGGTATTGTATCAACTGGAGGAACCCAAGACGCTAAAATTGCAATACATGGAATACCTTTTGATAGTGTTGACATTCAGATGACTTGGCCACTATCCTTAGGTTCAGACATTGCGGGAGGGTTATTCTATTTAGACCACCCATCAACGTGGACACAATACACTATGGGTGTAACTACCGCAATAACAGTGACATTAGATGCTTATGGAATTCATGAAATCAATTGGAGATTGTTAAATGGGGGTTCAGGATATGAATACATTAATTTTGAAATTACCGGTACAACAAGTTTGGCAACAATTACTCCAGCTTTAAGTGAATTATATTTAACGGATGCGGATAATGGTGACTTATCGCCTAATCCGAGTACGTATTCTTTAGTTTTATGTAAATATCCTTCAGGATTACTGTTTAATTATATAATGGTTGTTGGGGAATCATCGGTAACTGCGACAACTAGTGGGGATGCTTGTTCATCATTTGCAATTGATAAATCTTATTTAATAAACGGGTTATCAAATACGGCCACCTATCAGGACTTTTTAACTCATAATTTAATTTCAAATCCATTGGTTTTAAAAGATGGCCAAACAGTTGCTCCTATTAACGGAAGTAATAATTGGATTGCGGTTACCATAGGTATGTATTACGTTGATGGGTACTCATTTAAGAAACTTGCGTTACAAATTAACAGTTTAGGAACAATAATAAACATTGTAGAATGTCCATAAAAAAATAAAAAAATAAAAAAATGCCATACGTTTATATAACATCATTTTCGGGACCACCGGCAACAATTTCAGTTTGTGATACGTTAACTGGAACAATTTGCTATACTTACCCAACGCAACTTACAGATTTGGGACCATTCCCATTTATCATAAATTTACCACCTGATTTTAATGAGGTTGGTGGTATAACGTTGACCGCACAATCGGATAATGGATGTTCCATTGTAGACTCTACTATCTGTTCAATATTACCAACACCATCGGCGACTTCAGGGCCGGTACCTTGTTTTGAGGTTGTTATTAATGGTGATTTTGATGGAAGTTTATCAGGA